ATACCGCCAAAGTTCTCGACCGCTACCACTATGATATCGGTCTTGCCGAGTTTGGTGACAACGCGCTGAGACATCTTGAGTTTGGCATCCGATATATTACCGACTTTGACGTCTTGATATATGCCCCCTAACCACGCTGAATCGTAACGCGCCAAGGCTTGCTCACGCGTACCTTCCAACTGAAAGTGTACAACGCGATACCCCTGCCGAGCGGCGGAGATTCCCAGGTGAACCAACGCTTGTGATTTACCAGCACCGGAAATACCCATCCACAACCACGCTTCGCCTGTTTCAGGACCGCCATTAGCGCCACCCAAGCGATAGTCCAGTTCGTCGATACATGTCGGTATCTTATATCGGTAATTCCAGTCTGTCGAACGGCGTTCCAACTGACGGCGGTTGAAGTCACTAAACACGCGGTCGTACTTGGCGTTCTGGATTGTAAAATGAGATATTTCCTCAGCTGCTGTTATGAGTATGTTGTACGCCTTTTCTTTGTCGCCCAGGTTGTAGGCATCGGCGATACGGTCGTTGGCGTCAAGGAATTTCATCTGGCGAATGTACGCTTCCAGTGACGTTACCAGTGAGGGAATATCTTCGTCCGTAACATCAACGTCGCGGATGTTTTCGATCAACTCCAACACCGCTTCGTCGTCTAAGAACTTTTGCTGTAGCTGACCTGTGGTCGGTACGCGCCCGGTCTTAGAGAAGCGCTCAGTCATGTATTTCCAAACCTTCTTTTCGGCCTCAACCTGAAGATACGAAAAACGCAGGTACTGGTTCAATATGTCGAACACCGAGCGTTTACGCATAGCCGCCGAGAACAACTCGGTTATAAGGTTTGACGATAATCTATCTTTTAGCATATCCTCGTATTTTGTATACAAGCGGGAAATTCTTCCCCAAAAGTTTCTTGCAATCTTTTCGGAACTCACACGTCGCACACCACATACTACGGTGGTGATACAACGTCGTATTCACTATACACCACGCAAAGCCCTTGTTGGTGCCATAATAGGCTGCCTTGGCTCGTTCTTCGCGATCGATAAGCCTAACCAATAACGCTGGTATTTCGGTATCGAATTTCAGCGTCGAGATGTCAAATCGGCTTTTAAGACCACGGGCTGTTTTATAAGTGGCCGACGCGGGTTTAACCTCCTCCCATGCCTTCACTGCCTGCCTACTAAACAGCCACGTCAAACGTGTACGGCTCAACACCTTACGATCTATACGACCGCGCCTATCGCCGTAACGACACTGTAATTGAAACAGCATAAACCGCCGCACGAAATCCTCAGTGGCGTTTGGGTAACGATCCGCGAAATGATTCCACGTGTGAATATCGGTATTATTCACACGAAACGTATTGCGCATATCACACCCCATTTGGTACAACGTATCGACTAAAAGTCGGACGGCGTATCGGTAGAGTGACGGTTTACAGATAACCAAATCTTCAGCCATCGTTCGAGAGTTGTGAGCCAATTTTCAACCGCCGTGTCCAGTATTCCGATACCTGCTTCACCGACGGCTTTAACGTAGGTATTTAACCGTGTCGATGAGTGCTCCGAGAAATAAGCGTCGTCGATGTCGATAAAGTCGATAATCGCTGAACGGCTCTTGGCTTCTGTGGCGCCTAAAACACGGCCTTTACGCTGAATGGTGTTGGCGTTTTCCAAACCGCCATCGACGTTGAATAGCACCTCAACCTCCGGCAGCGTCACACCCTTCTTGAAGATATTCGAGGCCATCAACACGCCGCCATCAGGACGAGCCAAGAACTCTTCCTTAACGCGATCACGTGTTTCGTTGTCGGTATTGCCGTGGATGAAGGTGCACCCGGTAAGTTCAGCGATGTGACGACCGTGATCTATAGACTGGAACATCACCAGCGTCTTGAAGCCGTTAGCACGACACGTTTCGATAACCTTCACCACCACGGCGTCACGGATTTGGCTGTTGAAGATAATGGCCTTCTGGTAGGCGGCGTAGGTACACGCCCTCAGGGCTCTTGAATCCTGCTCTAAAGCCAGCAGGAAGACCTTGTATTCTGTAAGCACACCGCGTTCGCGCAGCGTCTCTTCCTTGATACGATAAACGACATCGCCACTCCAAGCCTTCAAACGCAAGTTCTCTACAAACGCCTCTGCGCGATACGGCGTGGCCGAAAGGCTCAGCTGGTGTGTGAGCGACTTGCAACTTTTATATATCTTCAACTTAGGGGACGATGCGTTATCATGTACCTCGTCAACAATCAAAAACCGGAGCCCGCGTAGGAAGGTCTTTAGTTTGTTCTTTTTGCCGGTTTCAGTGCACCGCTTGGACAGCGTGGCTTGGATGGTTTGTATCATCGCCACGGTGACGCGTTTTTCAGTGTCGATACGTCCGGCGCGTATTTCGCCAATTTCGATACCGCCATACGGCTCGAAATAACGCTTGAAATCGTCGATAGCCTGCTGGAATAGCGTTTTACTATCAACAACGAACATAACCTTGTACGATACTGCCTCGGTCTGCAAGAAGATGCGTATACATTCGCCAGCGATAAAAGTTTTACCACCACGCGTCGGAACAACAATAATCCCTATCCTCCGGCAAAAGAACGCCTCAACGGCCCTGCGCTGGTGAATGTACTTACCACCCAAACGTTCATCGATCTTGACTGACCGAGGCAGTTTGAAATCATAATCCACCAAGCGATACTCGCGTCCGGCGGATGACAGTTTCTTAATCAACGTCGGCAGCATGCCTACCTTGAACGTCATATCGCGGCGGTCGAACATTTGAATCTGGTCGCTGTATGCAAAGGGACTCGGATTGGCGTATGTTAACGCCTTGGCCACGATACGCTTTCCAACAGCGTCGCATCCAGCGAACGAATATTCAAAAAAGTTTACACGTGTAAGCACGATCTTGTAACCCGCCATAGCCATATCCCTTTCGGTATCTTCTGTTAGCATACTGTTCCTTTAACTTTGACGCTGTCAGGTCGCCTGGAATAGGTTTTATCACAACCCAAACACCATACTGGGGTGTGTGGCGGATGTACTCTGCTCCAGCCAACATATTGAAATAACCGTTGACGGTGGTCAATGAACCGTATTTGCGGTAATTCTCCACCTTCTCTTCCAAGATGGCGCGTACAGCCTTTTGAGTCACTAAACTGCCATAGCTGCACTTGGCCATATATTCACGGATCACGCTCCAGGCAGTGATACTCGTTTTGGTACGTCGAAAGACCATATCATTCGTATTTTATAACCAACAATCAGATTCCACACAGGTTTCCTTCCTGCGAACATAGCGCAAGGCCGATGTACGCTTTAAGCGGTTGTACACGCGACGGCGGGCGTCGTTGCTATCCTTGGCACGAACGGTGAACTCCAGTATCTGGTCCAACTCGATCGTAACGTGGTGAATATTATTTTTCGTCTTCTTCATGGTCGATAAGATTGGCGTAATACGTCACGAGGTCTTGAAGGAAATTCAATCGAACATCCTTTTCATGATAGTCCCACCAAAAGAGGTCTTCCGGATCGCAATCAGCAGGACGTACAAACTGGGGGATGAGATCAGTGACAGTGACGCCATGATATCTGTGTTCGTAATTCATAAACACAAGCATCTTGGCGTTTAACTTTTGATCGTCAGTTTCAACAAAACCTTCACGGCGTATAATTCTGCAAAACAACCCACACAATCCAGTGTAGGCATCATTGTTCTTTCGCCATTCATCACGCGCCAACACGCACATCTTAAATCTCCATTCATTTGCAGTCATTTCATCAACAATTTCGTTTCACAATCGCGTTCTCGCGCACACGCCAGCATTACATTTGCTGGTGGGGGACATAGCGAAGGAGGTTTACCCCCTTTCCCCCTACTGCCAATATGGCGTCTTGCTGTATGGGTCGCGTGTCGTTGAAGTGGTTTACCCCTGTTCATCCCCAATACCGTTGCACGCTTTGGTAACGACATAAACGTTGTGGCCATTTTAAGCGTCGTTCGACATTGCGCGAGGTACGTGTATAGGCGCGTATAGGAAAACTCGCTGCCAAGAGCAAAATGGGCCTACAAACGCGAAAAAAGCCCCGGCTGTTACCGGGGCTCGTTTAGGCTAACACCTGAATCTACCGTTTAGGCGGGTATTTCTTGTTGGAAATATACTTAATCCACCCGAACCAGTGATTCCAGAAATGACGCGAATACTCGGGGTCATCCTGCGTGTACTGGCATTCGGTTTCGAAACAGATGTTCTTGTACGCCATGTCGTACGGAGGCAGGAAGATTTCGATCAACCAGCACACCACGTACACGGCGTAATACGAGGCCAACCACAACAGCCACCACCACGGGTTGTAGTCGTAGATGAGCCACGTCGTAAGGAACAACGCGAAGGATGTGATCATAATCTGCAGGACCTGATGCCAATGACGCCGTTCGTGACGGTAGATAGGCTCGGGGACTACACGTCCGTGTTTGTCTTCACGGACGAAGATCATGAACCACAGCGTCATCATCCAGAACTTTCCGACGGGGATGTACTTGTTGAAGATAATCCACATACCTCACGCGATTAGGCGCCAGCCGTTACGTTGATAGTGCAGGCGGTTCCTTCAACCGTGCCGGTGCCCTGGGCCGTGCCAGTGATGGTGATGGTCTGGAGGAGGTCGGCCTTCAGTGCGTAGGTGGACATGTCGGGCTTGCCCTGGATGTCGTCCCAGTTGACTTGCGTTGCGTCGCCACCGCCCGAGCCAGCGTCGGCCAGTTTCAGATCGACGATTTTGAGGAGGTCGTTGACCGTCTCCATCGTAGCGTAGGGAGTGATCGCGAGGCTCTCACGAATCTTGGCGATGAGGGCCTGAATTTTCTCTGCGTTAGTCATAATAGTTTGTTGTTAAGATGTTGATAATAAAAGGTTTAATTCTTAGGGAATCCTGCTTTGGTAGTATTACCGTAAAGACCCACAGTTTGGGCGGTGTCCCATGTAGCGATTACCAGGTTGTCGGACGTTTGTATGACCTTCAATTGCCGCTGAATTTGGGAGGCCACAGGTACACCCGGCGCTGACGTCGTGAATGTAATGGTCTTCTCGCGTTGTGCGCCTGTGTAGTTCCAGTCGGACGTTACCTCGATGGACGTCGTTCCAGGCAGTTTTGCAGGATCATACGACACGTAGAAATTGTCGCTGGACTCGTCTCCCCAAGCAATCGTTGTTTTTTGTATAGCCATACTCGTTTAATTGATCCTGGAGGAAGGTCTCCCCGCCTCCAGGATGATAGGGTTGAAACGTTACGAAATACTGAACGTGGTGTTGGTGGACACGTTGAGCGTCACGCCCGAACCGTCCTGCGGAACGTTGACCGTGGTCTTGTCCAGATTCAGGTACGGATCGCCAGCCGTCTGTTTCAGTGTGATGGTAGTCGTCTTGGTGCCGGAAGTCGTAGCGGTGATCTGCTGCGTGCGCTCCGAAATGGTGGTGTTCTCCGCAGCGTTCAGCGTCAGAACGAATGCATACTTTTTCGTCGCACCCGGGTCGTTCGTGATTGCCACACCGGAAGTAGCGGCTGCGCCGTTAGCCCGGTAGGCAATCGACGCCACGTCTTCGTCGATGATGTCGCCAGCCCCCTTCGAGAAGGTGATGGTTGCGGCGTTTGACATACCGTCCAACACCACCGAACCCCCCTCCTTGGGAACTGAGGCTTCAGCGCCGTCGTCCCACGAAATGAACTCAGCTGCTGCCTGGAGTACAGCGGAGAACGTCTTGTTAGGCGTAACGCCAGGAGCCGTTACCGTGAAAGTGTCAGTTTGGTTGACGCGGTTTCCGAGATTGGCAACTTTTGCCTTGAGCGTCAGCTCGGTGTCACCAGACCCCGACCCGGGGGTACAGATGACGTAGCTTTTTGTTACATCAGCCATAGCTTTTTTTTTTTGAGATGGATTATTCTACAGTAAATTCTGTATTCGTAAATATCATGTTCTTACTCTCTTCGGCGGGATTCTGGCTTACGTACACCACCAGTTTCTCGATTTCAAGATATGGCAAAGAACTTCGATCGTACAACACTTCTCCATTAAGGACAACGCGATGAATGGTTGGACCAGGTTGCCCTTCAGTAAAGGGCCAGATGACTTGACCGTTGAAGAGAACGCGGCGTATGGCCTCACCAGACAGTAATCGCCGTCCGTTGAGTACCATATCCGATATCTTTCTATTAGCCATCGGTTTCTGATTTTACCTCAATGTACAAAATGTTGTCTTGTTGAGAAGGAGCGTTTTCGGTGATTTCAACACCTCGTACCGTGAGTGAACGAACAGCCTTGGCGTTGATCTCACTTTGGAACTCTTGTTCGTCTTCGTCGAATACTTGCGCGCTTCGCGCCAACTTTCCGTCAGCTGCCTTGCAGTGAAGAAGTCCGTAGATATCGATCTCTGCCATGACGCTTACGCAATTACACCGGTAAACGTACCCTCCGCAAACGGACTTGCGCTGCGGTAACATTTGTAGTCGCCCTTTCCGTCAACGGCAACCGTTACCGGAGCGGCCATCGGTACGTCGAAACCACCCGATTTTACACTGTTGACGGACATCGTCGAGGGAACACACAGCCAGAGATACTCGTTGGCGCCGACCTCAACCGTTGCGTTACCCGCGGGCGACGACTTGATAGGTTGCTTAGTCATGGCCAGAATATCGGCCGACTCCAGAGCGTTCTTAGCCGACGCACCGAAATACATCGGATAGTAGGCGTTGACCGTTACCGAAGCAGTCTTGGCGATACCCTTGATGACGGCCGTCATGGAGTATGCCTGGGTGTCGGTCACCGAATCCCCGATAGTTTTGAGCGTTTTGTCGGAGGTGAGAACCTCGCTTCCTTTCTTTACCTCCAACGAATCAGGCTCAATTTCCTGGTTGTTGAATTTCGTAGACCAGTTCAGCGTCACGTTGGTTTCAACGCCTTTCTCAAACAAAGCCGGGGTGCGGCTCATCGACAGAGCGGTGTACTGGGTGAAGAGAATCTGGTTGATGTCATCAACGTCGGCTTGAGAAGCGGCACCGATGTTATTCCGTGCTTGGAGTTTTTGCGAGTCGGCGAGCGACTGCGTCTGGCTGAAAAGTACAGCACCTTGGGGTATGAATACATTCGCGGTGCGCAAGCGATTGAGTGCCGTAGGGATGCCTGTTTCGCCGCCGACAATTTGGTACTCCGAAATACTACCGCCGGGTCGCATCGCGATGAAGGTCATCTCTTCGTTGCTCCAAGCAACCACCGTACCGAATTGTTGTTTGGGGTTTTGTACGCTGTCTTTCGAGTAGAACCAGAATACCGGACTGGTTTCGTCGATCGTACCCATGAACGCGATAAGGCGTACAAGGAACGCATACATCGGTGAATCGTCAGCGATATCGTACTGCGACAAGTCATCACCACCCACACCCACGTATGTCGGTGCCACTACCTGCAAAAGACCGTCAACGGTTTCAGCATCAATAGCACCGATATTGCTTCTGGCGATAGACTTTTGCTGAGGGGTGAGCGTTTGACGTTCGTATTTCACTGCCACCTGGTCTTTTATGTCTGTCGCCGCTAAAGTAGAAAGTCTTTTGCTGGATATCGTCAGCGTGGCGCGTCGGAACGAAAAGTTGGTGTTAAAAGAAAAGAAGTCAATAGTCGAAGGCGTTATGATGGCTTTCGTGAAGATGAATCCAGCCTGATCGCCATCAATGGGAATGATTGCCGTGGCGTTTTGGATAGCGGCGAAATCCTCGTCCGACAGCACAGTGCCGAACAACGCGCTGGGGATTTTGACGATGTTCAGACCAGCGTTCGCCAGTACTTGGTTTTGCTGCTTGGCGGTAAGCGTTTGCTCCTGGTCGAACACCAGCGCGTTGTTTTCACCACCGCCGAAGGAAGCCCATGCGCCGTCAATCCACATCGAGGCGTCGTAGACAACTGGGTCGCTACTCTCACGCTTGACGAGGTAAATCTTGTTGGCCTCACCCGTTTGAGGAAGCGACTCAACGACCTCGGTCGAAGTGGCGTTCTTAAGCGACTCTGGAAGCAGGTCGGCGGGCAGTTTGCCGTCCTCCCCCAGCTGGGGGGTCAACTTGTTGATGTCGGACTGGAACTTTTGCAGTTCCTCGTCCCAGATTTGGCCTGTGAACGCGAGTTTGCCGTCGGCGGTCTTCGCGAAAAGCAAGCCATAGATGTTAATGTATTCTCCCATAGTACTTTGAAATTATGATATAACGCCGATGAATTCACCCACCGCAAACTGGTTGACACTTCGGTAGCAATTATAATTGTTTCCTTCAACAGTTACCTCCACCGCAGGCTTCATAGGTACGCCGAAACCACTCGACGAAACACCCTTGATGGTCATAGGCGCAGGCACACACACCCACAGATAGGCCACCTCACCAAACGGCACTTCGATATCGCCCGCCGGAGTGGTCTCGATTTCACGAGCCGTAAAGTCCAGCACATCAGCTTCGGTGAGGGTATCTTTCGGGTTGGCGCCGTAGTACATTTTGGCGTTTGCCTCCACGGTGATTTCAGCCGATTTGGCGATACCTTTTATCACAGCCGTTACTGTGTATTTGGTAGTCTCGGATATGTGGTCTACAACGCTCTTAAGCACCACATCGGTCGTCAGTACGGTGTCGCCGCGCTTAACCGTAAGCGAATCGGGCGTCACTTCCTCGCCGTCGAACTTGGTGGACCAGTTAACCGTTACGTCGGTAAGTGCGCCAGCCGTAATACTGGGAGGGACGGCCGCTACTACCAGCGCGGCCTTGGAGCCGAACAACACTTCTTCGATAACGTCCAATCGTTGGTCGGTGGCTTCCTTGTATTGGTCGAAAATTTCAGACGAAACCAGTCCTAACATTTCGGCCGTCAGGTTACCTTTAATCGTAACGCCGTCAATAGACGGCAGATTTTTGAGTTCGTTGTAATCAGTCGTACCGCTTCCACCCCCGCCGTTGATAACGGGGATCATGACGGCTTGCGCCTGCCAGTAGTTCGTGTTCCAGAACAACGTTATAAACGCTACATGGTCAGCATCGGTCGTAACCTCGATAGGGTCCAGCGAAGCGTCAATGAAATTCTTGAAAGTAACCGTCGTGTTAACGCCTACTTGCGACAGATACGCCACACGGGCCGAAGGAGGTTCGATGGGGTCAGTCGTAGAGTCAGCGATACCAACAATCGACGTACTCATCGAGGTCTCCAGTTGCTGAACGTAATCCAACAGAGCCAGCTCGTAGTTTTGCTGATTGGGGACTTGCACTTTAGTCCCCTCAGGCCGCTCTTCGAGGGTCTGAAGAATAAGTTTTCGGACTTCGTTATAAGACAGTGGCATGGTTATGAATATTCTTGTTCGTTGTAGTCGTCGCTGTAGCTTCGATTATCTACAAGATTATAATTGATGATGATGGAAATGCGTTCGAGAGTTTCCTCTTTGACCTTCTCGTCATACTCCTCGAACAATTGCTCACAGGTCTTATACGCCGTGGGGCGGATAGCGCGTTTTACCCAAATCCCTATGCAATCATTGGGGTTCATCGTATCGGCGACAAGCAGTGTGTTGTCGATAGCGTTGCGGAATTCGCCGTCAAACTCCAAACGTATCTTTCCGCCTTCCTCGTTCATGACGCTGACCTCAAACGGTTCGATGGATTCGGTATCGCGCCGCTCGATGCGGAACACCTTTTCACTCACGTAAACCACCTGCCATACCGAACTGTCAGCGAAGGCTTCAGCAACGGCATCGAACGTTCCCTTGTAATCGGCAGTTTTAGGCGATTTGACGAGAATATTGAACGGTTCCAGTACAAACTCCTCGCCGACGGCCGCAGGCGAAATTATGGTCACTTGTACGCCTGCGCGGCGAAAGTCGGCGTTGTAGAACGTAGCGTTGATAGGTAACGAGTACCGCGTTTTCAGTGACTCCATCTGGAGATCGTTGACCTTTACGGCAGCCAGTTCAAATTGGCACACGTCATCGTCCGCCCCCACAATCTTGATTTCAACGTCTGAAACCGGTTGGTTGTAACCGTTGATAAGGGCAAACGCCATACACTCGGTAGGGCGGTTCTGAAGCGTCAGCAACGATATCTGGTCAAACAGCACGTTCAGCGCCCCGTTCGGCACCGGGGTTGATGACACATACCCTCCAAGACTCATCCTCGGATCATTTTGAGGCGCGTCAGGCGAGGTCTTCCATGAGTTTGGCGCACCTGTTAAGTATAACATCATAGGTTGACGGTCAAAACAGAGTTAATAAGCGTTTTCTGCGATGAAGCAATACGGTCCTGATACGTGGCTTGCGGGAACGCCTTGAAGGCCGTAGCCGACTGGCCCGATACATCGCGGAACCGCATCGTGAGAGAAGTTTGTCCAGCGTTAAGCGGCACGAAGATATTCACCGCTGCGTCCGTTACCGGGAACCGAGCTGTCGAGTGAACGCCGCCCCACGTAGTCGCCCCTGACGCCACCATCTGGTATTCGATTTCCGACACCGACGGTACGATCACGAAGTCGTCACCTTCGCCGAGTGAAATATCACCGCTCCAAGATGCCAGGGTGAGGGTAGTGTTGGCGTTATCAACGATGCGGACGCCTTTTCCAGTAGCGCGGTTGAACAGCGTCCAGCCGGCAAACGTAGACGAAGGAATGGTTCCTGTATCACCCGACACCGTACCGAGGATGTTGTTATGGCCTCCCAAAATACGGAACCGGAGAGCCGAACTCCGGATTTCAAACGACGTTACGGTGTAACCGTTTTCAACGCCAATACGAAGCATGTTCCCGAACCGCTCCACGTCGAGTACACTGACGATGTTGGTCGCAGCGGCTGTGATTTCTTCGACGGGTTCGGCGTTGAAAGTACAGCTGTTGCGCATATCTACAATCGCCATATCACCGCTATCCCAGTTCAGCTGGGCGATGATGAACTCACGGCCTTCTTCAACCTCAGGCTGTGTTTCTGACTGTATCATTCGCACAGCGAACGAGTCGTACTCGTAGATGAGTTCGTTGGCGGTGGAAGGTACAAATCCTGGCGTGAACGCTCCCACCACGCCGTATCGAATGCCGCTTTCAGCCGCGGCCGGAGCGGCAATGACGGCCGACGTGTCAGAAACTACGTTGATAACCTCGTAATTGAGGATGTTTTTGGTAGAGTCTATGAACTTGACAGCGTTAGGGAAGTTATCGCCGCCACGAAGCACCTTGGTGAACTCAGTACCGACGCCTGTTAACGTACCGTCGGTGGCTACCGATACCGTTCCAGGTTCGTAGTTGTTCACCGCCCGTGAAAGAACGACCCACGTCCGCGTATCGGATTGTATGGCTTGTGCCGTTACGACTTCGAGGTTGATGATGCGGTTGAAGTCCTTATCCCAGGCCGTACCGGGAGCGATGGAAATAACGTTCTCCTCGCCAGTGGCCGTAACCTCGAAGGCGTTGACGTTGGAATCGCGAGCGATTCCAAAATTCTTCACCATGGATTTGAAAACAGCCTTGTATCCTTCATCGACAATCAACCGACGAAAGTTCTCCAATTCGGCAACCTCCAGGAAGAGGTTGGGTGATAATTTCAATTTCGACATATCTATTCGATCTTAATGGCGTTGACGTTTGTTTTGAGGTCTACAAGAGCCTTGTCACCTACCGAGTTTATGATAATTGTATTTGGCGTCACTATCATGTAGGGCGTGAACTCAGACGGCGTGGTCGAGGTGTTGACAGGTGTCGTTCCGTACACGAACACAGGCTGGTACCCATACGGGATCAAGTAGCGGTTCACGATACGCTCCAACTCGGCCTGGGACATTGTGTTATTGTTGTTCTTCAAGAAGATGTAGAACAACTGCCGGGACTGAATAAAGCCGTTTGAACGAGCATCAACACGAAGCGTTTCTTTCAACGGCAGTATGTTGCGTCCGTATACCAACGGACGAATCTTGTAGTTCCAAATGTAGAGCGTAGCCGTGTCGTCGTCGCCTCCGAGCTGAATCTTCGGCAGAATGTATTCGACGCCGTAATTGTTGTAGCACAACTGTGTTCCCAGATGCGGCATTATATTCAGGCCTGGTGTGCGAACTGTTACGGGCTTGGTGGCATAGGCATGGATGATGCCGCGAACGTGATACCACGTGTTGGATTTAATGGCCGACAGCGGTACATTCTCAGCGAAATAATCCGTCACGGCAGCAGAATCCAAGCGGATGAATCCGGTACTTAGAGCGGTCTTGAAATTATTGAACGCCTCGACGCCAAAATTCAGCGTACCTTTGCCGTCGGTCTTCATCCAGAACGACACCTCGTACGACAGGTTGCAGTCGGCGTTGTAAATACGGTCGCTAACCGGGGTTGAATTATCGCCACGCCCCAAACCGCCGGAGCCTGTAATTTTCAGGCAGACCTTGTTCTTGTAAACGGGGGTCTTCTTCTCGCGGTCGTAACCGACGATATACTGGTCGGCAATCTCTTCGATAGCGACGTTACCGGTAGTTACAAAGTCATCAAGGCTTTCGAAGTCGGGTGACGTTTCGCGTGTTTTGTTCAGCTGGTTTGAATCTCCAACGCCGCGATACATAGGCGACGACTGCCCCAGGCACCACCCCATTTTGGCTGCAGGGAGGTTGTCGGTCAGCAACTCGTCGCTATCGTTAAGCCCAAACAGGCGCACGAATTCGCCGTTGTAGAGTTGATCGCCACCACGGCGTGTGAACACCATCGCCGTACCTCGCTTGCGTATTTCGTCGTAGTAGTGCGACGCCAGATACTGCAGTTCTTCCAGTGTGACGGTCTTTTCATCGAAGTACAGCCCGATCTCGCGAACGTACTCACGCAGCATATCGAAGTCGTTGTAGATGTTTTCAAACCGCTTGGCGAATGACACCATCATAGCGAAGAATCGCCCAACGGTCGAAAACAGCGACACATAGTCTTGATCTTCCTGGTAATTACGATCAGCGCCGCGCGTCACGTATTCCGCCATTACGCCGCGATAATACAATTTCTTGAACAGGTTACGTTCGATATGCTTGGTCTGCTCGGACGATATCACTCCTGCAAAGATCGACTCGTCGATTGTCGGGGCAATGAACTTGATAGGTACAGCCGTACCTTTGAAGGTCATCGAGTTGAACGTGATGGGCGCACCACCGCCACGGCGGATGTATTGAACCTCAATCGTCATCACACCATCAGCGGTAATAGGCTCTAAAGCCGCCAGCGCTGCGTCGGTGAGTTCAGTCCATTCCGTCCAGAACAGTTCATCAGCCGAAATGCGGAATAACCGTACCACGTCTGCCACGGCTTCTATCCCCGTTAAATCTTCGTTGAAGGATGTAAACGTTACGCGGCCTGAAATCTCGCACGAAATAGCTATCGTCAGTGAGTCACCAACGGCCTCCATCGTATTATTCAGCGTAGGGACCTCAGAGTCGTCATACATCAACTCTGCGCCGTCGCGGCGGTACTTACCCTCTTCTCCGTCAGAGACCGTTAAAACGAGACTGCCATCACTTTTAAGGACAGCATCGGCAGGGGGTTTGTCCAGACTCAGCATCAAGTCGCCTTGAACGCCCGACGTGTTGTTGATAGTCTTGGGCTCTTGGAGAATCTCAGCCTCATAGATTTCAGGCCGCTTGCCTGCTGCCCACGCCGTGATCGTCACTTCGTTGTTACTCGAAACGACTACTCGGCTGCGTATAGAGGTGGTGAGATTCATATCAGATCGACATTAAAACGGTTGCTTGATAGTTTGCATCCTCGGCGTTAGGATAGTACACCTCGGACAGCACCCCGGCATTATCGACAATCACGTTACTGTCCAAGTCGCGCATCACGAAACTCCTAACGCGCGGCAGTGTGTACTCCGGTACGTTGATGTCGTAGTTGGGGTTGAAATGTGTGTCAGGCACATAGCGTACACCCTCGACGTTCTTGACGACGTACAACAGGTCTTCCCATTCCACCTTGTCGCCCGGCTCCCAGAATCGGTAATCGAACAGTTTGTTCATCTGGAGTTGGATTTGAGTGCGAACGTCGTCGGTATTGTATGCCGGGTCAATATCGACACGGAAATCAACGTTCACAAACAGCCAATTCACGTTACGCAGATTAATGGCCGGATAACGCGCTCCGGCGATCGATACACGCAGCAGGTCAGTCAGACACAGATACTCTTCAGCGCGAGAATACATTTCGTCAAACTCTTCCTGTGTAAACTCCTGACCGTTGACTGAAACCACCGTCATGTTAATGCGGCTTTCGGCGGCCGATCCGGTGGTTTGCGTTTCGCCATAGCCACCCTTCAGTACGCGCAACACTCGCGGGTTGATCTTCATCAGCACCTGTTCCAACTGCGAAAGCGTGTTCATGGACAATTGGTTGACGCTTTCTTTCACGCGGATGCGGAATGTTTCGTCGTCTTCCTGATCGCGCCCTCCGGTAGCCTGGTATTCGTTAGTACAACTCTGGTGCCCCGGAGGCGTCGGGTTAACGCGGTTGAGCGACAGCGGAGGCACGTTGGTAGTGGCGCCTGACTTGGTGCATCTTACTGGGATGTAAGCGATGCGTGAATTTACGACCACGCGACCAGTATCATCTGTACCGCCGATAATGACGTCTTCCGTAGAAACGAACGTCAATCCGGTCGTTGAAGTGAACATCGTCCCGGCCTGGTAGAACGTTCCGGGATCGCCTATCACACGGACGTAGGTTGTTGCTGGAGCAGCGCCGAAGCGTGGCGCCACACCGCGTAACGCCGCCAGGGCGTCCAGGTATTCACCCGCAGCGGTGTCGGGGAAGATGTGACCTTCGATGACGGCTTGGTTGACCATGATCTTCTGGCCGATCTTGGCGTCAGAATAGGCCATGGCGTTCAGTACCGATTCAGCCGATACGTCGGAAACCTTGTCAGTCTTGTTGAGGAATATCTCAAGCCACATCTGCTTGAGTTCCTCCATGGACGTTATCTGAGTTATCATAGCTTCACTTTTTTGATCACTTTGTCGTTGTACTTGGTCTTGATTTCCAAGGTACATACCAGCCCGTCCTGTACTTGCTCGATGGCTGTCATATCAACCGATTCAAACAAATCGTCCTGGAGGAACGTGTCTACCTGTTGGCGGCGTACCGTGGGTAACGATAGCTGCGCTGCGGTAACACCTGCCGTCAGGTTCGGGTCTACACCCAACAGCGGGTTATCGGGAACGGTTCCGCGGCGAAGTCCCATGAGGATCATCACCTTTTGGTCTATGTTGTCCTTGTATTTAACGATTTTAAGGTCGCCTATACGCCGGGCCGAGGTGACGGTCGTTTCGTCGCCAGATCGTCCAAAAACGGCCTTTGTGTTCACTTCCTCCTCGACCTCTATGGCGATCTTACGGGCGATGTCTTTACCGTAGACTTGTTCGCCGACGGGTGGTTCGAGAATAGTCCGTACAGCGGCAGGCGTGATATTGTTCACCATAGCGGTAACAGGCACCAGTTCGTCGATCTCCCACTGGTCTTCTTCCAGGTCGTTGTCTAACATCAACTGCTCCCACGTCACGCGGTCGTAGCCGCTGGACTGAATGGCCGTCGATAAGTCTTCCATCGTGCGCTGAGCGCCAATTGTCGATTCAACCTGAATTACGGGCTTATAGTTACGGGCCGTGAGCGTGGTGCGGCGGAACTTTGGTAGCTTGACGACCTTTTCAACTTGCGTAATGAGGTCATCGATCCACTCCATCAGCAGCCAATAGCCGCAGTTGTCGAAACGGTTGGCGTAGTTCTTGAACTGTGCCTGTAGTTCCTTACAGTCAGCCAGGAGTTTCTGGAGACGGCGCAAGCGGTCGTGATCGACAGTTTCACTCAACCCCGAGAAATACTGGTCGATGAACGTATAGTCGTTATCAAAGAATTCTTGATACCGTTCCAGAAAGTCTGTGAGGCGGTATTTCGTAACGTTCGAAAAACGGATTATGTATTCAGCTACCAGCATCGTCAAAACATATTCATCACCCCACAAGTGAGGAGATCAGTTACTTGGCCCAGAACCCGCGTCACGCTTCTGCTCAACGACTGGTTCATGACCTGACCTAAAAAGTCGTTGACGCTCTTGATGGTAGTATAGGCTGCCACACCACGCAACTCCACTGAGTAGTTCCATATCATGTTACTGTTCTCGTCCATCGAGTAGTTATCCTGGACGACTTCGACGTAGTATGCCGTATTGAAGGCATGGTTGGTGAACACCAGTCGATAGGGCTTGCCGTTAGGGTCCAATTTGGTGGATGCAGTTAGAATTTTCTGCATCATCTTGGTGAGGCCGTACCCTGTTTTGGCGATCATAGTCTTGTTATCACCTACCCCAGCCGCTCCGGTGAACATACCGACGTTGAAAAACGGTATTGAATTGCCCTCTTCGGAGGTGTCCTTGAACTGCTGTTGGCCAAACGACACGCGAAGTTTACGGCCAAACGTACCACGCAACGAAATATCGACGGGGTTGAACGACGGGTTGATCATCGACACTACCACGTTGTTGGTCTTGCTGATAGTGGTTAACGACGTCCGGCTCTCGGTAATGTTTGAAGGCATCACCGGAAGGTTCATGAAAGCCGCAGTTTCGCCGCTCGACCTCAGCAATTCCAACGTACACATGTAGTATTCATAGTCGTCAGGAGCAACAGCGTGAACCAACCCGCGCCCCATCGTTACAAGGGCGTCGCTGGCCGCGCTGGCAAAATCGCCTGTGGCCTTATTCAGAACTGTTCCTGCTATGGTCGGCATCGTCTTAAATTTACATCAGTTATACTTGTTACAAGGGCAGCGCCGACAATGCCGCGTTAGCCTGAGCGAGTAGTTGCGCTGCGGCAGTCACAGGAGCCGGCAACGGTATCATAAAGCCGCCGACAATCCGCGTCACCTGAGATATTGCGGCGTTACCGGTAGCCACAGTGGCTTTCGCCGTTGCGGCACCAGATTTAGCTGAAGCGATAACACCCGCCGAAGCTACACCAGCCATAGGGTCGGCGCACACAGCTTGAACAACCAGCGTACTGCAAGCGTCGATGGCGTTCTGAGCGGATGTTTCGGCTGCTGTAAGCCACGTTTCGGCCTCGTCTATTTTTTGCTGTATGGCGTCACCAACTGCCGACTCCATCTCGTTGACGTAGTTTTCAGCCTCGTCGGCGGGGAGCGTGTCGATGTAGTCCTTACACGTAGCGCGGATGACCATCTTGGGGTCTATGCCTAACTTTCCCATGAGCGTCAGTGTGATAATTTCTTGTCTTCCATTTTCGGCATTTCACTGGCCATCCACTGCGACAGGTTAGAACCCGACGAAGCTATCAACAGGTCTTTTTGGAGAGCCTGAACCAGCGATTCTATCTGGGCTATGTTGATGACGCCGCGGTTAGCACCACCGTTAAACGAAGCCTGATCGCCCTTGACGATAAACGTCGATTTGCCGCCTTTGGTCGTATACTGGAGTTCGTCGTCTTGTAATATGAGTTCAATACCAGCCTCGGTATCAACGCCATTCAGTATGTGGGCTGTGATACGTGAAGCAGAGGTTATTTCAACGTTCTTATCACCCGAAACAGCAATGTCAGCGTCAGAGGTGATGTTTATCTTAGAATCAGCATTGGCTGAATGAACGAAGATGTTCAATTCAGCGGGGGTGTCTTCAGTACCGTTGACGTATATGTCGATGATACCTTGTGAGGCGTCAGCCTTCATTTCGGCAATAACGCCGTCCGACTCCTTGCGCATGGTGCGTTGACCCGGCTGTTGTTGGTTAAACTTTCGCAGGTCGAGGGAATTCACCACCACGGGCCATTGGTTGTACTCGTCGAGTACCCAAACAATAGGCGTTCCAAATTCTTCAGTCGATACCGGGAATTCAACCGTCTCCAGGACCGAAGGCGGGATTGGCACGTCATTATAAATAGAACGTCCCGCACCGCCTTGGATAGACACCGTATTGGTGCGCATGCAGTTTTGAATGTATAGTTCGCGGTTGTCGCCCCCTTCAGGAATAACGATATATCCAATGCCACCGCATCCTATTTGAATACGATTCATTTGTACGCCAAACGGCGCGGGCGAACGTTTGTATTCTTTAGTTTCCATTCTTAATTCCTGTTGGTAAGAAAGCTATTTTCTTACACATTTTATCCAACACACCTTGCTGAATATGAATATCAGCAATACATTCGTTAAACGTAGTGGAACCATCAATAAGACCATCCCACTTTTTAGGATAAGTCGCTCCGGCTTCAGTGAAGCCGAAATTTACAATCCCGTAATAACCAGCATAAATTCGCTGGCCTTGAACGTCCAAGTTGCCTATTTCAGAACGCCCAGAACCATCAATCAAATCGACGCGCATGCCGCGCGATACCTGTAAAGTCGTCGAGCGAAACACCTTGTTACCAACACTCTGAAAAGTATTCGTCACCGCATCGACATAGTACATTTCGTCGGTAGGAGCAAAGTACATCCAGTTGCCGCGTTTTATTTGGCGATTTCCATACAGCGTGATAGTCCCCTGGCGGGTAAACGGCAAGAGGATGGTGGTCTCAATCATGAACTTAAAGTCCAGCATCATCTGAAGGTACGACCGCGCAAAGTTATTCCGCGCCGGAGCACTGACAGCTTCACTTGAATTGTCGATATCAGCCTCGCCGTCGTTGACTGTATTGTAGTAATTACTCTGAATGTGGCAGGCGCGGGCGCCAAACAGCGCCGCCATCTCAGGAAAGAATACCGCGGGGATGTAGTAGGTAGTTCCATCGTTTCCGCCAAACGAAATACGCGGGCGGAGGTAATACCACGAATAAGCGTTGCTGACGCTCTGTGTGAAAGCAGTTTCGACAACCTGCTCTTTTTGTATAACATGATACAAGCCACTGCCGCTCATCGCATAGTTATACGCCCTCAATACGCTGGCGTGATCAAAAGGCGGACGCCGGGCGATGAAATAGTATTGATCGCCGTAGGTATCACCCATAAATTCCACGAACGGCTCTTGACATACCTTGTTAAACCAGTTCAGCAACGACCCTTGGGAGTTGGATATCGTTCCATCAAAAACCTGTCGATTGGCGACGTTTTCGTCGATAATGAGTTTTACGATCTGCCATATGCCCGGAGCCAGTCGCTGTTGTGTTTGAAGGTCTTCGCGCTTTATATCCTTCACGATGGGCTCCGTGGCTTCGGAATCGAATGAAACAGCCTTTCCTTTTTGGAAACGGGTGAAATCTTTTATCCACTGATAATCCGGGACAGGCTTCGAACCTACATCGGTAGTGAAACGACGCCGATCGTATGGATTGATGAAGGGACCATATTCCTTCTTTGAAACGGAGAAATAACAGTAACTCATCATCTGCGCAGGATTGAGCCAATCGCCTCCAAACGCGCAGTCTAAATGAAGGTGAGGACCTGTAGAACGCCCTGTGTTTCCAGACTTTCCGATGAGGTCTTTAGGCTCCAGCCAATCACCCTCATTGATATTGGCCAATTCGCTGAGATGCATAAACCGAACTGTTGCGTAAGCACCGCAGCGGATAGCATCCTCAGCCCAATCATTTCGGTAAAGGGCATTATTTGCTAAATTCGCGGTGTGGAATTGACCAAACACCCCGACGTCTCCAAACCACCACGCAGGGATAATCACTGAAACGTAAAGACCGCCGGAATTCTTGGGGTTTTTGTTAATGCGCACGACCTTACAATACACAGGAGCCTTTATGTGCGTCCCGACTGGAAGAGCAATATCTATACCAGGGTGGAAGTCGTCATACTTTTTACCGTCAATAGACAATGATCGGTTGCCGACAATAGATGTTATCACAAGCGGCGCAGAAGGCGATTGGCCATATACGCACCACTCTTCATTCCAAGTCTTAAAGGCCCAGTATTCGTTTTCCTTTTGGCCCGTGTACCATACAAGTCCAGTTCCAATACTCATTTCACGTTCTTTTTAGGGCCTTCGGTGGCGGCAGGTTCGATATCGGCCATCATAGTACGTTCATCACCCCACGGCTTGAACAGATAATCCGGGGCAATGGCTATATTCGACAGCCAGTTCACTACCTCTTTGAGGACGAATTCCAACGTGTACATATTCCCTACAAACGGGAGTATAACACCACTAACGTTTCGCCCCAAAAGGCGGTTGATGGCGTTTTTACAGTTGAGGTTAGCACCTAACCCATCGCCATAGGCCGTCGGAGAAATACCTGACGTATTGGCGAAAAGTTCACGTGCTCCTAAATCCATAGCTGCCGGGAAGAAGAACGATCCGTCATCGATCAGTAGCTTCATAAGGTCGCGCCCTTTGACGGTGATATTAGAAATAGACCCCTGGGCGTCGGTCGAAATACTCACCGTATCGACCAACCCAATCATGTCCCAAACGTCACCATGTAAGGTAGGCTCTCCGGTCTTGTTGTTGAGGTCATCGTTGATCTCCTCGACGGTCTTTTCGAACCGCAAGAAAATAACGTCATTTGGCGATATAAGCCAGTTGAAATAGTCATAATCACCGCGCGATACGTCGTCGGCAAATGTAGTCTTGTAGTACGACTTATCCTCGATGTCGGCCGAATATACTGTATCAGTTAAAGTTCCCTCAGTGCCGCGAATCACCTTTTCGATAGCGACGTGCGGTAGGCTGAAGGTGAAATTACCACCGTTCTTGCTGTTGTTAACAGTCATAGCGCCAATGAAGCGGGAAATGTCCAGCACCGCTGAAGACCGTTTGGTTCTGTTTTTATTCAGAAAGTCTAAAGCCTTGAACCACCCACACACACGAATGTTAGGGGCCATTTTGCGATAGTCCTTCGTTACGACGTTACCTTCGCTCCGGAAACCGTTAGAGTCCGTTATTTCGAGCAGCCGTTCGTCAGCCCACTTTGTGTAGTCGGTGACGTTGGCCTTGACGTTGCTGACGTAGATGACATTCTCTTGCCGGACGTTGGTATAGTAGACTCGTATTTTGGCGAACCGCGGTAAGGGCATCGTTGGGTCCAACTTGTCGGCTGTGAGCGTATCTGACGGCCCGGTCATACCATGCTGGATCATGTAAGCGCACTTGTCTATCCATGACATGGCGGCGAATATATTCTCGCGGTTATCGTCGAATAGCTTTTCCGGCGTTATATCGTCGATGTGATAGAAGGCGATGAAGTCTTCCATCGTAACCACGCTCTTCTGGTCGTGGATTATATCAATGTATCCCTTAACTTTTACCATCACGATCCGGGGTGAACCTCGTTTTCTTCGACATTATATCCTGCCACGGCACTACCCAATTGAGTGCTGAACTCATCAGCGGCACTGATGACCTTGCCAATGGCGGTACGGAACTGTGAATAGTCGGTGACGTTTTGGAGTATTCCAGCGTGAGCTGCTCCGGCCCCTTCGCTCATCGCTTGACGTGACTGCCTGAATGCCTGAACGGTTTTACCAGTAGCCAGGCCAGGGATGGTCTGCGCCAACTCTTCGTAACTGAGATTTGGTAATATACCGCGGATGATGTTCATGAACGCCATATTACCAAACAGAGCGTCCATATTGCCACGATCGCTTTCCTTGACGCCAGCCATATCAGCCACGCGGCGTATGACCATTGAATTGATCTGGGTTTCATTGAGGCCAAAACTCTGCGGGTTGCTCATGACGTATTGCAACTGGAAATTGTTCATCTTATCCAACCCAAATTCAGCGCCATATTCACGCAGGGCATCAAACGAGATAGCCTGCATATTCTCGCTTTGGGGATTCCCCAAGGCAGCGTCAAGTTTGGCAATAACGTCACCTATTCTGCCGTCTTGTATGAACCGCGGGTCCATGGCGGCGGAATATGCCGCTTGCGTAGCGTTGGCCACGTTGTAGTCGGGGCGGTTGTAGACGGAGTAATATCGCCCCATCAACTGCTGTTGAATGTCAAAGCGCTCCTGCATCCGTATGTACCCCAAATCGCCGCCGATACCGGTATTAACGCCCTGGTCGTTGAGGCGTTCGAGTTCGTAAGCCAAACGCGCTATCGCTTCATTAGACTCTGCGCCGTAACGGTCGTAACGCGACGCGCTGGCGATAGAACCATCGCGAAGGTTAAACTGGCTTTCATTGGCGTAGCTGTAGAACGTCCTGTTTTCCCAGTTGGCTAAAACTCCAGAAGTCGTCATAAGAGCCAACGCCCGGTTCATGAATTCAGCGTCTTCTAAGCCTAACTGCCGACGAGTTATCTCCTCGCCGTAATATCCGTTGGTTCGGGCGTTGATGACGGTAGCGGTGGCGTTGCGCAAGGCAGCGTTGCCGGTGTTGCCGTTCCAAATACCGCGGACTGACGCGATGTCGCTCATGGACTCAATGCGATCGACTGTCTTTACAATAGTTTGCCCCACGGCAGCCACAATGGCTCCGACGATGATTCCTACCAGCGGTACACCAGCCAAAGCGGCACCAAGGCCGACTGCCCCAACACCTACACCCGTCATACTGCCGCTGGCGGCTGAGGTTATCATGCCGGCGCCAGATGTAGCCAAACGGGCATTTGTTACACTCTCGAAGATATCGCCGTTGCCGGCAGCGGATTGACGCTGATCGAATTCCTGTAAACGCTTTCGGGCCGCAATGTAATCATCCTGCGATACGGCGCGTTCCATATCATCGGTAAGTTCCTTGCGCTGAAGACGCAATTTACCGATATAGCTATCTTCGCCGCCAGACGACTTCTCACGACTCTCATTTCGTAACGCCTCAGCAACGCTCCGCAATGCGTCCGTCATTTCGCGTTCGACGGATAGACGCTCAGTTTCCTCTTCCGAAGCTAAACGCTCGTCAATTCCCCCAAAATCTGCGTCAATTTGCTGACGGCGTGGGTTGTACCAGCGGTCGAGGTCTTGAGAGACGGTAGTCCCCAGCGGTACTTGATTTCCATCAGGGTTCCAAAGTTGACCGCGGGCGTCGAAAGAATAACGTGCTGCGCGGGCTTCACGTTCGGCGTCCAACTTGCTGACCTCGTCAGACCACTTGGTATAGTTTTGCTCGCGGGTGAGGTCAAAACGGCTGCGAATTTCTTCCTGACGTTGGGTAACTATACTGCGGCCGACGTCATTCAGGTAGCCTTTGAAACCGCTTTCGCCAACGCCAGGGCCGTTACCCCGAGCGAGGGCGTTGCGTATTTCGGTCACCAGTTCCGACACTGACGCTGTTAACCGCGCGTCGTCACCCACTCCTTCGGCCCCTGGAGTAGGTGAAGGAGGAGTGCCAGAACCGCCAGAGCCGTTTCCGTTGATATTAACCGTTATGTCCCTTTCGGCCATTGTTATTTGCGTTAAAAGTCATCCAAGTTGATACTATCGTAGTCCCTGTCGATTTCTTCCTGGCTCAGTTTCACTAACCGCGGATCGTAGTTATCTCCCATGGTTTCGCGTTCTTGTTTTTCAAGAGCCAGGCGACGCAAGAACACCTCTTCGCGGTACTCACGTAACTGGTCAAAGAAACTGATTTCGCGGTGCTGCGGCGATCCCCACGCCACGCCGTATTTCCTTCGCCACCAAAGGTCGATCGGGAACCGCCTAATCCAACGGCCGACGTTATCGTCGGCGAGGTCGTTAAGCGTCTTTTCCGCCGTCATCGTTGAGAGACGGCTGGGCACTTCCTGCCTCATACAGTTTCGACATCAACGAGTTGTACCACGGCGCGATTTGCTGCTTGTACCAAGCCGTCAATTCCGACGCCAGCGCCGAATCGACGCTCATCAGCGATTGTCCTTCGGGTATGTTCAGCATGTTGCGGACGGCCTTGAGTTTGATCTCGATGAAGGACATGGCGTCGATAACGTCCACGGCATAAATCATACTCTTCACGCCGCTGGCCAGCATCACGCCGTACCGTCCGCCGGAGTACGCGGTTTTGAGGTTCTCGATGTCGATCATCTCGCCGACATTAGGGAACTTGACGTTGAGTTTCGTTCCACGGAACTCGACTACTTTCACCTCGGAAAGTTGCTGTACATAATCTTTCATTTTCGCACTATTTTGTTTAACAATAAAGAGAGCACCACGGACGTTCCGCAGTACTCTCTTTATACTTGGTGTTGTTGAGCAACCTGCGGTTACTCGCTGATACCGTCAAAGAGGATCGGGGTGGTGTATTCGAATTCAGTGTCGCGGCCTGAAATCTGCCCCTCCTGGATGTCGAAGCCCTCACGGGTTACGAACGCCCCCTTCACCAGCGCAAAGGTCTCATAGGTGGCCTTTACAAGCCCCGTTTCAGGATCAATTTCACCGTCCTTAACCTTACGCTGGATAGCGAATTCGAGGCCCTCTTCCTGCAGCAGAATGGCATTTGCCCACTCCTCGACGCTGGTAGTCTGACGGAAGGTTCCTTTCTTGACGACGTTGGCCAGGCGGTTGAAGTTGATGGAATACGAGCTGCAACTCAGCGATCCGCTCCATTCCACCGCCGGAACCTCGCTTGGAGTAAGGCTCCCGAGGCCCACTACACGCCCACGGCGGATATTCTCCGTCACACGAACGTTTTTCATCTTACCGACGGCAACGCTGTTGATGCGGATAATCGCCAGCGGTGCGGTCATTACTCTTTTGTTTGACATATCGCGCTCCTTTCTTTAATTACGAGTTGAATGTATAGTCGAGCATGTTGCCGATGAAGAAGGTCTTGTTCACGGGCACGTTAGGTACAAAGTCGTACGTTACCTTGTAGTCACCGTTCTTGGCCGATACCTTCACGTTCTTCCATGAGATAATGAGGTTGTCAGCCCCGACGGCTGCTACCAGCGACGTGAGTTTGGTCTCGGTAAAGTCCTTGACGGTGTTAGGCGAAGCCTGCGCTGCGGTATTACCCGTGAAGCGCGTTTGGGCGTCAAGGATCAGTTCCTTGTTCAGCTGAGCCTTGATAAGCGCGATCGACAGTTCGAACGTTTGACCATCCTCGGCAATGGTTTGCTTGTTATTCTGAAGCGACGTGATACCCTGGTTGACGCGGTAATAGCCCGACACCTCGCGGACGTGCATGATACCAGCCTGTAGAGCCTTAACGCGCTCGCTGAACGTGAGGTCGTAGGCGTAGGCGTCGTATCCCACGCGCTTGAACGTCAACGGCGTCTGAGCAGCCAAGCCGGCATTCAATCCCATAATCGCAGCGGCCAGGTAAATCGACGGCAGGTTCTTGGTGCCGTTGCCATCCTTGCGGGCAACGGTCGGCGAACCGTGAACGATAATGACCTTCTCGTCGTTGTAGTGAACGGCCAGTGCCTGCGACGTTTGGGTGATAGTGTTGGTGGTAAGCAGGTCGGTCTTGCCTTCGCCGCCAGCAACGAACATAAACTCGTCGAATTTGGCGTCGTTTTTCAGAAAGGTGAACAGTTTACCGTTCGACGAAGCCTTGGTGCCGTTGACGACGCCATAGTCCGTGCACAGGAAGAACGTTACCTCCAGTTCACGGATGGCCTCAAGCACGCCGGGATAGTATTCGTTTTCACCTTTCGAGCCCGTGTAAGCCGTCGAGCCTCCAGCAAACGCCGTCGGTTCCATGACCTCAACAGCCGTCGTGCCTACAAAGCCCGCGCCCTTCGACGGACGGAAATTAGCCATAACCATCGACGACGTGATGAGCCAGTTGTAAAGTTCGTCGTAAGTGGCGATTTCACCCGACTGAGCGATCATCTCGCCGTATGCCTGGGCAAACGTGTAGGTTCCGTAAGGCTCGCCGGCAGCGTCCGTACCGCGATAGTTACCGCGATAGATAGTAGCGATAAATTTCGACGTGTCGTCAACGCCTGCCTTAATGGCCAGTGCATAACCCACCTTGAGGTTTTCCAGCGTACCGTTCGACAGTTCACTCATATCGCCGTCGTTAATGCCGTTACCAACCGCGCCTTCGTTCAAACACGTCAGTACGATCGAGTTCGTGCCCGTTCCGATAGTCAGCGCAGCAGGCGTGGTTTTGGCAGCACGCGTGTAATACAGCCGCGGTGCCCCCAGCGCCCCGTCAATCGGCGTAAAGATCTTCTCAGCCAAGTCGGTGATCATACCGCCACCCATGAAGTCAGAGAAGTCTTCGAAATTTTCGAAACTGTAAATGGCCTTGCGCCCAGAAGCGTCAACGCCGGCAATACCTGCACCGCCAGCGAACTCATACGTCGCATCGCCCACCTTCTCCTGCGAGAGCCCTGTGTCGATAATCATCACGCGGCCAAACGAAGCCACGTTGACTACCGAGGTAGGCTGGTAGACAGTGATTGCGTACGAACCCGGCTCGACATAGGTCTTGCCATTCATAGTTACCACAGTACTCATAATGTTATATGTTTAGAAAAGTTTTGGTTATTCTTTGTTACCTGCGCCGGGGACAATGTATTCACCACTCACCGGGTCGCAAATGTTATAATTGTAGTTGATACCCTTCAACACCATGGAACGTAATCTTGTTGGAACCACAACCTCGTACTTGAACGCCAGCGTGAGAGCCTTGTGGAATATCGACGGCGGTACGATGTCCTGCTGCATAATGATATCACCACCCGACACACGCGGTATGCGCAACCCCACCAAATCGAGGTTAGGGGCGTACATCAACAACATAGCTTTCAACACGTGATAGGCTATCATGGTTTCGCTTGAGTTATCCGACGTGATCAGGATTTGATACTGCGCGTCCATCCACTGCGAGTACATAAACTGATTAGCATCGGCGTCCCATTCCTGTCCTTCGCCCAACGGTGAATTGGAGGCTTGTTCGCCGGGCAAAATGATATGGACGGCCAGGGCGGTCGTTACCTGCATATTATAGCCCAAATGGACCTCCAAATTCGCTGGATTAGAGAATATTTTCACCGCCTGCCGGAAATAATTGTAGGCGTTCATGTGAATAGGCTGGTCGTCCTCGTTAACGCCCAACAACTGGTATAGGATGGTTTGCTTTACGTCTTGAGGGAGGGTGAGTTCGATGTCGTCACGGATCGTCTTCACCATGGCGTTCAACGCACGGGCGATTATCACCTCAGGCAATATGATGGCGTCTACTTTCATAGGCTTTCAATGAAATTAACCGATTCGTTGTGTACGATAGTTTCAACATCAGTTTGGTCAAGAGCCTTGTCGGCAAACCGACGCGCTGTAAGGCCTGGGAATATCCAACTCAGTGGGTCGGAATTCTTCGACGCCCGTCGGAATGAAACATAGGTGTTCTGAGTAGTGCGGGCATACACACCAGTTTGCTTGGTAATACCTTCGTAAATGGAGTGTTTATGGATATAGGCCGCATAGGCTTTTGAACGATCAGTAGCGGCGATAGCCCGGCGCTCGGACGGAATGTTGTACGGTGTAGGAATCTGTGAAGCGCGCAGCCGCTGTCCGGTAACGAACGTGCGCACCACATCATACACCTCTTGCGGCATTTCGCCAGAGAACCCTGCTTGACCAACCGTACCAGGCGTACCGTGACGGAACGGAACAGTCAAGTACCAATCACCGCCAGGCTTCAGCACCGTACCGTCTTTGCGTAGTACAGGTACGGTGTGGCGGACGCGCGATGACCGCTGGAAATACTCCTTCTGGTCAAAAGGGGTTGCCCCGGCCTCCAGCATCACTGGTAGTTCCCCCGTCAGGACGATCGACTTGGCAAAGCGGCCGCGGTCGATAATGTTGAGATTTTGGAGGTATTCGGGGCGTGTTGAGTTGAGACCCTGTTTGGCTAACGCTTCCCAATTGGCGTAGACGGCAGCAGTGACGGCCTGGACACAGCGTTCCGTAAGGTCGTCTATCTGGGCTTGGCTCAGTCCAAACTGCTCCCCCAAGCCGCTAACGTCTATGTTGATGGGGCGTGGCATCACTTAACGGTGTTATTGTAAGGCACATCGCCGTACCGCATCGGCGGGAAGACATATTCTGCCTTGCGTCCAACGACCTTCACCGGCATAGCCGTGAGTGCTTCACGCCGGGCGGCGCAGGGCTTTCCTTCACGTACTTGCATGAGTTCACGGTCAACGTCGATAATGTGGTACACAGGATAGTGCTTGTAGCGAATAGAAACGGTCAAATTGCCGGACTTTGCGTTAGGGTCGTTACTTTCTACCTGATGGATGAGTTCCTTGTTGAAAATGACCCTATTTTTGTCCAGCTGATAGTCAGCCGTAGTGAGCGGCCGAAGCGGTTCGCCGTCAGCCACGTGAAGGAAGATGTCAGTAACCTCCAGCGGCTCGTACACCGGATAGGCGAACAACTGGTTGCGATAGATAGTCGGACGCAGTATTTCAGAGAAATATCCCTCCAGGTCCAGCAACACCACACGATCCATAAAGCCCATACGGTCAACGGCACGAGCCGTAATGGCTGCTGTACCGATGTTGAGTTCACTCCACTCTTCGTACTTGCGGCGGTTGCTCATGGTTTGGGCTATGAGGCGTGTTTCACGCCTGTTGACGAAAAACCATCCGCGTCCGTAGCAGTTTTGACACGTCGAAGAGGCCTGACCACTGGTCTTGTCCACACACGGGCAACGCATAGCGCGGTCGATGTAGGCATCATATCCTTGGTCGTAGATAAGGCGTTCGAAACGTCCAACGTCCCACCCCACGGCCGGACGCCCCAGTTGCGCGGGGGTCAGGCTTACGGGCGGAGTTTCTACAATTGAGGCACTCAGTATGGGTTGTTTCTTGGCCATTATAATACGTCAAACGCGATACCGCGGTACTGGTTTTTGAGGTTCGGTAATTGTTGATTCAGTTCGTCAAGGTATTGTTTGATGCGGCCACCGAACAGGCCGCCCTGTGCCGAACGTGTCAACGGCGTGTTTTGCGACACACCGTCCAGCGAAATACTCACTGACGACATGCCCACGCCGTATAGTACATCACCCAAAACCGCCAGGACGTTCAGCGACGCCAACTTGGAGATAAAATCTAACAAGTCGGCGGGAATTTCGTCCCAGCCAGTTACGTATTTCAGCCGCCAGTAGTTGGGTATGTACTTTTGACCAAACCACCCCAAGTTCGGTGCAATGCCGTTATACACGTACGAATTCTGCGTCATGATGGCCCCTTTTCCGCTGCCGGAGTTGGGGATCAACGAGATGTTACGGTAAACGGCCACCGAAGCTATTTTCTTGATAGAAAGCCACTCGGCGGGATAGCGGGTCTGCATTACAGAGTTAATGAACCCGCAAAGCGACTTGATACAAACAACAGGGTACATTGCGCGAACGAAGCCCCAGTTGTTCCACTCTTCGCGAATGTAATCGCGGCTTTCCTCGATAACCTGCTTTTTGAGTTTTACCGAAAGCAGGTTTTCAACCTTGGTCTGTGCAACCCGGATCTGAGTCTTAATTGAAGACTCTGAGACACGCTGGCCGTCGGGCGAGCACATCGGAATGCCAAAAAGGTAGTTTTCAGTCAACTCCGAAGGGCTGATCACGAGGCCCTCGTTCTTGTTATAGAGGATGTCTAATTGAAGAGTCATTTTGGTCTGTTTTGCGAGTCGTAATCACGCGACGAGGTAACTCTCGTCTTCGCCCTTTGCGGCCTCAGAAGCGGTCTTGTATTTCTTGACGAGATACGCAGCCATGAGTTTGGAGTTCTTCTTGTACTTGCTGTACTCCTCAGCGGGATACCCGGCCTCAGCAGCAGCGGCCAGCATTTCCTCCATCGACATACTGCGGATAGCAGCAATCACCTCGGCGTCGGAATTAGCGGCTTCGGGGGTAGCGGCAGGGGCTCCCTCGCTAACGGCGATCCAGTCAGGGAGCGTCAGCAGTTGAGCGGCGCACGCTTCGGATACATTGATCTCGCCGTTACGGTCGATTTGGATGGTGCCATCGACAGGAACTGTCAAACGGGAACCATGCAGGGCAGTGTTGTTAGTTTTCAGTTTCATGATTTTGTTTTTCGATTAAAGAGAAAGCAGGGACGGGGCAACCCCCACCCCTGCTTCTCGGTTGAACGATTGTTGCGTTAGTTGGCGGCGCGTCCGATGTTGATCAGACGAACCAGTTTCTTCGGCGCGTACAGGAACGGCGTACCGTACAGCAGCACCATGAAGCGGTACGCGGGCGACAGAATCGCCAGGTCCATCTTCATCAGCGGGGCCAGCTGTGCGAACTCGATTACCTCGTTGTCGAACTGTACCAGGAAGGCCTGGTCGCAGTCGGGCAGGAAGTAGTTGTTGTCGCGGCACAGATCGCCGGCAGCACCTGCGTAACCCAGTTTCAGCTGAGCCACCGAAATGTCGAAGATCGGGTACAGCGGGCTGTCCTTGGTGCCGCCCTTCTTCGAACGATAGATGCGGTAGCCCGTTGCGGGGTGAGCGTTGTCCGTGATCGAGAACTTGAGGTCAACGACCGCGCCAGCGGTAACAGCGACCGGAGTCTCGTTCACAACCAGTGCCGACTCGCCGTGACGGTTGATGGCAGCAACGGCGTAGATGTAGTTGCCGGCATCCTCCGAGTTGAATTTCGACGTGGTCACGCTGGCCACGACCGTAGCCGGAGCGGCGGTGTCCCATACGGGAGCAGCGGGCGACTTGGGATGCGTCGACTGAGCACCAGCCTTCTTGAACGGAGCCTTCTTGAAGAAGACGTCGTAATTCAGGCCGATGCGGCCGAACTGCGAGTCGAACGCCTGAACGCGCTGACCCATGATGCCGGCGCTGGTTTGGGCGGTGTTGGGCTGGATGAACTTGTTGCCGTAGAACGTCTTGACGAAGTCCGACAGAACGGCGGGGGGAGCGTACAGCTCCGTGCCGAGGCCGTAGTTCTCGACGATCGAGTTGGCGGCGCTCTCGATGGGGTCCTCCGTCAGGCCGCGACCACGCAGGTCGATGACGTTCTCGGAGTTGAGGTAATCGTCCAGGCCACTCCACGCGTCGGACTGCATCTGCTGGGCGAGCAGACCGTTGAACTCCTGCGGGATGATGTCCGAGTTGCCGGTGTACAGCGACTTGTTCAGCTTGCGGAGAATCCACAGCGTACCGTCCTTGATGGTACGCTCCATGATGTTGCCCACCATCGTGTTGACGAGGGTCATCTGGTGCGTGACGGACTTGGTGACACCGAGGTATTTCACCAGCTGAGCCCGGCGGATGTAGATCGAGTCCTCCTCGTCAGGGAGTTCGCCTTCGTTGGTGAAGCCACCACGGTCAGCACCGTACGATGCCAACTGGTTGTACTCCTCAACGGTGTTGTAGGCAGCCTTTTTCGGCAGGTTCTTCCACAGAACGATGTCGCTCTCACGGAAGGTCAGGTGCTTCAGAGTGCGCTCCAGCGACTCAACCTTCAGCGGCGCACCCGATGCATCGGTCAGGTTCGTCGTCTGACGACCCGTGATGTCGGTGGCTTCGAGGGCTTTGTTCAGCTGAGCAACCTCTTCCTGAGTGGACGAGCCGTACTGAGCACCACGCGAGTTGATGCCGTAGTCGGCGAGATTGATAGAAAGTCGGTCCATGATTGGAATTGATTATGTTATGGAAATTGTTTGGGTGTTATTTTACTACCTCGTACCCGGTCTCAGCCTTGAGGCGGGCGATAATGTTGCTGGGGAGTCCGTCCTCGGGGCGAGCCTCAAACGCCAGCAGCGCGTCGCCATACTCCTTGTCGTATCCCTTGGCGAACGACGCCTGATCCAGGAGTTCCTTCACGGCTGCGGGGTTATCGGTGAACGAGATGCGGTTGGCGCCGCCCTTCTCGATGTCACCCTCGGGTTTAGCCTTGGCGAAGGCGCGGTCTACTACCACAGCCGACCGCAGCGATTTGGGGCGCGGTACATCGTTGCCGTAGCGTTCCAGTTTGTCGGAGAACTCACTGATGGTGTCAGATTGGCCCTTGATGATGTTCTCCAGTTCGGCAATGCGCTTGGAGTCCTCGGCGCGCTTCTGACGAAGATCGTTCACCAGCACGGCAGTAGCGCGGATGTAGGTCTTGAAGTCGTCGCCAACGCTCTGAATAGCCTTCAGAATGTCGTTCGACTTGCCCTTCTTCATCTTAGCACCGTTCTTGTCGCACTGCTCGAAGCCTTCGTCGTCCTCCTCGGTCTCCTCTTCGGATTCCTCCTTCTTGCCGGCCTTGGCATTCTTCATGTTGGCGGCGTTATGACGCGGCTCGTCGTGGGTTTCGTCTTCCTCACCCATCTGGCCGTCGGCGTCATCACCCTTTTTCACCTCTTCGTCACCTTCAGCCTTGGCGCCTTTCGGGGTAATTCCCAGAGCGTCATAAGCCTTCTCGATGTCCTCGGAAGTGATGGATTTTCGTTTGTTCATAACCGATATGTTTTTGATTAAAGTGTATACACCTTGTGCGTTCGGTATTGTAATATTTGGAATGTCCTTGAAGATACATTCCATGACGGAAGATTTCGAGAAGGTTTGTTTCTTTGGCTGGCCGTCAACCGATTCAGGCATCAGCGCTGCGCCGGACTCAGTGGTCAGAGCCTTCTTCTCGGTTTTTCCACTGCGCTCTTCAGCGTTATCGTCCTCTTCCTCCGCATCAACGTCGATACCGTCAGCGTCGATCTGACCCTTGATGATATTTACGAACGTATGGGGGTTTTTGGGCATATGGGTTACAGCGACGCCTGTGATAACGGCCTTGACGATCTTATTGTAGAGCGGCGAGTTCTTGTCGTTAGAACCACGCTTTACGACCTTACCCTCGATGGAATACCCCAGACGGCGCGTCTTGCTGTCGTGTTCGAGGGTTTTGGCCAGTTCATATACCTCGCACGCCATAGGCGACGAAGCGTACAGGTCGCTCTCGATCCAAAGACCTTCAGGACGCAGTTCCACCTTTGAAGGTTCGCCAATGATAGCCGACGGGGAGTTCTTGGCCTGGTGGTGCCAGTTTACCATGCCTGACTTCTTCAGCGGGTCAACGTCGAAGCCTGTCGGGTCCAGGTATTCGCCATCAGCATCCTTATCCATAGTGGAGGCAATACCGCCAATACGCATAACAGGTTCGCCTGCTTCGTCGGTGGCCTTCTCGATGCGTCCGATGGGGCACCAGAAATTGAATTTATCGTCCTTAAACATGTTTACGATAGTGTACTGTTATCAGCGTTATATTTGTAATGGCGAATCGTGTTGACGTGGGCCCAAACACGCCCCCATTAACAAAATCCCCGTAACTGAGGGATTTTCTTAGATATTGGCATATACGGTTTTTATTCTCAGAATATCAGAGGGATTTGCAAGATTGTTCGAAATAACTACTGTATAGGCCCTTCTTTTGCTATCCGAGTACAAAGATATGCTTGAGATACACCTGTAGGCCAGGATAACCTTCTAATAATCCAGATGTACATTGGAAATCAAGAACTCCAGCTGCACGACGGCGAACGTTTATTGAGCCATTGGAGCTGGTTGCGCTATCAAAGAATCCCGCAATTGTATTCCATGAATTGTGCGCCGAAGGTAAATCGTAATATACGACCACATTTCCAGACGGACTAAATCGCCCATCGCTGTCGGCCATTTCGAAACAAAGCATTAATGTTACCCCGGGCGATAATTTTGCTAATTCGGTAGATCCATAGGGGATGATTGCACCGTTGCTTTGGTTGAGTTCTACATCCGATCCTGGTAGCTTTATTACCGTTTGTGCTCCTCCGCCGCCTAATTCTGTCCATTGAGCAGTAGTTCCGTTCGTCGAGCCGGAGAAAGTACGGCTACCATCAGCTGTTTGGAGCAGATAGGTGTATAAAACAGGCCCCGATGAACTCCTAAAACAATGACCGTATAAAGGCGCAGTAACACCTGAAGGTCCCCCTACGATTGTGCCTGCTGTACATATGATCACTCCTTGACCTACAGCCAAATTTCTTATGCTAATATTCGTAGGGTTATTGAAATTAGATACCTGTATTTTTGTTGCTGGCAGGTCTTTGATAGCAAGACTTACTCCCGTCATATCCACAGCCCCAGTTGTTGCGTTAACGGCGATGCGTTGTATTGCAGCATTAAACGTTGAGCCAGTACCTACCGAAGGGCAAATAAAGACATATTGATCGGTTTCAGCGCTGTCTTGAGATCGGATAAAGTCTAACTGACCGTAGTCTGCCTGATCGGGGGTACTGAATATCATACGGAAGATATCGGCAACCTTAACGAATTTCAAATCGCCAGTAGGCACACCCCCGCCTTCGCCGTATGTGAATTCGTATACTGAGGCTTCGATTCCTGTGGGAGTGCCAAGAATACTCCAGTTCGTAGCGTAAATGTTCGTAGACTGGTAAGTATACAGATACGAACGTTTATAAGTATTGATTGAAATAGAGGTACCAACGTATTTAATCGACGAAGCAGAAATTTTTACAGCATAGCCTACCAAAGCCGAGCCAGGTCCGTTAGCGGCGTCATCGGCGCTCGTAAATGTGAACATCTCGCCAACGGCAATATCACCCATCACGCAATTGCTGAAAGTGTTACTCTTAAAATCAGTAACCGTCAGATATTTCATGGCGCTGCCGCCGCTGCCGCCGCCTCCGGCCCACTCCATCATTACACCCATACCACCCCAGTCGTCATAAGCGGTCGAGTGCAATTTCTTGATGATTGCTTCGTCTGTCAGAGTTTGGAGTGTAAGCCACGCCATGGGGATACTGGACGAAGGAATGACGCGAATATAACTGTCGGTAAGATGGAAAATTTGGAGACCGTTCGTGCCTCCGGTTTCGGCGTTCGTTCCTTGGAGTATATTGACAATAAACGCCATTTCAGGTTTTCCTGGTGCGCCTGACGCGAGATTCCCTGTCACGATACGCAGACGTCCGATATTCGCCGCTGCGGTCAGTAGTCTGAGCATGTCCCAAAGTTTTACCTTGCTATCGCCGTATGTAAAATTGTTGGAAATGGGCAAATTGCCAAGCGACGGATCTTGCGAAAACGTCAACGCCGCAATCTGGCTTGTGTTGATCTTGTTAGACTCAGAAACCTGAATTTCTTCTTGTCCGCTGGCTGAAGACTTCAGCGTCAACGCAGACATGTCAATAAAAGTAGGCATATTTCTATGATTTTATGAATTTACAAATTTATAGTTGTCACGCCATTATTTCAACGTGTATTGCAGGCTCGTTGGCGTCAATAGAAACCTTCGGACTGTCGTACTTCGTATCGCCAAGCGGCGTAATAATTTTACGGCACTTTTCTTCTTTGGCCAATGCTTTGGTGAAGTCGCGTGGGTTTTTCATGCGGGTGATCGACAGATCGATGATGTTGCACTGACGGTACAACTCCTCCGTGGTGCAGTGGAGCGAAACACGTTGCCCCATTGAGGCTTGACGCTCGATTTCAGCTACCATCAGTTTCTCAACCTCAGACCGGGCCTGCTTTTTGCAGTTATCGTCAAAAACCTTCACAACAGCTGCACCGGGGGCGCGATAACGAATGCGCTTGCCGGCGCACAGGTTGTCGGCCATAGCCTTGGCCTGTGTTTCGGGGGTGCGCAGCGTGGAGGTAATGACGATATCGGGGTTGTTGGTATTATCGGCGACGCGGCTGATAAGGTCTTTCACCGTGTCGTTAATCGCAAACGCCGACTTGTTAGCGTATGTAATATTTGCCATACGGAATTGTGATTTTGAGTGCTTCTACACTGATTGAGTTCGTATTCATCCAATCCAGCAAGTAGTCCGACTTATCGGCATTGCTTAATTTTACAAAGTCCGCAGGCGTCACGGCGCGTTTCGCCAGGTACTCCTTGAATCCTTGTTCCATGAGGGCAATACGCTGCCCCTCCATGGCTACCTTCTGGAACAACGGCGACAACTCATCGAGAGTGAGAGTTTCCTGAATAGCCTTACGAAATTCCCGTGCGTCAATGTCATTCAACATCGGGAATTCGCCGCGGAACGGTATAAGTTCCGACGGGCGTTTACGATCGATGTATCGCGACGCTGCGCCTCCTACAACGGAGGTCGTCAGATTGCGCGGTACACCATATTTGCCTTTGCTTTTCATGGCTTATTTCCTTGTAATTATTTTCGAACGGTTGAACACGATCATGAACGAGTTTCCGCAGTGATTACCGTTAGGCTGGATCATGGCGTCATAACCCTTCAACGCAGCGTATACACCCAATACCTCGTCACACGATCGTGCGGCTTGATATATTCCGGCATAAATGTCCTTGTCGGGATTTCCGACGCTGTTGGTAGCCAATTTTCGGGCTGCATCACGCTTTTCCTGATAGATACGGAAGGCGTCAGCGCGTTCCTTTTGAAGACGGTTTACTTCGTCGTCGAGATTATTGACAGCCTCCTTGACAGCTTCTTCGATACGGCCGTAGTGCTCGCGCATGATCCATTCCTTAAACTGGCGGACGGGATAGTTGTACGGACGTGAAAAGCCGCTTTTGCGCTTAATAGCGTTATTCTCGTACCGGTAACGCGAGAACAGAAAACGCTCCGTAGTATTCGGCATTTTGATGACCAAATCACCACTCCCGTTGTTCTTCTCGGTAATAGTACCGCCATTGGCCGTTACCCAGCCGCGGAGGTGGTTGTTCACGAAATCGTCAAATTTCATATAGTCCGGGTTGCCGTCATCGTCGATAGCACCCCAGTCGATGATCTGATCAATCTGCAACGGGATGTCCTTGTAGGCAAAGTCGTCCCAATGCATGTTGGCCTTAACCTGCTTTTCGGTAGTGTTGGTTAGGGTGTTCAGTTCTTGAGACAACTTGTTGTAGTTATCCTCCGCGTCTTGCTGCTCCTTAAGAGCCTTCTTGGCTGCAGGAGAAGTGGTGAGCGGCAGTTTCTGAATTTCATCACGAGCGTCTTGAACGGTAATCACCTTGGCGGAATCATCCAGTACAGCTTCGATGATAGCCCCGTTGTAACCAGCGTAACCACGGGCGTTTTTGTAAGACGATGTGTGCTTGTACCCCGACGGCGTTTTATTGGCGTTATCAGAATCGTTGACGTGGAAATAGATTCCTTCGCCGTAAATACCTTGCGTACCGTAGAAACACGCGTCGTTGTACTTGAAGTCGTCAGCGTAATATTCCGTATCACTGCCGCGCACATTAACGCCACGGAACAGATGGTATTTTGACTGCGCCACCTTGGCCCAGAAGGTATTATCATCTACAACGTCAGGACGCACATCGAAACCGCGGGCCTTGCAAATATTGGACAGCATCTCCCATCCTACCTGATTATTGGTATTGGTTAACTTGTCCGCAGCACTGATTCCGCTGACGCTACTGTAGATTTCCGCCAACTCATCATCGGTGAACTCGCGGTACATTTCCGCATCCGGTTTCAGAGTTCGCGGCGCAACCTTTCTTTGCTGGCGTTGCAACTCTATCTCGTACTGTCCTCTGATGCGATCAAGGTCTTTGAAACGAGCCTCGATGATAGCACGCATCTTCGGTTTAGAGGCCAATTTACCAGCGTCGAAAAACGCCAACACCTCGTCTTTGCGTGCCTTTAAGGCGTCAATTTGGTTGATAAAATCCCGCGGCGTAAGGTTAGCTACAATCTGTGGGTTGTAGCGAACCATGCCGTCCCAGTCGATTTGACTGTTAAAAGGCTTATTGGCGCCTTGTGCTCGGTAGTCGAACGTACCGCCGTTATCCACGCGATAGACTTTGCCGGCGGCGTCAACCAAGCAGTTGTCATTCTGGTAGATATCCCAGTTGGCCAAAAAGGCATCAACGGCGAAGCCTTTGGCCATAGCGTCATAGTCCTTGGCCTGCGGCTCACTCATACCGCGCATGTACGGCGAAATAAGCGTCAAATCGGTTCCGTCGTCGTACATTTCATATTCTGGCGTGTCGAGCCCCAAGAGGTCATAAACCTGCGCGGCGTAGTATTCTGCAGCAACGTGACCGCGATTAGTGTTTTTAGAACTCTTGACGACAAACTCACGCCCCTTAGAGTCCTTCATGAGTTTGGCTCCAGTACTACCGCCGAGGTCCTGCACATAGGTGAGGTCTGAAGGATCGGCAGGGAACATCTCGTTCAACTGCTTCTCTTCCTGAGCCAGCATGGCTTTAGAACGAAAGGCTCCTTTTCCAATAGGTTGGCCGTTGGCGGTCTTGTAAACTCGCCAGTCGTACGTCGTCTTGGCGTTAGGAGTCAGCGTCCAAATGTACACCACGCCATTCACGACCTTGGTCTGGCCAGGCATGATGGCTTTGGCTATCTCGGGGTCTTGATCGATACCGTGGATGTGGTCATACACCGATTTGGCGACGTACAGGTTGTACGAATAGTCGTCAGCAAAGTCTTCAGACCGCGCCTTATACGCTTCACACGCCTTCTCCAGTACGGCATCAGATATCTCGCCCTCAGCGTTACGGAGGGCGAAGACATCGAGTGCTTTTCTGAGTTCATCCATGGCTGGCTATTCGAACAACAGGGTTTCTGCCTTTTCGATCGACATTTCATCAACGTGGAGTGCGCCAAGATCAATCTCTTTGGCCTTCCACGTATCAGGGATCATGTCTTCAGCACCGAGTGTTTTGGCGCGACGCTTGATCCAGCGGCGAGCGCGTTCGGGGTTCTTAGCGTTGCCGGCGAGGCGGATGGCATTCTTCAGATCAGACTTGTTGCGGATCGGGAACGAGCCGTCGGGGAGGGCCTCCTTTTTCTTGGCGAGTTTATCGCGCTGCTCTTCGGTGAAATCGGCCTTTTCGAGCGATTCTGCGCCGTTAAGTAACTGCTCGGCCTTACTGATCGCGTCGGAGGTTTCGATCGGTTGAATGGCCTCATACGCGAGACTCTTCGTCAGCGCACGCACGGCACTCTTCTCCCACTCCTTTTGCTTCGCACCGATGAGGTTCGTCCACTCACCGCCCTGTTGGGCCATACGGTTAGAACGTTCCGTAGAGCGTTTTTCTGACAGAATGGTACCGAAAGTACGGGTGGTAAACTTGGCGGGATCGATCTTATCCTTATTCTTGACGATCAAATCGAACAGCTCTTGGCGTTCGGCCTTGTCCTCTTCAGGATCGTCAAGGTGAGGTGCCTGAGGTACGTCCATACTGGCGAATCGGTCTTTTAGTACCTCGATAGTTTCATCAACCGTCAGGTACACCTCCGACGAAAGCGTAGCGCGGCTGATGATAGCTTTAGTATCTTCGTTCTTGGCGAGGTTCACCAAGTCCTTGTTGGTCATGATGATGATACGTCCCGTGAATACGAAATTCGACTTGACGTCTTCAGGGTCGCCGACGACGCGTTTACCACTGGCGGCAGTAGCTTTCTTCATGATAGAAGCCAGGTCGGCGCGGGTGATAACGGAATCGGTATCGTCGAACAGCAGAATCTTGCCGTTGTGGGCCTTGAGTACGCCCAACAGCTGCTTCTTGGAGTTGATATCACCAAGTTCAACGTAGTCATAATCGCCGTCGCCAGGGGCGTCGGTCTCAGCGTCAAACGGACGCTTGTTGAGCAGTTCGGCGATCTTCTTGAAACCGTACGACTTACCAACGCCTGCGCCTCCGGCCGAGATCATGAAGCGTTGCTCCTTGTTGTCCAAGAACTCCAGATACTGGCGGTTCAGGTCGTACATTACCTCAACGGGCGGCTGGTAGTCGGGGTCCTTACGCTTCATCTTGTAGACGAAACGGTCGTAGGCGATACGGTCTTGGCGGTTCTGGAGTTTGTTGAATTTCTTCTGAACACGCGGGTCCTCGGGGTTGAGGAACCAGTCTTCCATAATCTCGCCATCGACGTTTTCACCTTCGCCGTCGTTAATATCAACCTTGTCTTGGGCGTTAGTAGGCGCAACGTCGTCCTGCTTGGAGGTCATCTTCAGCAGCGCGTCGAGTGTACCGGAGGTATCAACAGCCGAAGCGTCGAATTCGTCACGCGTCTTCAACTCCTCATAGGCAATCTTACGCAACTGCGCGTTGCCCTTGGGGTTGTTTACTACTTTGAGCAGATTGTCTGCGGAGGTACGCTTGGCCCACTCTTCAAGGCTGGCGGAACCGCCAGCAGAACCCGATTTACCTTCGTCGGCGGCAGGAGCCTTCTTGTTCTTGGCGTTTTTGTCGAGACGCCAGTTGAACTTTCCTGGCTTGTATTCGGTCCAAACCCACGGCTGTGTAGGGTGGTGGTCGCCGACGTTGTGTTTTGCTTTTTGGATAATGTCTGACATACGTTGTGCAGTTTTCCAGATAAATACTTGGAAATCTACACCTCCACCGCGTCAAAGTCAATATCAAATTTCTTGTACACAATTCGCAACTCCGGTACGCCGTTAATTGGCTTCTTCTTTTCGTCAATACGAGCGTTCAACGGCCAGCGCTTGAGTATGATGTCGTGCGCCCGCTGCACGCGCTCCTGGCGTTCGTATACGTCTTGGAGACCGCCGCCCTGGTTGGCTTCCTTGTTCATCTTACTCTGGAGAAGGAACCGCACGAACCGCGCGTAGACGATTCCCAGGTACATGCATTTCAACGAATAGTCGATGTCGCATTTCAACTCCAACTTTTCGTCAAAGTCCAGTTCCAGCGTCCGTAGCCCCTTGAAGACGATCAAGTGTGGAATACCGCCGTACTTGAAGCGCGGGCTGACGTCGGTACAACTCCAGTCGAAGGCGCTCTTGCCCATCGTTCCATACTCAAAATCGGTTTCCATGACCTCGCGATCAAACTCCTCAAAGAACTCGCTGAGTTCTTCCGGCGTTTTCAACGACAGCCCACACTTGGCTTCACCGTCGATCGAGTAGAAGAAGTTGGCGATGTCGTCATCCATCACCACCACCGGGTGGTTCTTGCGGAGGTAGGTGTTCTTGCAGAAATTTACCACGTAGCTGTAGCCGCGGTTCGAGGCCGGCAGCACAATCAGCCGCTCACGGGCGTGACCCGCTTCGACGTATTTTTCAACGTCCTCCTTTTCGACCACAATATTGTAGTCAACGCCGCCCTTTTCCAACAGTTTAGTCGTGACGCACTTGGGGCGGTTCTTGGACACGACGAAGAATTGACAGTTCATACTCAAAAGGGTAATTCACCTTCGGACCATATTTCCTCGGGTGGGTTTTGTTCTATGAAACGTTGATATTTGTCTATCGTAGGCTCCAGCGACGGGTAGAACCTAAAGGCAAGTTCCCACTTGACGTCAAACATATCGTCGCACGGGACTTTGCGCTTCATCAACACATTTTCGTTGTTGTAGCACTGAATTGTGACTTGCTGACGGCCACGCGAAGTGTACGAATAGGGAAAGTCGCGATAGTACTCAGCCAGCGAAACCGTATCTTGAACAACGTCGTGAATGAACTGATTGAAGGGGTGTCCCAGCCCCAACGGCGCCAATACGGTATAACCACGGTTGCGTCGTAGGAAACGACGCAAATGGTCGCGAAGCGTTTGTTCGGCGAAATTAAGCGTGTCAGTTCCGTATTTAGTTCTGAGGTACGTATAGACGCTGGAGAGATTAAAGTCCTTGAAATGGTCGCCAAAATCGCTACAAATCGCATCTTCGAACCCAGTGTCGAAGACATCCATCGTAATACCCATGAATTCATAGAGCGATCGCTGTTCTACAACGCGGTTTGGGTCGCTATCTACAGTAAGCACCCGAACGTCATATTCGGGTGCTACTAAAACGTGACAAGCGCTCATCAGGAGATCACCCGCGTGAGGCTCGACACACAGGTACTTTATTTTTCCCATGGCCGCTTGTAGATTTTCTCAGCGCAGGGGCCGTCTTTCGACACGTCCTCAGCCATCTTCCGGATTTCCGGCGTGATAGGCGGCAGCGTTTGCTTACCCATTTTGTCAGGCAGGAAGCCGACGCGGACGCTTACGTGCGTACACCCCTGACACGGGCGGAAGCGGCGGTCGTTGTTGTACAGCATGACACGGGCGGCGTGAAAGCGCGGGTGGTTCCACAGGTCTTCGATGGGCATGTCGTGGATGTTGGCGATTGGGTACTCACCGCGGAAGTCATCACAGCACAGACACACCTGGCCATTCCACCTCACGTCCAGTTCGCGGAACGGGAAGGTGCACCGCTTGTTGTTGAACGAATCGTCAAGCGGGAAGGCCGCGCCGCAGTGGTTGGCCAGGCGACGTGTCATCTTGTTGGTGTCGTCGTGGGCGATAGGCGGCAGCAAGCAGATACGACGGCCCTGCTTGGGGTAGTAGTACGGAACGCCGGGTTCCAGCGTCACGACGTTGTACTTATCAACATCGATCTTCTCGACGAAATTCCAGTCGCCGTTGGCCGTGTAGCAGTCCACCAGAATATCGTTCATACCTGCTCCGAACAGCGCGTCGAGGTACGCCTCGGTGTCTTCAGCGTGGTTCATGGCGTAACCGTTACTGTACATATGAAACACAGCCTTCGGCAAGTGCTTGCGGAACGTGGCGACGATGTCGATGAAGGCAGGATTCAGCGTCGGTTCGCCGTGCATAGCGAACACGAACTTACAGTTCCAACCCACCCGCGCTACCTCCGAAGCAATACGCTCGGCCGTTTCGACGGTCATGAAATTCCAGGGCTTGGTCCCCTTTTCACGCATACCGTGTAAACCGCAGAACGAACAACCGAGGTTACAGCCCTCGGTAGGTTCAATCTGCATGGTAAACGGGGGGTCTTGTACGATTTTGTTTTTCATTATTTTGTAACTTTAATGTTGAGTTTCACGTTCTTTAACTTTGGGTCTTTGAACTGACGCTTGACGGGCTTGGTGAAAGCGCGGGTTGCGGGGTCCCAATCGAAATTATCAGGCTTGTAATTAACCTGACACCGGCAGTAGGGGTGCGTCGGGTTAATCGTAGGGAGCCACTCTGCCGCCTTACGACCGATGTTGTTACCGTTAGCGATAAGGTCCGCCAAACGGAACAGTTTCGGTTTCGAGGTAGGGTCCTCGGGGTCTTCTAAGTACAACTCCCGGCACTTAGCGCACGCGCCTGGATAGACGTCGAAATACACTTTGGCGTCAGGCCCGTGTTGCTTGAAAATACTTTCAGCACGGCCCACGTTGTAGGCTTCGTGCAGGAGATAGTACGCAATACGCAGCCAATCGCGTCCCCAGTCTTGGGTAAGGTTTCCCAGTTCGCTGGCTACATAGCGCGCCCCCTTACGGAGTTGAACGGCTTGAATGGCCTTATCTTTGATTTGCTGGCGTATAGCGGCCTGCTGACGGAAATTCGACTTGAGGATGGTGTTGCGTGTCCCGGTGACGATACGGTTGCCAAGCGATGTGATGTCGGTGTAGGCGCGGTTCTTGAGGTAATTGAGGGCGTTCTCTTCCTGTTCAGTGAGCGGTACAAAGTTTCCTGATTTCAAGAACTGAAGAAACTGTTTGTAGTTCATCTTCTTGGCGCGGGTATCGCCGATAGCCTCAGCCAAGATTCCAAACAGAAAGGCGTGTTCGATTATACCCTTAGAGTTCTTGTACTTATCGACGTTGACGCCTGACGCCACCAAGATGTCGATCTCCGACTGGGTCAGAAAATCCAATCCGACGTGCTTAGCAATAAACAGGTACTGCCAGCGCCGGAGAATACCGACCATGTCGTCTATTTGGCGGTTATTGAAAATCATCAGTCTTCAGTGCTCCAAGAGCCGTCGTTTTTTAATTCCCTGGCTTTTGGTCCATCAGATACAGTCTTCTTGATACCATATTCCCCAGGGCGTTCGTTTTCTTCACTCCGTACCTTGTTCGCAGTTTCCGCCGCTTTTTGATACGAACCACTCTTTACCTTCCGTAACAAACGAATGTCTTCTATCTTTATGGAATTTGGATATTTGCCCCCTATTTTGTTAACAAGTCCGTCTATTTTCACCTCAAAGCTATCGCCATCGCGGCTAACTATCTTCCCAACTGAATATGAATGATAACCGGAGCCGTTATTAACATGAACAATTACGACATCGCCATGGCTTAAATCGGAAGGTTCAACCTCGTGTCCTGAATTAAAATCCTCAACGGTGTACTGGTACAGTTTCTTGTTAGGTAATTTAATTGGCTTGAACTTAGGTTCTTTGTAAGGCATCCCAACGCGCCCTAATTTCCGATTTTCAGACGTGTCGGCGTATCGCCCGGTCTTCGAACGGGCTTTCTCCAACGCATCGCCGTCGGTTAGGTTTCCTTCAAAAGCACCTATGGCTTTACACAAGTGGTCGTGGCGATATTGATTGGCTTCATGAAATGCCCTCGTCACTTCATCTACTACTCCCATAATCTTACTCGTGATTCATGGCCGTGTTTAACGGCAATTCTACCGTTGTTAAGGTCGATTTCAACGCTCTTATCGGTAAGTGCAACAACTTTTCCAGGCTTATAACAAAACCCATTTTCAGCGTTCCCCAACTTGACGATAACAGCTCTGTACTTGGTGAGTTCGGAAAAGTCTTTGATCTTGATGGCTTCTTCGTCAAACATCTTTTTCCAAAACCACTCGATATCAGGCCAGAGGCGAACCTCTTCGTTAACCCCTAACGACGCTGTAATCGGCGCACCATTGGGGAACAAATTCACCTCACACTTACCATCACTGACGCGTGATAGCGTACCGATGTTATACCTCACCTTCCCCTTATCATCCTTCACGCGAACGATGACTCGTACAGGGTAAGGCGGTGTTACCTTCAACGCGCTGTTAGCAGCGATTGTTGTGCCGATATGCCAAATCTTCTCAGCCTTCGCTGCTGACACGGCCCAAATTATTTTTCTTTGGTCCATCTTCCTTTAATTCTTTTACCGCCGCAGCCGTAGCGTCGGCGATGTATTTTAGTACATCGCCTAACGCAGCGGCGTTGTTGGCGTTCCATTCGCGGATAAACCGATCTTCGTACTGAGTAACGGTGGGGAATGGCGACGGCAAAAAGTGGGTATGTTTGGCGTTGTAAGGCATTACTCTTGTTTGCTATCTTCCGGCAACCATTCCATTAAGACACGATTTCCTTCAATCTTATGGACCTTATAATTTTGGTCTCGGCCAATTAAAAATTCCCCCTCCTCTCCTCCGTAAACCCCTACTACTGGAGCAACCGGGCAACCCGCGGGAGCGATAATATCAAAATACATAGTCCCCTCGTCGTTGCTAATTTCAGGATAACATGTAGTGCTCATGAACGACTTATCGCTGAACACCTCCCCCTCCTTGAGATTTTTAACGAAATTATCTGCATCGTTTTCAAACGTAAGTTTCCTGTATAAAACGATATTTTGTCCCACTTTATTTTGAGAAATAAACGTATCAATTCCGTTTATGAATTTATCCATTTTATCAGACGATACATCGACTTTGTTGCCGTAAAGGTATTTTCTCATTACAGCAAAGTCAAGATCATCATCTTCGTCAAAATCGTCATCATGGTCTGCGGAATATAAAACAATAGCTTTTACTGCATCCGAATCGCTTTCGTCCATGAAATCCTCATAAGCGTCAACAATCTTATCAAAGAATTCAGTTGCATCGTCGCTGTTTAATCGTATGAATTTTTCGCCGTTTATGTCCAACCCACTTTTCCGTAAAGCCCATTTGTACGCTCTATCGGCCTTTTTGAGAACTTTTTCATTCGCCTTGTCAGAGGGTAATCGCTCAATGTTTTTCGCAGTACTGTCGCCTGATAATGAAATATTAAAACGTTCATTATCTGCTTCAAATTTCTTTTGTTCTTCTGCTTTTTCCCTTTTAACATCCTCGCTTTTTACCCAAAAAGCGATAGCGTCGTCTTTTGTGTCTTCAGGCACGATATTATTTCTTTTCAAGACATCAATCGCCTTTTTAGATAATTCTTCGGGGGTTAATTTATACTTTGAATACTGTTCGTCGGTCTTTCGTAATTTACTCAAAAAGATGCCAGCTATCGTCTTTGGTGTATCGCTACCTCGTACTTGATCCAGCAAATCTTTTTCGAATTTCTCATCAACGGCATCTTCGTCTTTATTGTCGTCATCCTTTTCACTACCCTCCCTGGCGTCAGGATCGCCGAACTTGGACGCGGCTCCCTCGACGTCAGCGATCTCCTTCACCGTCGTGGTCTCGAAATTGTCAACATCGGCGTAGGGGTATTTGTCCACGCGGTAGCCTTCGCTGGTCTTGGTGACTACCAGATCGAAGCCGTCTTCGTCGCCGCCGACCTGCTTGATGAACGCGTGAGAAGCGTCTTCGACTCCAGCGTACTGCTCCAGGTCCTGGTCGTCCATCTGACGGAAGCCCATGGACTCAAACGAGGCCGTCGCCTTGGCGTCACCGTCAGCCAGGCCGTTACGCAACGAGGCGTCGCCCTTCTTGTTCTTGGCGCGAACGTTCACGCCGCGGCGTTCGAGTTCTGCGGTGGCCACCTTGCGCATTTCAGCGTCAGCCGACGGATCGTTAGCCACTTTCACCAACGCCTCCTCCGAAGCCGAGCGGGCATGATTCTGGAGGCTGACGTTGCCTCCGGGAACGCCACCTTCACCCCCCTCAGCCGCGGGGTCTTTCTCCTTGGCTGCGTGACCGTACTCCTGACCCACACGTTGCAAGCGGCGGTTTTGAGCGTTGTCGGTGTATACACCGTGACGCGCTTTTTCGATTTCTACCTCTTCAGTTTCGGGGATGTTGACGAACCCCTTGAGGATTTGCTGTCGTTTTGCCTCACCGTAGTTGATAATCTCTTTCATCGTATTGTTGTTTTATATGTTTCTTTTCCTACTACAAAAGGTAATGAAAATTCTCCAAACCGCCAATAGTTTTTGTTAAAATTTTACACCAAAATCCACCGTATATCCCCAGTTATCATTAACCCTCATGGCTGAAGCACCTACCATGAACCGCTGGCGGAAATCGGCTCCGGCGGAGAACTTTTGTGTACCAAAGTCCAACGATGTGCCTATTTGGGCATAGCCTTGGATGAATGGTATGCGGGTTTGCACCGTGGTACGTTCTATTTCACGCACTCGTATCAGAGGATTGATAATTGACGTAGCTTCAGTGATGGCGTTGCGGTTCACAGTGGCGTTCACCTTGAACGTTCCAATACTGTCGTTTGAAAAGTCCAGCGTGTAGTGCTTTGTAGCAAGATAATCAGCCAGCAACGCCGCGGTGTCGATTTCCCCTGGAAGGTAGATGGTGGTATCGCGTACGACGATATACGGCACCGGAACCTTCACTGTATCGCGGTATTCGACCGTGTCGTGCTTTGTATGCCACCTTTCAACGACTTTCGGGGGTTCGGGGATATAACTACCCCGCCCAAGAAAGAACGCGAAAATTAGGGCCGCTACAACGATAATTATGGATGCCGCAGTTTTCATGGACGTTTGCCGTTTTTGATCATATCCTCGTAGGCCACAATTGACGCTTCAAGATCACTGATGCGACGCTTGTATTCCTCGGCGGCGCGATTGGCTTCGCACTCATGTGTACGGAACTCCTCCATCAGGCGGTTATACTTATCACGATCGGCCTGGCGTTGAGCCTCGTATTCGTCGCGAATCTTGTTGAGTTCGTTACGAAAGTTGGTCATCATTTCGTTAGATAACCGCCGTTCGTTCTGTACCTCTTGGTAGAGGTTGTCGTAGCGTTCCTTCCACCACGACTCCTTCTTGTCCAACTCAGCCGCCAATACGTCATATCGCCCTTTCCAAAACTCTTCACCCTTGAGGTCGGCATCAGCCTGACTGGCGCGAACTTCCTGCTCGTATTTCTTACGATCGAGCATACGTGCTACAACGGCATAACCGATACTACCCACTCCAAATAGAAGTGAGATCACGGGGAAAATTGTAGTCATGAAAAGTCCGTCAGCCATTGCGTTTCATTATTTCGTTAATGCGTATGCGAGCGGCCTTGGCGGCTTTAGCATATGCATTGTAATTGTAATTCGAGCGGAGACACCTCAAGATTTCGTCAGCAAAAACCTTGATAATATCCACCTTGGCGTTTTGATAGGCGTCCATGTCGCCTTCATTAGTTAACGTCGCTGGATAGATTATCAGTTTTACTTCCGCGCTTACACGATTGAAGAAACGATACCACTGGCGGTCGTACGAATCGACGAACGTAAATGACCTCCAACGAATTTGAGGCGTGAGAATATCGTAGTGGTTTGAAAGATTATAGGCGAAATCCCGTGTTAACACAGGACAAACGCGGTTGAGTGTTAAACTACAGCCATCGGCATGGTCATGGAAAAAGTCCACTGCCATGGCTACACCGTAGGTGCGATGAGGGCGAAAGTAGTTCCAAACGTCATAGGCGTTTCCTGTAACAACCTCCACGCGACGACGGCGTAGTTCGTCAGCCAGTTCGCGTACAAAACTACGGGCCTCGGTATTGAACCGCTTTGACGCTAAATAAACTACTCTACACATGGCTGTTAGAGATAATCGATCTTCTGAATGAAACTCGTGAATCGTAATCTTGAACTTGAAATATACCCCGTTGCCCACGCTGTGAGCAAATAATATCCTGCAGAAGCCATGTTGTAGTCTTTAGACCCGTCACCATCAACCACACGAAGTGTTTGACCGTTGGAGACGTTACAATAGATGATCACCTGAATCGTGCCGCCAACACTTTCGTTTGTGTAGGCATCCAGTGCTCCGGGATTATCCAAGAAGCCCAAATTCAGCGTCCACACAGCAGACGTTATTGACGATGCGTTGAGATTGTAAAAATAACGATACCCGAGTCGGACGTTGTACGTTGAACCGCCGGGCAGATTCGAAAATCCAACACTTCCGCCAACTATTCCAACGGCCATGTGTCGTTTCAGGACGTTACGTTCAAAAATTGACGATGAATCCACCAATTTCTTAAGTATTGGACCTGTATCGCCACCTGTAATGATCTGAGCAATATCGTCCCACAGCAACTTGAATGCATCACGCACGCTTCCCTCGACGTCGATGAAACCCATGTAGTCGATGTCAGGAAAATCGGTCTGTTGGCCGCCTATTTTAATGTTCTTAGATTCGCCGTATTCCGAATCAATATCCAGAATAGCCTGATGGAGCAGCGCGATAGCCTTTTCGACGATATCCCCTGCTGCCGGCATGATGCCCTTGGTGTTAGGGTTGGGTGCGTAAGCCGACGAAAGACTCGCGCCAGTAGCCAGTTTGAGACGATTATACCAGCCTTGAATCTTGTTGAAAGCGGCGGTTATATCGTCGTTGGGTGTGAGGTCTTGTGGAGCAGCCACCGTAGCCGTTACGGGATTAACCTCGATCAACTTTGAGGTAAATATCATCTCACGCGAGTTGTTCTGCCAGTCCCGGACTATATCTTGTACGTCCTTGAAGACCTTATCCATTGCGGCGTAATCGGCCGTGTATTGCTTGTAACCGATAACGGTAGTATCGTCCGTCTGTTCCGAGACGATGACGCCTTTCATTGCCGCTGAAAAGTTGAAATACAACCCGTCAACAAACGCCAACGAGTTCTTCGGTGACTTAGATATCAGCGACTGAATAGTACGCTTCACCAGTGTGGTGTTCTCTCCAACCATACGCATGCCGTACAATACGTCAGTCATGGCGGGGTTGTCGGTAACGGACTGGAACTGGAAATTGAGTTTAGAAGTCGCAGCGTCAAACGTCGCGACGACGTTATCGAAGAAATAGTTCGTGGAGGCGACGTACTGCGTAGTAGTCCCCTGGCCTGCGAGGTCTTCGACGATGATGTTGTTTTGCTTGTCCACGTACTGGACACGCGTCGAACCCACCACCCAGACCATAGTGTTCCAGTTGGCGTCAGAGTCGCGTTTAACGACGTGATAGAACGCACCGATAGGCAAGCCGCCGGGGAGGTTCGCTTTATTGATAAGGGCGTTGAAATCGGCTATTTCAGCGACAATTGCCTGCGACATCGGCACCCACTCCCCCAACGACTGGTTGTAACTCTTGTGGAGGCCGTCGGTGGTGTCGTACCAGATGATGGCCTGATTAGAGGGGGCGGTTGCGCCGATCGATATGCCGGCAATTGTTCCGATGTCTACAGTTGCCATAATAGGAAACGTTTAGCGTGAATATAGGTAGGCGGTACGGTCGTCCCAAACGAAATTGAAACTCATATCCCCTTGAGGATATTCCGTGATGGTAATGCCGTTGGCGGTTGTTTCACGTTCGATACGCCAGCCCGGCTCTCCCTGGCCTGTGCCGATAGGGGCATATCCGCGATACACGGTCCCCTCAGTGGAAGCGTCGATGATAGGCTTCGGCATGGCCTCCGAAAGCAACTGCACGATGGGTGCAGTATTCTTCTCGTTACTCGTCATGATCTATTGCTTTTTGTAAGTATTCGTCAAATGCGGCCACGAGCGGGTTTGCCTCACGGGCCTTCATAGTCTCTTCGTCGTCGCCTTGGGCGTAAAGGTCAAACGGGTTGCCGCCCTGGGCGTCGGCGTCTTCTTCGCCTTCACCACCAGCCACAGGCTCATCAGCCGGGCCGCCTGCTGCCTCCATACCCATACCAGCGGCCTCTTCGAATGGGTTTCCACCGCCCATTCCCATACCGCCCATCGCCTGCTGCTGTTGCTGCTTGGCGCTGAGGGCTTGTTGAATAACGGAGTTTTCGATAGTATCACCACCCTTTTCTTCGCCGATGGCGGGGAGGTCCCACTTTTCGCGAATTTCATCGACGGTCTGGAAGGCTTGAAGGCGTTTGATGTCCATATCCAACTCCTCGGAAATAGTCATTCCGTTGAGGCCCATGAACACGAACTCAAAGTCAGGGTTAATCTGGTCAACGATGAACTTGTTAATCTTACGCTGGATGAACTTCAACAGCGGATACAGACCCTTGTCTTTCGACTGCTCCATACGTTGTTTTTGGCCATCGCCAAACGTCAGGCCGCTGTTGTTAGAACGTGATATGTCCCAACCGATTTCCGTCGGGTCGATACAGTACACAGCGCAAGCGATCTTAATCAGGTATTCCATCCAAGACGTGTACTCCATATCACGGTTGTTCTTCTGGAGGTCTACCCAGTCAATATCACCTTCGACGACAGGCGTCTTCCACGACTGCATAACGCCTGAAATCATCGCCTGCCACTGCTGTTTGAACTGCTGAAGCGAAGCCTCGTTGACGTTGCCCTTGATACGCAACAGACCCTTCGGGGCTGACCCCTGTGAGAAGAAACGGCGGTTGTACTCATCACCCCAAAGCATCGACGTGACGACGTTGATCAACTCTTCCAACTCGGAGTTCCCGTAGCCGTTAGCGTAGATAGACGTTGACGGGTTGCGGATTCCAAAGCACAACTCCCATGGATAGAACTGTGCCACCTTGGCTGTTTGGTACACCTGGACGTAGGCCGGGTAGTAACCGTCGATTTTTTGCCCCCAGTTTTGGCGGTCATCCATCATTACGCCGCGGAAATACGGGTTGTCGTATTCACCATCAAAGTACGAATCTGCCAACCGGAACGTAGCAGCGTCTACAGCCTGGAAACGTACCAATTTACCGCGGCGATTGCGGATACATTCAAACGTCAGCTGGTCGAACGTCAACGAGTCGTCAACGATCTTACGTATGAACTCGTCAAATTCGTCACCATCCCACGCAGCAGTATCGCCACAGTTTAGGATGAAGTCCGTGATGGACGAAGCGATCTTGCAGTCTTGGGAGTCCATTTTCTGCTCCATACCGTGACGCGGCTTGCGTCGAATAACGAAGCCCGTCGAATAGCGGTCGGCCTGCGGTTCAGCAAAGTCGGCCACCTGATTCTTACGGGTCTTGATGATGGAGTTGATAATGGGGGTGCGGCTCATCCGGCGCAGCGTCTCGTACGAGAGTGAGAACGGCTTATCCTTGTAACCCAAAAACGAGTTGAACTCCAACGGGTCGATGAGATATGCCTTGGGGGCCACGTTGGCGGGCTTGCTTTGCTGGTTAAATATTTCGGCCGCTTTGAGTATGTCGGACGGGTTATCACCACGCAGCGCCTTCTCCACCAACAGCGATTTGCGGATGGTCAAGGCTTGCATGGCGCGTTCTACCGATTCCAATCTTTCTTTTACACCGGACATAATGTTTTTACGCGATTTATGTACCTATAATTGGCTATCAACCCAACATTTTCAAAATGTCGTTGCAGGCCGTTTTCCTGATTATCAACGCTTGATGAACGATATCTCCCCACACCGCCAACTGATGACCGCGCCATGAGTAGTAGTCGGTTTGGTCATCGTACGAACCTTGCCACTCGCCTTCGCTGCGTATAGTAGCCACCAAACGGCGAAATGCTCGCTGTTCGTCGGTAGTGAGGGGTGATATAAAAGTGCCGACGACTACTAATCGTGCGGCACTCGTTGTTAGATCATCGGCTAACGTTTGAAAGTTAATGCCCATGAACTCACCTGTCTCTAATGGGGTATGAAAAGTTATCATTCGCCAACCAATTTTACAGTTCGTGGTTCAAAAGTAGAGCGTTGCTTACCTTCACCGATGCGCATCTTCCAGTATTTTTGATATTCACACAACCACATCTCGATCTGGTGAAGGGTTATATTGCCGTGAGGCGTTGTGTAATATCCTGCTTCGAGTTTGTGCCAGTGTAGGTACGGAAAATCTCCAAATGTCGCCAACGCCACCTGCGCTTCATCACGCAGACGATAGATACCGTCAATTTGACGTTTCAACGACGGGAATATTAACCGCAACCCAATCGACGCCCCAGGCCCCACGTTAGTGTAGTCATCCTGAGTGAAACGCATGAAACGCCGATATGTATATCGCGGTATATAGGTGAAATCTTGATAGAATTCGTGAGCGATGAATGCAGCCGATGACGGAAGCCCCTGAAGGAACTTGATGATCTGTTCAGGAGTTTGGGCCGTAAATACCATCTTGATGAGTTCACCCAAGCGACGGTGTAACGTAGGCACTACCAGATGGGTGTAACAGTAATCACGCGGTTTACCCGGCGTGGCCATGGAATTGATGAGATATGCCGTGGTGTAGGGGTTGTTCCCCGAAGCGCGGTACGACGTTATCATCTCTGCAAAAGCGTCTTCGTCGTAGCTGTCGTAATCTGGAATACCAGCGCCCCAGCCATACTTATCGCGAGCGTATTCAAAAGTACTGGGGTTGTTGAAATACCGGAACACCATCATCTTCCACACCAAGCTGGCTAACGACAATGAATCATCCAACAGAATATTTCGAATTTGCCACTGGGAATTTCGATCCAGTTCGCGGTACACGTTAGTGAACTTGTAGTCGCGCAAAATAGGGTCTTCAGTCCAGGGGCGTGGTTGGTGATCGATGAAACGTCGTTTCCAGATCATTTGCCGCTCAAACATCGTGCGAAAGAACTCCGTGCGGTGTTCGTCGCTCACGTCAAGCGTATCAGATGGGAGTTTGTCACTCCAAGAATAGTGATCAAAGTTTGCCATTTTGTTTACAATAGCTTCGTATCAGCAATTCACGGCGCGCTTCAGAGGTCTTTCCAGCCAGCCGGAACAACGTAGCATCAGGCAAGTTCTTCAGTGGTCGTTTAGCTGCATTTACAAGACGCGCTTCGTCTATAACGAGGTTTACCCTTATCCGCCGCCCGCGGATCAATTTGACGGACTCTGCAGCGAGCAGTGGACAATAATCGTTACCGTGTAACGAACGTACAATAAACGTCATCGAACCCCAAACCTCAGGGTCTGCAACGACGTCGCCTATTTTGAAATATCTCCATCGGTCCATATAACTAAAAAACGTTGGCCCCGAAACGCTTACTGAATCGAGGCCGCGGTCCTAACTAACCTTGGAAAATGGAAACAGAAAAGAAACTAAAACCCGAACACCGTCAGCTGTCGAGGCGACAATTGATAGCGTTCGTTGTCGGAAAGATTAGTCTCGAGAATTTCACACGCCTTGATGTCGGTAGCGACATTGGCGTACTCACGGACCTTATCGTTGTACTCCTGGCGGCACTTACGCATTTCGGGAGTAACAGGGTTCTCCTGCTCTTCGCCGGCAATGAGCGATCCTGCAACTTTAGGACCTTCACAGAGGTCGCATGCCTGCCACGAGAAGATGCGGAACGGAAAATCCATCTTGATCTCCGCAGTCCACCAGGGCGGAACGGTCTCGGTAGGAGCCCCGCCGCAGTCTTCGAGTTTGCTCTCGATTTCAGCCGTCAGGACTTGGAGTTTAGCGTTCAGCGGCGGAAGAATATCGGCCTTCAGTTTAGCCTTGATTTCCTTGCCCAGTTTGCCGAACTTGATGTTAGAATCGTAGCTGATGGCGTTCATGATGTCCGATTTCTCGATCTCGCCCTGAAGAGCCACGTCGCTATCGCCGGACTCAGCCTTTTCGATAGCCCCGGCCATCTTCTCGAAAACGTTATCAGCCTTTTCGACCTTTTCCTCAGGGTCTTCGGAAACCGGAGCGAAGCCCTTCAGCATGTGCTCTTGACGCTCAGCGCGAACGCCAAGAATGATATCACGAATGTTTTCCATCGCTCACTTCGGTTTTTGCGGCTCGCGCCTTTACGTAATTAACCCACGCCCAGTGTGCCACCACGCCCGCCGTGAACGAGCCAATAGCCACCAACGTGTGAATGATCTTCGCCTCATGGGCGTACACTACCGCAGCCACGACAAGCGCGACAACGATAATAAGAATCCACATCCATTTCTTCATACTACTATAATTTTGGTTGTTACTTAATCAACATTCCGTAGAAATCCTCAAGTGTGTATGCCTTTTTATAGTTGTAAGAATCCTTCGTATTGGCCACTTCTTCAGCCATTGCTACGAGCAGTTCTTCTTGGCGCGGCCCGTACACTGAAGGCGACAGCCAGGTTAATTTTACGTTGAACAGAATCTGACCTATCTCGTCAGTGCTTAACGGCGCACCCAAGAATTTCTCGAACTTGGACTGAATCCACAGCGCCAGTTTCGTCGAGACATATTCTTGGAAATAAGTCGGCGATACGAGTCGGCCGTTGAATTCTTGTTTCAGCGATTCGATAAAACGGTTGAACGCCTTATCACCAAATCCGCGCCGCACCTTGGGGATATTATCCGACTTATCACCCATCAGCACCTTGTACAGCAACACCTCCATCGCTTCAGTATTGAGGACCTGGATGTCGGCATCCAACAGATCGTTCCACAGCGATTCTTTACCGGGGAAACAGTAAAATTTCATGAACTTGGAGTTGTAGTTGAACACCGAAACCGTTGGCGTTATCAACTGGCGAATATCGCTATCGGCCGTGAGGATGACTGTTTCTTCGCCGGGGAGTTCGTCCAGCGCAAAGGCCCACAACATCATCAGGTCGTCGCCTTCAGCGCCCGGTACGCGCGTAACGATCAACCCGCGTTTACGCAGCAGGCTTTCCAGTTCGCCCAACACCTCGATGAACGCATCACTCCACGGCTCCTTTACCTTGGTGAGTGCGTACTTGTAGTCGTCATATACGTCACGACGCCACGAATGAGAGTCAATCACCACTATCACGCGATGAACGTTATCGCCAAAACGGCGTACCGCGGCGCAAAGATTCATCACGCACTTACGGATCAGCACCTGGCGTTTTTCCGGGTCATCCAAGACCTCTGTTAAATCTTGACCCCGGTAGTACGTGGACCACACTGAAAACGACAGGTGGTACAGGAAATTGCCGTCAAATACGAGATTAATCTTCATCGCGCTAACTGGTTAAGGTTGGTATTTTCGGCGGTGAGTCCCGCCTTGGAGATAGTAACGTTGCGGCCGTCTTCCATCCCCTGTCGCATCGCTTGGTAGCTACCAATGTGCTCCGGGCGGGCCTTGCCTAATTTAGGATATTTCTCAGCCAGGTAGTCGTCGAGTTTCTTGTCGGTACGCAACAACAGCGCGTTGACCTGGACCTGGGCTTGAAGTTCGCGGTCGCGCTCCTCTTTGAGTTTCTGCTGAACACCTTTGGCTGCGCCAGCAAGGTACGACCGCAAGAACGTACCGCGGTGCATTTTCTTTTCGCCAACGAAAAGCCGCATCACCGCTTGAGTGTCGTCGTTACGGTATTCCTCGTAACGCTTCAACGCCAACTTATAAAGATTGGCGGCCAATACGTCGAACAGCCACTTTACGACCTGGATGTTCTGCGGCTCACCGATGACGATGTAACGACGGCGGTTTTCCCATACCTCACGACCATTACGATTCGTACGATAAACGTGCGTATTACTAATCAGCACATAACAGAAATTGTACTTACAAATTCCGTACAACAGGAGCTGGTCCCACGAACCGCCACACTTACGCTGCCAGTTGTCGCCCAAACGTTCTTCGATAACGTCAGTCTTTTGCTCGTTGTCGGCAACCGATTCAACGTCAGCCATCGAAAGGTTGTACTGAGTTAAGAGATTCTGAATTTTGGTAGCGGCATTCTGTGCTTCGGCTTCGGAGTTGATAGCCTTGGCGCCTTCGTACAGACGCTGCAGTTTCTTCAGTTTTGAGAGGATCAAGTTGAGATCTTGAGTCTTTTCCATAACCAATTTTGTTTTACGATTCTTTTCAAGAGCGAAGGTACGTTGAAATTCCAAAATCTCCAAGAGAATTTCAAGAAATTTAACAATCCATCACTAAATTTCCCGCCAACTCCAACTCATACAACCGTTCAGCATCAGGCTTGGCGTAACAGAATATCAACTTTCCACCGCCCGCAGCCCGCAACGCTTTACGATACGTCGCCTTGATGCGGGCCAACTCTTCGCTTCGGTAAAAATCGTAGTCGCTTACACACAACTCCCACCACCGCTCTTGCCGCGACGCCCAGGCTATGACTCCTGGGCGTTCGGCTTCAATCCGCTTTACAGCAGCTAATAACAGCGCGTCGTGTTTCATAACGTTTCGTCGATAGACTGCGCCAACTCAGCCAACAGCCTTACGTGTACGCGCTCGTCGGCGATAATCTTGTTGAGGAGTTGAACCGCCAACGTAGAAGTAGTGGTCGGCGTAGGGTTGCCTGCTTGGATGCGCTGGATGAGTTTTTCGTACTCAGCGATGGTGTCCTGCTCGGCGCGAATATTGATCTGGATGGCTTCAGCCGCGCTTTCGGTCGTTATGTCCACTTTGGCTGCCGAAAACACAGGCTTCGATACCGCGTGACCCAGATGGTGAATGAAGTCGCCTAATCGGTCGTAGTGCTTCATCTCGGTGAGGGCGATACCCAGGAACGTTTCGCCAATCTGATCGAAAAGCATCCGCTGTTGGGTGTATTGGATGATGGCGGTGAGTTCGGACGTTCCGGTAATTCCGGCGTAGACTTTGTAGAACCACTCGGCCGGAACGCCGTCGTCGGCTTTAGCCTTGGAGATGTCGGGATAGTCAATCGCGTGGTCGGCGTAACGCATCGACTCTACCAGCGCGTCGGCCATGATTTCGACGTTGTCCTGCTTGGCGGGTTGGTGTACGAGAATCGTTTTCATGACTATTTGGTTTCAGGTTCTTGGCTCTTGACGGTCGATCCCCATCCTGCTTCGCCGCGAGCGCTGGGCGTGAGTTCTTCGACGAGTGTAGGTTCAATCAACGGCGCAGGCACAATCACCAGCTGAGCAACGACGTCGCCCTTCTTGTACGCCTTACATTCGTACGACAGCTCCCGCATTTTGAAGTCGGCGATAGTCCCTAAGACGTTGGAGAACAACACCGCCAAACACCGCGACATACGCTGCCACAGCGTGGGCATGTGATAGATCTTTTTGTAGCGTACCAGCATCTCGCCACGGTACCCCGGGTCGATAATACCCGGCGCGTTACACATCACCAGGTCCATCTTCGACACGCGCGAGTTGGGGACCAGCAACCCGCTGTACCCTTTGGGAATTTCAACGGCGATTCCCGTCTGGTACTCGATGAAATCTTCGGTTTCGCGTACTCCAACGGCTACCAGGTCCAAGCCGTTATCCTCGCCATCGGCGTGGGCATACGCCGGCAACGTGGCGTTGGGGTTGAGTTTCTTGAATTTTACGTTCATTTCTTGTATCCTTTTAAGTGTATTTTGACCTCGATCATCTCACGGTCCTTCATTTCACCACCCCAGTTGGTACACTTTTTGGTACGGAGGGTGATGTACTCGGGGAACGCTTCTCTTAAACGTTGTGATTCGGCGTTGGAGTTCTCGATCGTACGATAAATCGAACAACCACCAGCGGCGTTGGCTCCCGTCATTTTGTCGAACGAATACTGATACGAGACGATATTATCCAACCCCGCGCGGCGTAATCCACACGCCACGGCGAAATCCTCCTTTATGGGCCAATCGCTGAACCTGACAGGCTGACTTAGATACTGGGCGATATTGAGGCCCCAAATGGAGAAGAACCGCCCGTTTATTTGTACGTCGTGTTCCTTGTCGCGGTTGAACGGACGGTATGAAAGCGCAGCCACGGCGTAGGTGTCTAACTGCTCAGCCACCCAGTCGAACATCATCTGGTAGATGTATTCCTGCGCCTCGACGGTGAAATTGTCGTTGTTTACGACCACAGGGGTCTTGGCATCGTCTAAACGCAACGAGAAAGACACGTTATCGTCTAAGAAAAAGACTCCTCCAAATCCCCTATCAACGGCCTCTACAACAATATAGTCCCGTATGTCCCCCACGCCGCGACACGCCGTACTGTATTCCTCGATACTGGCTACTTTTCCACCCCAGTTGCGCTGGTGAGCCGCCAACTCGCCGGGGTGACAGAATATGTGGACGCGCTTCAACGCTTCAGGCGTCAACCGTTGAAGAGTTTTTTGGCGGTCAACACGACCTCGTGTGAATAAGGCTATCAGAGTTTTCATACCACTTAAAACGATGGCGCTAACCTAACATGTCGAACTTAAATCCCGTCGTCATACGCGAAGCCGCCAAGTCAGCCAACCAGAACGAAGACGAAATATCGTCATGACTGCCGACGCTCTCCAGCCCCTTTTCGGTGAAGGCTACTGAACCGAGGTCTTGGAAGATGAGGTCCTTGACCTGCTGTGAATAGACGTTCCCCACCGGGATGTGAATCTTACCGCGTTCGAACAGCGTCGATAGGTGGGGCCATCCGGTCTTGAGGTCATATTTGTCGATTCCAGTTGTATGGCCGATGACGGGCATCCCTTCGGTATCAGCTGTTTCGACGAATATCTGCTGAAAGGTGTTATTCTCCATCACGATCAGGTCAGGCCGGAAACGGGAATTTATACGCCGCAAGACATTCATCTGCTCGAAGAACTTGGCGCCTTTTTCGCGGTAAAGGTGAAGCAGCCAACGCTCATCAGTCAGTTCGTCAATACCCCACACGCTGAATACCGCGTAGTCAGCGCCGACGTTGGCTGAAATAGCGAAGTCACAGCCAACGACTACCTTGGAGAACTTGATGGGGAACTCTTCGCGTGAATCCACCAGCGTGTATTTCTCCATCCTCAGCAGCGACCGCGTGAGAATTTCCATCGGGAAAATAGACGATTCGTTGGTGATCGGGCGGCAAAGGTTCTCGCGCGAGAAGATGATCGACCCCTGGGTCTCCTTTTTATCCATCAGATCCTTAAACGACCAACGCTGCGGCCACAATATTCGCCCGTTGGGGAAGATGGCCGGATATTCGATAACGAACCAACCGTTCTTGGTCTTCAGGTCGCCATAAAGGTCTTCAGCGTGAAACGGTGTACCGACGACGATAATTTGGCCGCCAGGTACGAGCATGTTCATAATTACGGAGTGGAAATAGTCGGTGGATTTGTTCCGTTGGAGAGCCGAATAGATGACGTTATCCTTCAGACCATCATCGACGATAATCCAGTACGGGTGAGCGCCACGCACCGAAGAACCAAAACCCTTGCCTGTCAAACGCGCGCCGTTACGGCACACTATATTGGTAGCTGACCAGTTGGCTGACGTTGACTGAGGATAGAGTCGTTCCTTCAAGATTTCGTTTTCCTCGATGGTACCCTTCAGAATCTCCAAAAGGTCAACGCTCTGTTGTAACGAGAACGAAAACAGAAATCCGCGGTTCGACGACGCCACGGTGGGACGCTTCGAATAACGAACGCTTGACGGCTTTTTGTAGCGGTACAACTGCCACGCTGCGTAGGCGTTGGAGAAGTAGAACGAGTTGTGAGCAACCGTTCCGTCGCCCAGTACGAAGCGATGGTCGCCATCGGTGGTGATCGAGACATATTCCCCTTCGCCAACAGGCGTGATCTTCAACGACGATACCACCGTAGGGTGAACACCATCGATAGTTCCCCAGTCTTTGTGTGACGTCTTGGTAGACCAGTCGGTTTGGACCTTTTTACGGGCTATTTTCACGGGGATTCGATCCAGTTCGCCAGAAATAGTTACACACCACGACGAATAGTCACGCCCTAACGCCTTACAATACCGCGTTCCACCGCCCATTCGCGTACAGAAGCCAAGACTGTCGGCCAGGTTCTTCACGTCACACACCAGCTGGTAGTTCGTATTACCGAAGTGATAGCCACCCTGCCAGTAGTTACCGTCGGAATCGATCAACCCAGCCAACACCTGGAGGCGGACTGCTTCGCTGTTGACGAGATACTGCTCTGGAATGTGTTTATTGTAAAGCAGGTTGTAGCCCTTCAACACCCTTTCAATCGGGTTACGCTTACCGCGACCCCGAACGCCGACTCCAAGCGTCACGACAAGTCCCTTTTGGCTGTAGCGAAGCCCCGTGCGCTCGGCGTAGCCGCGGAGATATTCACGCACTTCAGGGTCGGCGGTGGTGATCTTCTGGTTGTTGGAGTTGCCGTCACCTAACCAGTACCCCAAGAAATACGGCTCCAACGTCACAGGCCGTGCTGGATATTGTACCGCTACCTTGAAACCACGATAACGTTCCTTGATCCAGTTGGGGGTCTTACTTAACAGGGTCGGCATATCAATGTCCACTATCCGCTTCGACGCTGTATCGATGGAGCCGTTGCGGTCCTTTTCGATCAGCGTACAAATGTGACGCGAATTGACCGTGTAACTATCACCGCGCGACTGGTCGATACGGTACATCGTGGAATCGTGACCGCGGTGCGTAGCCACCACACGGCGTGGTGTAGAGTTGATACCCATCAACAGATCGCCAACCACAACGTCTTCTACCCTCTTGATGGTTCCGTCGTACATCCTCACTGGTGTTCCAACAGCCTCACATTTCCCGTGGTCACGAGCAGCGTTGATACACAGTTTCTTGTGCTGGTGAACTAAATCGCCCCACTCCAGGTGGTGCCACGATAGTTGAAAGTCGGGGATAACGGAAGTGATGAAATACGTCAAATTGGCACACCGCAGCGTGTCTTCCACCACGGCAGAAATATTCTCTTCATAGCGCGGCTTAAAGTCGATCGACGCGTCACCTGTGTACATCACCTTGTAGGTGTCTTCCATCAACGCCGCGAATATATCGTCAACATCGTGTGAGTCGCCACTCATCAACTCATTCAGTCCGCGCTCATCCAGCCCCTCGATTATTTCATCAACGAGGTCCAGGCACGCCAAACGGTGCGTCACCGACGGCGATATAATAGTGTCTAAACCCATATCTGTACCTTAAAAGGCAACGCCGGAAGGGTTTTTAATCCCTCCGGCATTACCTGTCATACAACAAAACTCATCTCTTCACCTCCAGCGCCGTGGTGAGGTATTTCTCCATCTCGAGCGATTCACGCTGGTAGACTTCCTCGGGGTAGTCTTCCAGCAACAACCGCTTATAGCCTTCAACGGCATTACCCAGTAGCTGGGCGAGTTGTATGATTTTAGCCTTGTAGACCGCCGCACGGTCATCGGGGCTGAAGGCGAAGCAGAATTTTGTCTTGTTAGCGTCGAAGAATTTGACGTAGTTAAACGCGCTGAGCGTTTCAAGTAGTTCGAGTGCCGTGCGGTGCGACAGCGTTGTCTTTTTGACTACCTCGGTACGTGTGTAAGGCCGCTGGGCCGACATTTCAAGTTCCAGATGGTCCTTATTCAGAATACGAAGCAATTCGAGAGCCTTGGTGAAAGCCAATTGGCGATTTTCGTCTTGCTCGGTGAACTTTTGTGCCGCTGCTACCTCTTCGGGCGTTTGAGCGGCTTGTTTCTTATCTGCCATTTTGTTTTACGGTTTCTCGTTTTATAGTTGGAAATAATTCTCCCGTAAACCGAACCATCGTGCGCTGGAGATGGGCGAAAATGTCTTCCGGTTTGAGGTGGAGTTCTTGTAACAACACCCGTTCCATCGTAATCAGTCCCTCGGTGTCAGGCAGACGATACACAACGTCGAAATTGTATTTTCCGTCGTGAGGATCGCGATAAATGGTGACGATCTTCACCTCGATGATTTCGATAGGCCCTTCTGCGCCCGTGATAATGTAACGCGAATCGCCAATTTGAGGGAGAATGTTGCCCTTAACGCGAATTGCCTTTCCGTTCTGGTTGACGTCGCGCGGGGGGGTTACATGTTTTTGCCTTGAAGTAGCACGTTTCGCGCGGCTGTAGTCTTGATTCTCCAACCAAACCTGCGCCGCCAATTTATCGAGATCAGGGATAGTGGCGGAGGTGGGGACGTAACGATATCTGATCGTTGACTTCACGCCTTCGCGTTGGATAATACCCACGCTGGAAAGTACTTTGAACAGCGCCGGCGATACCTTGGGGCTGATGCCGTTCTTAGTGAGGATAGCACCAAACGACGCGCCAGGTTCCATCACACTAACCCATTTGTTGAGCGAACGTTCTAAGATGTCGGCAATGGCCGCCTTGACGCCTTTTTCGAAAAGTTCTTGTTTCATCGTTGTACAGTTTTGTTGTTAGACACACTGTATAACGTTGGCGGCTTTGTTATTTGGCGCATTGGAACTCGAAAAAGTCGTTACCGCGGCGGCGTTTCTTACGCTCGGTGGCGGTAATTTCGCCTTCAGCTCTCAACCGCTGGACACAGTATCGAAAATATTCGGCTGTGGCTTCAACGTCGTTCATCGCGCCGTGAGCGTCTGTGAGGCGGATGCCGGCGCGTTCACACGTAGCACCAAGTGTCATTTTCTCGTCACCCGTCAAGCCGTACATCATTTTGGAAAAGTACATCGTGTCCAGCGTCTGTTCTTGGATGTAGGTGAATAGGTCGTATTTCCGTCCATAGGATGAATATTCAAACGCCGCCGATAACATCGCCACGTCGAACATCACGTTGTGACCCACACCTATCAGGCGGCGCTGCTCTTTGCCCTTGGCGTCGGAGAAATTTTGAGTACAGAACCGCCCCAGTGCTTCGATAAACGCATCCAACTCCATACCTCGGTTCACCTCAGCCATATTGACCATGGTCTTAGAAATGGATTCTTTCGTTATTTGGAGACCATTGTACGGCTTTACGTAGGTTTCCCAGCGGTCTACCTCTTTCAGGGTGTTAAAGTCTAAAACAACGGCTGCAAACGACGTTATGGGGTTTTGAGTGGGATCGAGACCTCCAGTTTCCGTGTCGAAACACAAGAAATTACTTTTCTTCATATCATTTCGGTTTTACGTAGTAACGCTGTAAGAAAACCACCCCTCTGCATCACTGCGGTGGGGTGGCGGCGTTTAATCTATTTAACTTATGAATGCCCCTCTTTTTGAGGTTGTAAAAATCGGGGTGATATTTCACACCCCGCACCCGAGTTGCCGTTCCTATTTACACTCCCGAAACTGCCGACAATGGGCGAACTGCCACAACATTCCGTCGGGTGAAAAAGTTGATCTGGAAGGGTTCGAACCTCCAATACGAGAACCAAAATCTCGTGTGTTGCCCATTACACCACAGATCAAGATAAGGGGCCGCGACGTATCGCTTATACTCTTGCCCCTTGGTAGAGTCTGTCTCCTCCGCTCCGGCGCTCGCCTATGAGGAAGTCTGCGTTGCTGCCTTGGAGACATTTTGAGTAACGAAGTAACGCCAATTCATCGGAAAAGAATCTACACTACAAACTCGTCTCAACTGGCATGTTAAGCGGCGTTACGCTCGTTACGATTAGTATAACGTTGGCGTGAAAAAAGTAACGAAAAAATCCGCCAGGGCAAACCACCTCCCTGACGGACTGCGAAAGCAACCTTGTTGTTTGTTACGGTGTTATTTCTTGCCTTTGGCCTCGTCGAACACCTTGAACGAGTATGCGGGCTTGAAGGCGATGGACCTGTATCCACGGCATTCCACCTTCTCGCCCGTCAGGGGATTGTACCCCGGGCGCGGAGCGGCCACCTTCTGAACGAATCGGCCAACGCCGCCGATAACGATGTCTTCACCTTTGTCCCTCACCTCTTCGGTAAGAATGCCTTCGAGAGCACGGACGAACTTAATCGCCTCGGCCTTGGTGCTGCCGGTACGCTCGGCGAGCGCCTTGTAAAGATCTTGCACTTTCATTGTACGATAATTTTGATTGTTGATAAATATGGGGTTTTGATTAAACCTTTGCTTTGACGACTTCGATGCCCAGTTCCACCAACTGGTCACGTATGGAATTCCACGCTGCGTCGCGGGCCGCTTCGTTGACCCACCACTCGGTGACGTTATCACCTTCGGCGGCTGACGTGTCGCGATTGAGGATGATGCCGAACTCATATCGCATTGAATCATCATTCCAGCGCTCTACACGATCTATCGAACGCACATAGACCCACGGTACCATCGACTGACCAACCTCGATAAAAACGGCACTCAAACGCTTTTTCTTCGTGAGGTCTTCGGCGGCAGCCAGAAAATCCGTCAACGACATATCGTAATCAACGCCATCGTCGGCGTTACGTTCAGCGTCGTACGGCTTGGCCTTTATCGTGACGGGTTCACCGCCAAAAAGCGGAAGCCCATCAGAGCCGCGTGGTATTTTGTGAGCCTTTGCGGGCTGTTCTTGTTCGTCAATTTTCGACGTGTGGATCTTTACCATCGTGTTTCACCATTTTGATGTATCCAGCCTTCACTAACTTACGAATGGCGTTTCGCTCGTTGAGGGCCTGGAGATATACGCAATCGGGATCGTACAGGACCTTCACGGAACGAGTAACATTGTTACCGATGACGGGGTCGAATTCCAACCGCCGTTCAGTACCAATCTCCCGACATTCTCCGGTCTTATAGTTGAACTGGTAAAGTCTCATCCCGGGACGAAAGATTGTAGACCCCAGATAGCGCAGCTCTTGCTTTTGGCGCTCTAATTGCTCGGTGCGTGTGCGTTCGGCGTCTTGCTGGAAGAAACGCCCAGTGTGAAAGAATTCGCTCATTTCTTGAAATGTTTTAGTCCTCGCTCGATACCCGCCAAAGTCTCGCTGGTAAAGGCGTGGATAATATCGGGTTTTGTGTTACAACGCCAGTACGGAACCGCTCCTTCCACGTCAGGCCCAGTGAGGCGGTACTGCATAAGCGAAAATTCCAACACGTAATCAACCTTGGGGGAATTGTAGTTGCCCGGCAGCCGTATCTGTACTTGGAGCAGGTGGGCGTATCGGCCGCAGAATATCTCGTCACGACTATGGGCGTGGTCCAAACGTAGGCGGTAGGCGTCCATCGTGAGTTGGAATTCGCGAATGTAGGTAGTGTTGGCGAGTTTTATCGTTCGTGTCAAGATATGAGCGTGGTTGGTATTATCCATCCACTGACCATGGATGATTTCGGCGTGGTTTGGCAGGTTGAGTATTACCGCGGCCCAGATTTCCTGGGGAATTACCGAATTGCGTTCGGGTTGATGGCGAAACGCTTCGGGCCACGTGGCTTCGAATTCGTCATCGACGGCCTCCTGTACCAAGGCGGCGATTTCTTCGGCGTAGAGCCAATTGATTATCCAACGAATCAGGCGTTTCATCGTGTTACGGATTTTACCATTTGACCGTCGTCTGGAAATAGGCGAAGTTGCCTGACTCCTGGTTGTACTTTGGCCGTTTGCTGTTGGCGCTTATCGGTCAGCGTGAGTTCAAAACCGTTGGTGCTACCGACGGTGATACTCTTGACGTCGAGTTGACGTGTGATTATCTGTTTGGCGTATTCATGAGCCATGCGCTGCATACTGCGGGCAATATGGCCGATGTAGGGATGTTGTTTAGCTTCTTGTTCCATTTCGTGGTAGGTTTTACGAACTCAATAACGTTGGCGGTTCTGGGTGATGCCTTACGCGCGTGTATGTACACGTGTACGCGCTGGGGTGTACACACGTTCGTGCTGGCGTCGGGTGGGCTTCTCTCGAGCGCGTGTGTTCTCTCTCGCGTAAGCGTACGAGCGCACGTATGTGCGCGTCGGGAGACGTCTTCGACAGATTTATCTGGAGAAGGAAAGTCTCCCGTTGAGTGTAAAGAGAAGTGTCTTTTTCTCTTTACACCGGATAAGGGGGATTATAGGGGGTTAAGGAAAGGAAGGTTGCAGGAGGGAAACCATTAGGGGGAAGAAAGGGGAAACCGCCAACATAGACTTTGTAAATCTCCAAAAGGCTAAATTTTACAACAGCATGAAATAACTCGCCAAACATCGTTTCTACAACATCTCTTTAACAGCAGTTTTGCGCCAATCGTTTTTAGGCGATTTGGCGATCTAAAATCTCTCAGGTGAGGTAGGTGTACCAGAAACAGATTATCGGCAGAATACAAGAGCAAGAGAGCCGCTCCTGATTGATGGGGGCGGCTCTCTGCAGTAAACGAAACGACGTAGCGTTACGATACGGGCTTCTTTTCGGCGTCCAGCACGACTTCAGTGTCTTGGACCTTGTCGTTGAGGTCTACGACGTCTGCTTTACCGCCGCCGGCCGGAATGTCGATGCGTGAAAGTCCTACGCGACTCCCCAGCATCTTACCCAGCGCGGCAGACAAATTGGCCATCGGGGCGTCGGTGGGGACAGCGGTGTCTTCCTCTTCGTCGTCGGGAATACCGTGTTGGCGCTGATATTCCTTCGACATCGCCTGGAAACGATCGCGGTACTCGTTCAACGTGTCCTCAGGGTCGCGCTGGAGATGGCCTTCATCGGCCAACGTAGCCAGCAGCGGTACGTTGATGGCGCAGAGTTTCTCGATGATGAACGTACCGACGCCAAATACGTTGGCTAACAGCATACCGTCCGTTCGACGATACGTTGCGGCCATAAGATCACGATCGACCAACACGAACTGGCCCTTGAGTTCGCGCGGATTCAGCGTCGGTACGTGGCGCAGGAGTTCCTCGACGCCGATGCCGCAGTGGGAGTAGCGTTCGTTGACGATCTTCAGGATCATCCGTTCGATCACCAGCAGTTCCGTGTCCAGCGCGCGGCCGTACTGCTCCAGTGTCGTAACGCCATTGGCCGTCAGCGACAGCGTGTTGTCGTCAACACAGAACTCCGTCAGACCGTTCTCGCTGCATTCTACGGACAGCCGCCGGATGTAGTCGCGAAGATGTTCATCTTCGTGGAGGTCGATCAGTGAGCGGCACACCAAGTTGGCGTCCAACATCTGCCCCAGCCAATCACGCGCTGCGCCATACGGAACGCGCAGTTCGTCGATGCCCGTAAACGGCAGCGGGCCTTCCTCGACGTTGAGGATAACAGGACGATCCGCAGCAGCAGAGGCCATGGCGTACAGGAACAGAACCTGCGCTTTGGTCGTTTGGAGATTTTCAGTCACAGCCAGCGGTCCCGCGGCATTGAATACAGTTTTCGTTTCCATTTTTTGTTTTGCTGTTTGAGTGAAAAATTGGGTGAATTTTCGTTACTTGGCGGCCTCGGTTTCGAATGCCCGTAGCAGTTCACGCGTGTCGGCGATACGCTCACACAACCGCATGACTTCTTCGTCGGTGGCGCCCTCCTTGGCGCGGTTGAGCGATTTGACCTGGTCACGGTACAGGGCTACCTGTACGCGAACGGCTTCTTTGGAATGGTTCTTTGCGTAGTCACGGGCTGTGGCCATGGCTGTAGCGCGGGTTACTCGATTAGGTGCCATAATTTTGATGGTTTAGACTTCAATTTCGATTTTCTCGAACATCACGCGCTGAGGATCAAAATCGCCAAACGTCGTAGTGACGCGATACCACACGCTGTTGGCTAAATCGTCGGTGATGTGCGGCATTTTGACGGCTGTGCGCTCTTGACCGCCAAGGACCAAAGTGGTGGCGATATTGTAACCGCCCATCGCGAATCTAACAGCCATGAGGCGACGTTCTTCGATCTTTTGGCGCTCAGCGGGCTTCATATCACGCAGGTCGCTGTTTTCAGCAGCGTTGAGGATGTACAAATCGACAGTTTTCATTTTCGTCCGTAGTCGTGGGCTGATTCGTAAGCCGTCCAGGCGGCTTCAAAGTCCTCCAGCCCGAGGTTTTGCATTTTAACGTTGGCGGTGCTGATGGCAGTCGCGATCTCACTAACGGCGGCCCGGTGTACCAGCATAGCCTCTTTAAGCGATTTGAGGCGGTCGCCCAACAGCAACAGGCCCATCCACGCATAGCGCACGACCTGTACATTTACGTCTTCGCACGAAAAGCGGCCATAATTCTCAAGCGACGTCACCAGTACGGGGTTGCCGTTATCGTCATCGAGATAGAACGTCAGCGTGGATTTTTGGTCGATGTCTCCACGGCCATCAAGCAGCCCAAACGTCACTGAGCCTGGCGACGTGCGTGAAACACGCCAATCCGTGCAGTTGCGGTTTTCGACGAGGAATTTGTCCAACGCCTTTTGGAACTTCAGGTTGGCTTCATCCATTTTACGATTGGAGCCGTTGACGGCCATCTCCAGACGCGCAACGGCCACTTTACCAGCGTTCGAAGAGCGATATGCGTTCATGATACGGAACCGGAGGTAGTTGCGCCGAGCGTCTTCGAACAGTCGCTCCATATTGTTCAGGTACTCAACCATCTCCCGCTTCGATTTCTGGTAGACGCCCGGCTGAAACGAATTACCACCCATCGACTGAAAGGCCAGATCGTACGCCTTTTGAGCCCTGAATTCAGGCTCGGGGTTGACGCCGTTGAGGCGTGCTTCGTACTCACACCAATCTTCACGCCGCTTGAAGACGTCGATTATGGCGTCCATCACGGCCTCCTTGGTCTTGAATTTGTTGATACGGTACGTTTTCATCGCGTTATTTGTTTTTCGGTTTTGACTATTTTACTTGGCGAGATAGGCGTTGATGGCGTCGGCCAGGTGCTACTCGTTCTTGGGCTCTTCAGGCTGAATGGGCTCTTTAGCCCACTTCCTCCACGCGGCGTTCTCGTCAGCACGAAGCATCAGCACGTCGCCAGAACCATTACCCCACCAGTTGTTGCAGTGCGAGAGGTGAATACCAGCCTGGTTACCATGAGCAGAGCACATTTTCTTGTAAATCGACCGGAACATCGCCGATACTCGCCGACCGCTGAAATGGCCGCCTTGCTTGGCGTCGTTAGTGACGTAGATTTCGGCATCAGCGGGGGTGATATCGCCTAACTTTTCGTCTACGAACTCAGCCGAGGCGCCGCCCCAATAGCCGTGTTTGATAGTGTCCTTGAGGAGTTGCTGTTCTTCGGGGGGTCAGCGCCTTTACGATTTCGCGGATGGCTTCAACGGTTGCTTTCATGGCTTTATACGATCTTGTTTTACGATTTGGGGATTTGGCGGCGATTAGAACCACACTTTGCGGAATTTAACGCGAATCGGGGCGCAACCTATACTGGCCAGTGCGGCGTTGATTGAACGCTCTTCGAAAGCGGCCTGGGCTTTGAGGACCTTATCCTCCAGCGGGGAATCTTTCGGGAATTCGACGAAGAGGAGATCGTCATTCTGACGCGACCAGAAGGTCTTGGCGGCTGCCCATTCTTTGCCCATTTTACGGAGGTTGGCTTTCAGCTGAGTTGAGATTTGCTTTTTCATAGTTTTGTAGTGTGTTTTAGTTTCATTTTCAACTACAAAGGTACGGCGAATTTTCCAAATCTCCAAGAGAATTTCAAGAAATTTTTCTCTTTTTACAAAGATTTTTCCAAGACCCTCGTTAAATCAACATCAGAGCGAGTATATCATCATCGCCAACAGCAGCGCCACAACACAAAACCCCAGTAAATAAAGAAGGTTGACGACTACCCGAGCCATCAACCTTACAATATACGCCAACCGTTTCATCACGGTTTGAATAGCATTTTGTTACACTTAGGACAGCGCAGCAGAACCTTGGGCAGATAGCGGTCCTCAAACGCGCCACGCATAAAGATTCGCGCCTGGTCGTGAGTGAGGGAGATATTTTCGCCACACTCACACGTCAGCGTGACGTGGGCGGTGTACTTACCCTCACCAGGTGTTTCGTTAAGGTAAAGGCGGTCGGGGAACTGGCGAAACTCCAGTACGCCGTTGGCGTTACGCGTCCACGAGTTAGTACGTTCTTTACCAAACCCCATGTTCATCGTGATGGCGTACCCCTTGGTGTTGGCCAGGAACTCGGGCGTTAGACAGATTTGAGCGTCGTGCGGGTGCTTAGGGTCATCGCTGGGTACGGTGTAACACCCGTAACGGCGCATTTCTTCACTGAGGCGCGGGTCGTCGTAGTTACGTTCTTCGTTCATATCGTTTCCAAGATTTTTAGTTAAATAGCGTTCCGTTGGCGTATTTCATCACCCAGGCTGTCGATTCCAACAGATAGTCGCCCTCTTTAGCCATATCCACCAACCGCCAATACTGAGGAAATACGCGGCCCGTAGGGTCTTCTCCAGCAGCGGAGTTGTAGCGTACCTCCATCTGGGCAGTACGAAAGTCGCGAAACCCCAGGCGTGCGGCGCGGAAGTGGTGTTCGTCCTCAGGGCTGGCCAAGGTGACGGCGATAGCGTCCACCAGCGGTGCTACTTTCAACAACCCCTCGACGTCGGGAAACCCGGTGAATAGCTTTACCCACACACGTGGGTTAGCTTGGCGCAATTCGGTAACAACGTCAATAACGCGCTGGGGATAGTTCATCGGTTCGCCGCCAATAATCTGTACCACCGGAAAGGAATCACCCAGGGCACGACCCGTTGAAATACACACCTTACCCTGCTTGGCCCACAGGTCACGTGCCGCGGCCAACACCCGCATTCCGTAGGCGTCAACGGGCAATTCGTCAACGATCAGGCGGCATATACGTCCTTTATAGTCCATGGCTATCGGTTTTTGGTGTGTCTTATAACGCGACCCGTTTCTTCTGGTGTTTCATCCAACCCGCGGTTGTAGGGTGCGTCGGTGATTTCACTGAAGGGATAGGGTACAGGCATCGTGTTTAATTCCGCGCGGCTGGTTGGTTCTTTCCAAGAGCGAACTTTGCGTCCTGGTACGTGTTTCAAAACGTTGGGTGGAATGAGGTCCTTTGGCGGTTCGTACGCTGGAACTGGCGGCGGAGGCGGTACGACAGGCGCTGACTTACGAGGTCGTCGTTGCTTGTCCGTATTCGTGTTGGCGGTGACGATTTTAGTCGCTTTCTTACGCTCACTGAGTAAACCCCTTCGCGACGCCGTACTGCGGACCGTAGCGATCGACAACCCCCATTTAGCGCAAAACGCCTTAATATCCATCGTGGCGTAGGTTTCGATGAGTTCTCGTAAAGCGTCACTGCCTTCGACAAGAACTGATGGTTTACCAGCAATTCGCGACATATCACAGGTAGGTTAAGGTGGTGTTGTATTTAACACGTTCTTCATTCAAGAGAGCCAACAGACGCTCTTCAGAACGCGACGACGATCCTTCGTAGTGATACTCGTCGAGTGTGAGTTCTACTTCAGCGTCGTTGTGTACGGGATAACCGCGGCCGCGCGCTATCAGCTGGCGTTCGGTTTTGGCGCGTTGACGACGTACATCCTCGATTTGGCGTATTATTTCGTCCTTAGTCATCACCGCGTCAGTTTTAACATCCAATCACGGAACTGGTACGGCGCACGTGGTTCGCGTTCTACCATCTGGCCTGTGCGTAGGTTACGCAGGTGGTAGGTCGGGAACTCGTCCTCGGTATCGCCGCCAACGATAAGGCACGTGTCTTCGCCCTTACCAGCGGCGTCGTACATTTCGTCCAACAACCCGATAGGGTCGTCGTTGGCTTCGTCGTACACCACGGCGTACAGCGTGTGGAATTCTTCCTCGGTAAAGTCAACGCCCGTATAGGCGGCTATCTCGTCCCACGTCTTTACCTTTACGCGGGTGCCGATACGAAACAGCGGATTCATTTCTGCGCTTTATTAGGACCTTCAGGGTCGAGGTCGATAATAAGATTCTGCATTTTGTGGAGGTTGTAACGCACGAAAACCTCTTTAGCTATCAGCGTCTGGCGATACGCCTCAACGAGCGCCAAACGTAAATCTTCCAACTGCTCGCCGTTGATGGCCGCGTCGGCCAGAACTTTTCCTTCGAGGTCGGTGATGTTGATAATTACAGCCGAACCGTTGTACGCGTTACCGCTTACGTGCGTAAGCGTGTCCAACGTCTTCATTACGGCCTCAGCGGACTGGGCGTAGGCCTTACGTTTCTCGGCCAGGAACTGTTTAAGGGTCTTGGATTTCATTTCGTTTTACGATTTAAGTTCTACAATCTTACGGCGTCGGCCAAATAGGCTTCAGCCCCGGTAACGCTGGGCGTTTCGGCACCCCAGCCAGCGGCATACGCAGCAGCGATAAGCGTTTCGGCAGTCATGGCTATTTACGATTTAAGCGTTCCACTATACGATATATCACATACACGCCATACCCGATAACGAGCATGCCGAAGAGTTTTACCAACCCGTCACCGTACCAAATCAGGTTGATACCTACAAACGCTATCACGGCAACGATTATTACCAACATCCACGCGGCGCGTTCTTCCAACTGTTTACGATTCTTGTCCATTTTACAGAGTTTAGTTTCATTTTCCAAGAGCGAAGGTAGTGTAAATCTCCAAGACTTCAAAGAGAATCGCGAAAAATCCTCCAAGAAAAGCGAATTATTTTCGTAAACCGCCAACAGAAACCCCAGCTAACGGGGTGGATAGGTGTTAGCTGGGGAGTTGTAAAACGAATAGTTATACCGCCTCACGGCGTCACGTAGTATAACGTTGTTAGATGAACTTACGAGCGATCCACTGGATGTACTCCTGTTCCACAGCAGCACGTTCGGCGTCACCGCGTTGACTCTTTTGTTCACAGATATACGCCCGTTTAGCGATCTCGTAGCAGGTGTCGTTACTCATTTGTTCCATCATCCACTGGTAGGCGTCAAACGTTTCGTCGTGGATGATATTAGTCACCATGGCGCTGGCGTCGTGAAGGTCGATCGTGACCAACGGAGTGCAAGGGTTGTGTGAACGTTTAGGGAACAACATCAACCACTTACGGTACGCACCTTCGTTGTACTGCTCGATGCCGCGGGTGACGATAATGCCGTTGGAAAGACACTCACGGTGACGCTTATATGCCTTGTACGCTCGCTTGTGTATACGCTGTACTACCTCGTTCCACGACATTTCGTCAGGGGTGATTTTCTCTAACCCCAACAGGTAGCGACACCAAAAGAACGACGGACGGTATTCCCACCACGTTACAACGACAATAGCCAGCGCACACGCCAGTGCGGCGAATAGGGTGAATTTATCCTCCATATTGGTCTTGAATTCTCGTTATCGCGAAGCGAACGTCACCTTGTACCACCCTGCGCCTGCAACGGCCACAAATCGCGTGTTACGATCCTTCTCGTCGAGGGAGATGTACACCGCTGCTGACGTATTAGCGAACGCCGGCACCAACTCCACACCAACGCGCGTTTTCACAGCAGCCATCGTCACTACAGACACCTTCTCCACCGCGGTGTCTTCGCGTACGTCGAAACCCAACGCGCGGATTGCACCCATCACGTAGTCCGACTGGTCAACACGACGCTGTAAGGTTTCCATCATCGCTGCGTGGTCGTTCTTGAATTCAGCGAACGAGCGGACCTCGGTGCTTTCGTGCACGAAATTACCAACCGTGTTTTCACCGATCACCACCACATGGCGCACGCGGTTGTACGTCCCACTCGCCACGGGCACTACTGCAGACACGTTCCAACCGATGGCCGCCACCTTGGTACGAATGTAGTCGAGGCGCTCTTCCTTTTCACGATCGAGGTTCACCAGTACGTCAGCCTCTGCGGCGGAGATCAGTTCGATGGGCTGGCCGTTCCACTTTGATTTGAAGTCTTGAATTTCCATCACTTCTTGAATTTAGATTTTTGCTTTTTGTTGAACTTGTGCTGCGGGACACGTCCTTCCTCGCGGGTGAGTTCGTGATCGTCGTCAGCTGTCTTATTAAACTTTGAACGCCAGAAATCGACGTCAGCTGCAGCACGTTGTTTAGGACCTTCCAACATCTCACGCTGCTGACGTATACGCTGGAGGAACAGCTGCTTTATGGCCTCGCCTGAAGCGCGTTCTTCGGGGGTGAGGGGTTCGGCCTTGACGTCTTCAACCTCATCGATGCCGCTGACGGCGTGGTTGTGCTGGATGCGGTTGAAATCGTAGTTCATCGTAGACGGATATTCCATCTCGGCCTCAGGATCATATTCCTCGTTAGCGGGCATAAAGCGGGCATAATACGAGTTGTGCAGTCCGGCAATGAGTTTCGGTAGACTCCAGTTCATGCGCGCAGCCACACGGCCAAGGATTATCTCCTTGAGGTTGATCGACTTATAGATGGTTTGTTGGATATGAAGGCGGATTTCAGTTTCGACGTTGACGTCGATGGCGCCGTTGATGAATATTTGGTCGCCTTCAGCCTCTTTACGGATCTGTTCCAGCGTCCGGAGCATCGCGTTATAAGCGTCCGTGCTGTTCAGGGCCTTATACCGCAGTTTCATCTGCGTGTACATCCAGCTAAGTTCTTCAAGACGAGGGCGTTTTGAGTAGAGACGTACGTCCTGGACGCGGTTACGGAATTCTTCGCGGCGTTTTTCAATGTCGGTGATGTAGTGCTTTAATACGTCCTGCACGTACGAAAGTTCTACCTGTATTTCACGACTTTCAGCCAAAATACGAACCACCTCCTTGGGGGTGAACATTTTCCCTAAAAGTTCCTTAATATCTTCGGCCAGCGAAACGTCATTCATCCGTAAGGCGTCGTGCTCTGCCTTTTGTTGGCGGTGACGACGATATGCCAAATCGTAGCTTCCGCGTGCAGTGGCCAAAAGGCGATTGGCGGCCAACTGCGCTTTACGGCGTGCGATGTAGATTTCACGTATCTCTTCTTGTTCGCTGGTGGAGAGGTGCTTGATGGTTTCGTTGAGTTTCTTGGGGAACCACATAAGGTGGATTTCCGTGCCGTCGGAAGCTAATAGGTGGATGCGTTTGAGGGTATTCGATTCCTTGAGTACCAAATATTTCTTCCAAGCCACAGGATCAACGACTTCCGATGGAATTTCAGCGTTCAAAACCTCTTTTATGTCTTTTTCCATTGCGTTGTACGGTGAATAGGTTTGGGGATTAATAACTGTTGGCGGTTGTTTTCTTCTATTGTGAGGGGCTATTTCTTTGAAATTTGCGGTGTTGGAAATAACGGCGGTGCTACCTCATCGCGATAATCTACAAAGGCCCAACGGTTGAATTCATTACTCAACGCGCCAAGCAACTCACGATCTCGCCAAATGTTATTACGAACCGGAAAGGGCTGGCGACGCATACGTTTGGGGACGATGCCGTAGTTAACCGTGTTGCGGGCTATGCCTTCACTAACCTTTACAGCATCGGGCACAGTCAAACTGAACGCCTGACCCGCGTCCTCAGGGTAGAGAACAGGGATCAGGAGTCCATCGCGTGTTTTATAGATTTCGTATTTCATTCAGTGCACTTTTTCTCGTAGAACAACCGCCAACGCCAATACGGCATATAGTCGTTAAGTGTATCAACGTTCACGATCTGTCCGCAATACGGACAACACACGCGGTCAGGTTCTACCAACGACTTAGGTGAGGTTATTTCTGTGCGCGCGAATATGAACTTTGCGCCACACATTTTGCAACGCTTTTTGTAAAGGGGGTTGTCGTAGTAGGTTTTACGACGCGACGCTTTGTCGTATTGTTTTAGACACCCTTTTTTAAGAGTTATCATCGCTTTTCTTTATTACGTTCTCTGAATAACACCCAACGCAGTTTATTCGCCAACACCTGTCACTGTCATATCTTCTGTTGTTTCTTTTTACGTTGATACGCCATCCTGATGTTTTGGCCTGTGAGTTGGGCATATTCCGCTTTCGTTACCTCGCGACAGTCGGCAGGTATTTTGGCGCGTCCTGTTTCAACCATCCATTCCGAGACGGCGAAACCGAACTCCGACCCTACGATTTTGATGTTGGCCTCAATCTCCACGCGTATGCCGGCGAAATAGTCCGTGTAACCGATGATGGCGTTCACCTCGTTGCGGCTCACACGCGGTAGGCGTTGTAATTCACGCTCAACGGCGCGTCCTGCTTCAGTGGACGTATTAGGACGGTACTGATGCGCCAACGGCGAACCGTCCAATCGCCAAACGTTAGGATCAGGCGTTTCAGTGAACTCAATCGCGCTGATACCACCAGCCCAAAGCAGCCGTGGTGGACGGTAACTCACACCGCCAAAGCCCTTCATCGCTGCACGCGCAGCGTTCAGAGCCTCCATACGGCGGTGCGCCAACGCGAATATAGCGTCATAGGTCGCCGTTCCCGGCGGCGTAACATAATATATCATCCGTTCGTCTTTCATGGTCTTTTATCGTGTTTCTTTTTCCATCGCCACCATCGCGTACATCAACGCTCCGTACACGGCTTGTAACGCTGACGGTGCCGGAAACAACGAGCGGTTACGATTCATCGCTACCATTACACGGTCATCGTCCAAACGCTCAAAGCGCACATCACCATATTTCAGTAGTTCCAACAGTACGTCTTCAAACGTCAACGCTGGCTGATAGGTGTATCCCTTACAGTTGGCGAAGGCTGCGGCGGTGTTTACCGTCAACAGCCCGCTGGTGCGGTGACGATTCGACAAAATGAAGCCCAGCTGTTTGACAGGCTTCATGCCGCGATTCAAGAGTCTTGCTGAAGCAGCGGCGGGTAATACGTCGCGACCGATAAACGGCGTACAATGGGCCTGGCGCGATCCGTAGTGTACAGGTTGGTCGTCGGTGGGTTCAGGTACGCGCTGGAGAGCAGCTTCCAAGGCTTCGCGCGGTGCTATTTCAGTAACGCCTTCAGTGATGTACCACTGACCCTCCAAACGGCTGGGTTGACGGTCGAAATAGTGTATCGTACCGTCAGCATCGGCGGCGTACCATCCGGGCTTGACGACGAAACTATGAGCCGTATTGGCGCGTCGTAGAGCCATGGCTTCGCCTACCTTCAACGGATAGCCGTGAGTGAGTATCTCGGCGGCATAGGCGTCGATTTCTGTGGTTTTGGCGTCAGGTGCAAAGCACATCACGCCGCGGTTGTACAACGGGTGTACCTCGCTGATGATGTAACGGCCTGTGAGACTCTTAATCAACCAAGCCATCGCGGTGTAGTATTTCGTAAAACTCGCGCGGCCAAACGATATTATCAGGCAGCGGAACCAGAAACGACGCCAAGGCCGTGGCGAACGTTTCGGCTACTTCCTCCACGCTCCAACCAGCAATTCCACAACCGATCTTCGTCACGTAAAAACGCAGTTCGGGGTGTTGGCTGGTGTAAAGGATGAAACGGTCGCACGCCTCCAAAAGTACCTCGCGCGGAACCCTTGCTTTGCCGTATTCCGGGAATTCGTCTTCGGCGTTGATTTCGACATATTCCATCGTCGGGATGGCGTAGCTTTGGCCTTGAGGACCTTCGGCTTGACCGTTGACGGCGCCAAAACGCTTCAGTGCCACAAGAGCCGCACCGCCGCAGTGCTCGCCGTCGGTATTAGAACCGAACACGAAGACGCCATCGTCGGGGAGTTTCGCTAAATTATCGGGTGTAAATTCCATAGTTAGATTTCTTCGATTTCGTTGTTTTGGAGTTTTTTCTTGTGTTTCACAAGGTCTATAACGGTGGTACTGACGCCGTCTTCGCCAAGGAACTGAACGCCGAGTTCGTTCTTTTCAGGGCGTATAGCTACCACACGGAATGGAATGCCCGCCGGGTGAGTGTATTTTCCGCCAACGCGGAAGAACCGCGCTTTACTTTTCTTGGTCATTGAGTTTGTCTATTTGGGTGGTTAATTTCGTCACCAGGTTGGTGAACTCTTCGATGATAGCGGCTTTTTCAGGCGTATATCCTTTGGCTTTTTCGTCAACGTGTTTGCATAACTCGTTGACCTCGGTTTTAAGGCGTTTGAGGCTGGCCTCAAACCGCAAAGCCTCAATTTTTGCCGTTGAAGCGTATTGGAGTCGGCAACCTACACCCTCGAAACAACCGCTCTCACCTAACTTTCGTTTCACACAAAAGCCGGCTTCAGGCAACGGCGTCAGGTCTGAGAAATTGAGAGGCGTCACCCGCGCTTCATCCGGCGTGGTGTCGGTCACGCGATACACGCCTATGATACGACCGTGATTTTCTGCATACAACAGGTCGTCAATATACAGCAGCGTGGGGACCTTATTCCAAGCGTCAAAATACTTGCGTTTGACGGCCATATTTTTCAGAATACCAGGTCGAACAGCTACAGCGCACATCACGATTTCCTCGGCACCCATGATCGGGATAGTGGGAGTAGCGGCTTCGTCACCGACGGCGATCACGTTGAAGACGTGAAGCGCAGGACGGTACACCCATTCTCTTCCAACAAGTTTCTCTTCCATTTTAGTTGTAGTTTTTGCGTAATTCATCCAGTTTGGCGACGTATACCTCCATCAACGCAGGATCATACGCCATACGGCGTTTCCATGCGTCAATACTCTCGGTAGCGGGCAGTACACTCGAATAGTCAGGCGAGGGGCTTTGGTCAGCCCACGAGCGCTGGGCGTCTTCCATCATATAGGCCACCAACTCCCACTCGTAAGGCGAATGGACCTCGGTGCGCAGGTACTCGTAGTGTACCAAGATTTCGATGGGGTCCTCGGTACGGAAGGCGAAGTCGGCGTTCGACGATTCAGAGAAGCCTCTCCCCCGGCCTATCAACCCCGACCGCAGCCACTGGTGATAAACGGGCTTTCCGGTTTCAGAGGTTCGTTTCAAAAGGTAATATAAACTCTTCATGATGTTGTTAGAATTTTCTGTTCTTAATAACGTTGGCGATTTGCCTTGGCGATGGTACGCCACGCGACGAATTACGTCGCGCCGGATGAGGTTCTATCGGTTCATCGGCGGTGTCTTCAATGCGGTCTTCGGCCTTGTTGAGTTCATCTTCGTGAGCCTTGGACTGAATATCTTCCTCGGAAGGGTTGGCTGAGGTCATAACTGATTTGATTTAATGGGACGTATATTAATGAGGTCTTGGCGCGGGTGATAGCCACATACGCCAAATTTCGTTCTTGTTCTAACTGCCACGGCTGTGTAGCGTACCGTGACGGGATGAGTTCTGGAGCCAGGAAGAACACGTTGTCGTTCTCCAGCCCCTTCGATTTGTGGATCGTCATGAGGAGTATGCCCTTGACGTCGTCGGTAAAAATTCCCTCGATTATTTCACGCAATTCGTCAACGGTATCGGCCTCAACGGCCAAGGCGCGGATAACCTCAATCTTCTCGTAGAGTTCTTCTACTTTGAGTGACGTTTCAGGTCTGTTCCACCCCTTTTTACGTAGTTTCTCCAAGAGTTTATCCACCTCCTCAGACATCAGTTTTTCCAACTGGTCGATGGTTCGCGCTCCGGTCTTGTCGATTAGGTCGATCAACCCACGGCCAATATCCTTACCGCGAATACTGGATTTGATCTTGTTCTTTAACAGCCACAGGTACACCTCTACCAGCGGGCGCAAGTTACGACAAATGATCCAGTCGCCGTCTTCAATATCGTTGAGTGATCCGACATACACCTCGCCTTCATGAGCGCGTTCGTACGGACGGACGTAGGGAACGTATTTCTCAGCCTCTTCAACGATACGTCGTCCACAGCGATAACATACCGACAACGGCATTTCAACGCTTTCGCCATTCAATGACGCCAACCGTGCATAGCTGTTAGCATCCGCACCCGCAAAACCGTATATTGCCTGACGGGGGTCACCAACGGTTATCAACCGTGAACGGCGATCCAAGGCCCGTTTTATGAGTTCGTGTTGAAGGAGCGACATGTCTTGGCTCTCGTCAACCATTATCACCTCATATTTACGGAATTTAATCGTGGGGTCGGTGACTGGAACGTACAACATATCGGTAAAGTCGAACTGAGTGTGGTCGGCCTGCGCCAGTGCAAAGGTCTCCAGTGCTAACTGCTTTTCAAGCGTACCGCAGTCGATGTCGTGATACTCGCACAACGCCTCAATTTCGCCGATTTCAGGACGGCAAAGTGCTGTGCGCATCAGGTCTACTATCTTCGGTATAAGATAGTACAAATAGCCCTTTTTGCATCGCCTCAACAGTTCCTGAGTTTCAGGATCGCGGGCGTGACGCTTGAGGACTATTTCGATTTTAGTGAGTGTCTTGTTGGGGTTCATGATGGCCTTATTACCGTATCGCCGTAAAAGCAATCGCCAACCGTAGCTGTGAAGCGTCATGATGTCCACGTTGGGACGCTTATTGCGGGCGATCAACTCTTTGACGATAGACGTATTGAAGGCCATAAAGATTATGGACTTACCGCGCGGGATGCGCTCTAAACACCCCAACAGCGTGGTGGTCTTACCACTACCAGCCACCGCATTCACGTTGATGTTGTGGTTGGTAGTGGCTACCTCGGTGTATATTGCTTGCTGATAGGGTGAGGGCTCGAAAGCCATAACAATCTTGTTTTACAATTCAATACTCGTTTATCCGCGAGTCGATGCCCAATATATCCACTTGACGCTTTTGTGGAACTGGAAATGGAGGGCTTTCTGGTTTTGAACGATGGCTTCCAATTTCGACAGCACCGCCGCTTTACCGCGGTTCATGTCCACCGACTCTGAGCGTATAAACGCTGTAACGTCGTACCCGACCACCTCGCAATAGTCAATCGACGCCACATTAGATTCTACCGAAGGGGTGAATTTGTTCACCAAGAACACCAACGGTTCCTGGCCGTACATCCAAACCTCCAACAGCGCAAAACCACTTTCGAGGATGGTGGTGATGATTTCAATCTTTCTTTCCATTGTGATAATACTTTTTGATGTTTTTCAACAGTTTCTTCATTCTTACCAGCGCCCGGCTATAAAGGCTTTCAGTAACGTCGGGGTTGTCGGCCAAGAATTCTGACTTACGCTGACCACTGAGACGTGATAACGATATACGGCGTTCTAACTCAGTGAAGCCAAAATTATCAAAGGTTATTTCTATGTCGTTGATGTGGTCGGGGGTGCGCATCGACGGGTGCGATGACTCCATGCCGTCGGAAATTTCAGCGTGACGCGCCTTGAGGTTTTTCTTGTAGAGTGTGTAGAAATTACGAGCGATGGACTTGTTAAAATAGAAATAGAAATTCGCTCCCGGTAGGATGGTGAATTTCTCCAAGCATTTATCAAACATCGCGTAACAATCAGCAATCGCTTCATCGCGCGAAGGAATATCCGGCGCGTTTGATCCGTTTAACAGGTTGATGTAGTTAGTTATGTTTTTCAACACTATGGTCCCCATCATCCTGAACACCAAATTACGATAGGCTGCAGCGCGACGCGGATCGTCACAATGGCGTATAATTAGGATATATTTATTCACCAGACCGATTCGGTATTTGAACGCCTGGCGAAACATTTGACCCTCGACCGTCCTTCTCATAAGCCCTGCTATTTTTTCATCATGGCCTTACCCTCAGCGCGAACAGCAGCCAATTTGGCGGCACGCTCGGGGGCGATCTCCTTTTTGAAATGCTCGTGTGAACGGCGTTTCAGTGATTCCTGCTTCTGTTCCTTAGACATAGCGCGGAACCTACCAAAGTATATGCCGCTCAAATCTGCCGGGGCTTCCTTGGGGACCTCTTCACGTATATGCCCACAATGAGGGCACGGCGATTGCTTGCAATACGGCTGGCCGTCACGCATAACAAAGCTAACCGATGAATAGTAGTCACGCTGGTCGTAGCGCGGACACTCGGGGTTCTTGCAAACGAATTCCATAGGGCGTATTTATTGACGGCTGCCATACAACGCAATCAGCATTGCGTCACAGGTGGCCAGTGTTACATTGAACGTAGGGAATAGCTGTTGGGCCTTGGCTTTGAGTTTGTTCTTCCACTCGGTTTTAGACATCGTTTTGCCGCGCCCGCCCAATTGAAACTCCTTCTGCCACTTTTGGGGAGTAACGGTTTCCGTAGGTATTCGACACGCCAAGAGAGCCATCTCCAAGTGTCCATATCCACGGCCAAAGTTAAACATAGCGTTGGCGCCGTTACCCGGTATGCCGCCGACCTTCTCCAAATAGCACTTGGAGTTCAACGAATGGAGTTTCAAAAACGCCAAAAGGTCGGTCGGAGTTTCAGGCATTTTGATAGCCACGATGAGACGCCCCTGGGTGATGGAGTAAACCCCGATGCCGCCAGCGGCTCCGGGGTCAATACCGATTATGAGTCGGTCCTTGTAGTAGGTTGTGACGGAAGGTTTCATCGTTATATCTTATTTTTGAACTATAAGATAATAACGTTGTAATCAAACGTACCTTGACACTTTGTCTATCTTCCTCACTGTGAGTTTGTTCTTCGCCGAAAAGTCGGCCGATACGTTCTGGGTGATCATCATCGACGTGATACCCACATTTTCGAGCGTCCGGATGATGTGTTCCTGACCCATGGAGTCAATACCGTGGAACGCCTCATCCAGCAGTATCATATCCAACCCGCGCCCGTCGGTAGACATATTGATAAGTCGATTCAACCCGATCAGCGAAGCCAACGCCACGCGCCCGCGCTCTGCACCAGAGTGGATGCCGTACACGTCAGCGTTCAGGCCGTCCGACTGGATGTACACATCGATCTTGTCGCGGACGTTACCGTCTTTGGTCATAGTGAAGCCGTTGATGAGTACCGTCACGTCCAGCCCGAACTTTTCAAGATAGACGTTGGTCATTCCCTCCAGTACTTTCAACGACTTATTCGCCAAGAACGTCAGGAAGCCGTTTTTACCCATGTGAAAGTCCCAGAAGGACAGTGACTCGGTTAGGTAACGAAAGTCCGCTAATTCGGCCTTGGCGGCCTTAATTTCAGCCTTCACGGTTTTGATCTTAGCCTCGGCGGCCTTTACCGATGTGTCGTTGTCGGCGGCTCGCTTGGATTCTTCAATACGTTTCGCCAAATCGGCCCGGCGGCGTTCAGTTTCATCCATCTGACGCTTCAGGCGATCGGCGCGCTCACGAATAGCCGTCATGTTGCGTTTCACGCGGGTGAGTTCAGCCGACACCTGCTCATAGTCACGCTGTTTTTCTTCAAGGTCCTCCAAGGCTTTTTCAGCCTTTTTAATCCCCGCCGCCATCTGTTCGTCGTCACGCTCACGCTGGGCGATGATACAACGTATCTGGTCAGGAGTGAGATCGAGTTCGCTGTTGGGGATAAACTGCTCGCCGCACTTGGGGCACGAGATAACGCCTTCCAACGCCAATTCTAACTCTTCCTTTGCGCGGCGGTTCTTCTTGCGTGCTTTGCGGGCGGCGTCGATCTTCTCCTCGGCTGCGGCGATATCTTCCTCAAAGTTCGGTGCTGCTTCCAGTTGGCGTTCAAACTGCCCGCGCTTCGTCTTTTCAGCCTCGAATTCTTCACGAATGGCCTTGACTTGAAGACCGAGCGCAGCGGCGTCCTTAATGTACCCTTCCAACAGCCCAGTCATTCCGGCGATGTTGGCCGCTGCCGACGTGTTGGCCTTCAACTCAGCGAGGTTCTCTTCAAGGGTTTCACGGCGTGTGTCCAACGTCAAAATCTTGGTTTCATACTCTGCGACACGATCAGTCGCGGCCTTGTAGTCAGCCTTGATGGCGTCGAGTACAGGTTGGAGCATGTCGGCATTGGTAATGCGGTTCAGAATCTCTTTCTTGGTGGCGTCGGGAGCGGTAAGAAAATTGTACTGGCGGTCTTGGCTGATGATGTAATAGCGGAGCAGGTCCTCGCGGCTCAACCCCAGCAACTCCAGTATGCGCTTATCGACCTCGGCAACGGACGTCAACTCGGTGTTCAAGTGGTCGTTTTCGTACAATGCCGCCTTGGCGCTTTTCTTACGATAGAAACGGCGGCAGACTTCCATAGTCTGGTGAAGAACGTCGTTCGCCAGCCGCATCATCACCCACGCTTCGTCGCTATCGCGGTTGATAGCCTTATCGCGTGTGATAGGCGTATCGCGCGGCAGCAGGTCGCCAGTCAACGCTAACGCAATAGCCTCGAAAAGCGTCGATTTTCCTGCCCCGTTGTTAAGTACGCCACGGTCGGTTTGGTTGTCGCCAAAGATCACCGTACACTCACCACGCTTGAACGTGACCTCAGCGCGGTCGCGAAAAGCGAACAGGCCGCCAAATTCTATTTTTACAGGATACCACATATCTACAATTCTTTTAACATCGCCAAGCCTTCTTTCATCCGCTCGCCGCGTATTTCACGTTCCTTACAGAACTCTATGAAGTTCTTAACGATGGTCGATTTACGGAACGTCACCACTTTTTCAGGGTCGGCTGCTGTAGCCATCGCCGCAGTGGTTTCGTCGGCTTGAAACTTGATCTCGATGCCCGCGGCGGCGAACTCCGAGGCGTTGAGTTTTTCACAATCGGCTTTTGAGCCAGTTACAACGATTCTGACGCGATCAAAGTCTTCACCGGAGTACTTATCCATGAGGTTACGTAAAGTTGCTGTATCGGTCGCTACAACAGTTTCGCGGATATACCGCGGAAAGCGTAACGAGCGGTGTTCCCACGTGCCGTCGCTGTAGACAATGGTGACGCCCTTGTCGTCGGCTGTTTCGCCAAAGTTGTTCTGACACATCGAACCGAGGTAGTACACCTTATCGCCAACCTGCGAAGCGTTGTGATAGTGCCCTACAAACACGGCGTCGTAGTTACGGAACATATCCGGGCGAATATCGCTTTCAACCTGCGTACCGTCGTTATTCCGTACCCCTTCCACGGCCACGTGAGTAATCATGAAACGTGGGCCGTCGAATTTTCTTCGCTCAAGACCATTATCAACGGCCAATTTCTCTTCCAACCATTTGGAGTCGCCGTAATACGGTATCAGCACGAACGAGACACCGCCGTACTCAAACTCCGACGCTTGACTAACAACAGTAGCCTTACCGGGGCACACGCTGAGGTAGCTGCGGTCGGAGTCGGCGTCGGTCTTATCGTGGTTGCCGGGAATGGCTACTATCTCCAAGCCGCGGTCGTTGGCTTCTTCAGTGATAGCCCGCCACGTGTCCAGAACCTCCAAAGGTTGTGCCGAGCGGGACGTGAATACGTCACCGCCCAGAATCACAATCTTACAACCTATTTCTTCCGCCAGCGCAAACGTCTGGTCGAACAAGTCCCGGACCACCGCCACGTTATCCTTCGACAGGTGGGGGTCAAAGCCCAAGATGGCTACCGGGTATTTAGCAGTCTTTTTCATACCGTCTAAAACGTTGTTATTCGCTTTCCAACTCGGCCTCTTCGAGCATCTTTTCACGCCAAGACTTGAGGTCCTTGTTGCGGGCTGCGGCGATGACCTTCTCCAACGTCTCCAGCGCCGGATTCTGGTCGTAGTAGTGCTGGTAGAGTTCGCGGTCAGATTTCCATTTCAACTTGCCGTTCATGAACGAGAAGACGGTCTTCGACGGCTTGGTGATGATACCACGTTCGACGGCATATTCGATGTCTTCGTCCGAGAGGATGATACCGTACCCCAACAAGATACGGATGTAGGTCTTTTGGCGTGAACCAAAGTCGTTCTTAATGACCTTCACCTCTGAAATCTGAGCCACCTCCACGTCGTCGATCTTCTTCATCTCCGTTACACGCATTTGGAGACGTAGCGTCGGCATGAGTTCAACCCATTCTCCACCAGTACTTTTGCGTGACGTAGCGCCCATGACGTTTTGGTCGTACTGGTGATTAAGGATCACGAAATGGATCACGTTAGTGTAGCAAAGCCCAACCAATCCTTTGGCGAACATCTTAGCCGATTTAGCAAACGCCATCATCTTAGGCTCTTGTAACTTTTCCAGTTCTTCACCCTTGGCGGCAGCCTTGTCCATATTATCGACATTAGCGCGGAGGGCGTCATATTCGGCCTTGGAAAGCGTGGCACCCAGCGAGTCCCAAAGAAAGAAGAACCGCGGCTTCTCCTTGATGCCGGCTTCGGCAAACAACTCGTGAGCGTCCTTGACGAACTTGCTCACGCGGACAAACATTTGCTCCACGTAGCGGATTTTGATGATGACCACGCGCGAAGGGTCTATGCCTAATTGGACGGCGTAGTCCTTGTTATCGCGGTTTTCAGACGAAAGGATACACGCCAGGCCGGTATCAGGATTCTCGGCCAGAAAGTATTTCATCGCCTCCAACCCCTCGGTGGTCTTACCGCTGCGGCTACGCCCGGCAATTTCGATGATACCCGTCGGAAGGCCATAGGTGCGCAAGTTCCAGTTCAATTCCGGGCTGCCGGTATAAGCCCACGATTTGATCTCCGAAAAGCCGTCTTTCTTCTTGAAAGTGATGACGTCTTCAGAGTTGAACCTGGCGGCGAGTTTTGATAAAATTGATGATGTTTTAGCCATGATAAGGTTTAGTTAAAACGGCTGGCCAACTCGTAAGCCAGCCAGCCGCGGGAAAATGATGGAAACGCAGGAACTATTTCTTGCCGAGTTTGGCGCGGATCGAAGCCAGCGAGCGGGCAGCAGGGCTTTCCTTTTCAGGTTCCGGTTCGTCGTCGAGTTCAGGTTCCGGCTCAGGCTCGGCCTCCGGTTCCGGCTCCTCGAGACCGAGGGCCTCGCGGATAGCGGCGCGAATCTGATCGTCGGTCGTGGACTTGTAGACCTTCACCGTGTCGCCGAGACCGTTGTCGCGGATGAACGCCTTGAGTTCGGCGCGGTCCATGTCAGCCAGCGGATCGTCGTCAGCGGCTGCGGGCTCCGGCTCTGCGTCAGGCTCGTCGTCGAGTTCAGGTTCCTCCTCCACAGGCTCCGGTACGCGAACGCCCGGACGGTTCTTCTTGGTGCGAACGGGCGGCACGTCGTCTTCCTCGTCAACGTCACGACGTTTGGCGGCTTTCTTGGTGACCTTCTTCTTGGGCTCGTCGTCGGACTCGGCGTACTGAGCGCGGACCTTCTCCACGATCTCCAGCCATTCGTCGTCGCTGAAGATGTCGATACCGTTGGCCTCGTCGAAATTCTGGAGACCCTCCAGCGCTTTCTCGAACATTTCCAGCGTGTACGTTCCGGCGACCTCCTCGATGGGCTTCAGTTTCATGAACTTTTCGATGGCCTCGTCGGTCAGGGCGCATGCCTTGGGCTTCTTGCCGAGCGACACATCGTAGTAGTTCTCGCCCTTCTTCTTGTTGGGGTTCTTGATGTACTTGACGAACAGCGGCAGACCCTCGTCGGGATCGGTGAACGGATCAGTCTCGATGGGTTCGTCCTCGTCTTCAGTGATGGCCAGGCGGTTCAGCGCGTCACGAACCGACTTCTTGAACTCCCACAGTTTGGGTTCCATGCCGTCTTCCTTCACCTCAGCGGCGTAGCACAGCCACGTCAGCGAAGGCAGCAGGCTGTCGCGCTGTGCCGTAACAGCAGCCACGGCGGCTTCCGAGCCATGCGTCTTGACGTAGGCTACATACTCCTGGACGATGTCCATTGCGGTCTTGGCGTGGAACACAGAGTCCAGTACCGTACCGCGGCGATCGTCGCCGGCGTCAGTCACGAACGGCAGCCAGTAGCACTTGCGTGGTACGTAGAAATTGTCGTGGCCGGGGTGAGCCGGGAAGATGCGAATCTTCATCAGCCGCCCGTCCTCCAGCTGAAGGAACTCGGCGTTGCCGTTGTTGAGCATCGAGTTGTCTTCGTCGATGCGGGCTTTGAGTTTCTTGATTGGCGTTGCTTTAAGCAACTTTCGAGCATCATTCATTTGTTTTTAATTTTATTATGATGAGTAATATGAAAGCCTTTTGGAATTTCTTCCCCTATTTTTATACGTTTTATCGACTCACCGTCGGTTATATAAACCCTGTTAGAATTAGAAGCACCGATTTTTCGTTTCGTTTCCTCAGACAACGGTTTTCTTTTTACGCCGCGAATAGAAGCACTTAAACGGCGTTTTGCTTCTTCAGACATTTTGCGTCTTAGTATCAATTTATCCTCGGGGTGTTCGATGTAGCGTTTTCTTTGCGCTTCCGACATGCGGAGACGTGATTCAATACTATGTTTTAAGGTCCCATTTTTACGTTTACTTTCGATTGCTTTAGCAATAGATTCTTTGCTCCTTTTTCGTCCTTTCATTGCCATTGATATTTTTCTCCGCGTTTCATCTGTAAGTCTTTTATTCTTGTGAAACGTAGAATTTTTAAGCCGAGATGATGGCAATTTTGACGGGTTTATATCAGAAGAGCTTACATTTCCATCTGCAATATTGTATCCAAATTTATGGTCTTGTGTTTTGTATAGTTTTATATACACATATTCCCACATGTTCAAATCGTGAGTAGTCGTACAATATCTCAGAATCCGACGTTCAAAATTCTCGCGACCGTATTTAGCAATGGCCTTAATTATGAGAACGCCGCTACCGAGATAGTAGTTGTCCCAATATTCGCTTCCTAATGTGTGTTGGCCGACATACTTTTTACCGTTTACTTTATTTGTCGTAAGATATATAAATCCCTTGTATTTCATAACGAAGATTTATCATCTTATAACTGACCTCTTAAGTCATTCGTCTTCGTCAGGAATCAGTTGGCGGCGTTTACGAACCTTCGCCACGGAATTGGCCTTGGCTTGAAGCAGGTGCTCTTCGATGTCGCCAGCGGGAATCGACAGCGACAACTTATCGAGTTTGGCCGACTTGTCCTTGGCCGAAAAGAGAAGCGAAGCCGCATAGTCGCGAGTCTTTTGAGCCTCATGCAGTTTCATTTTGTTAGCCTTGTAAAGCGGGTTCTTGACTACTGCGGTGTTTACCTCATCGACGGTGGGGGCTTTCTTGCGGTCTTCTTCGCTGTTGAGTTCAGCACGCACCTGTTCGCGGATCTTGGCTTCGAAGATATCGCAGTTCAGTTTGGTTTCAGCCAGCGAACGTTCGGCGTCGGCCAGCAACAACCCCAGACGGTTTACGATCACCGGGAAGGTGATAATTTCGCCAACGAGGTTCTCATAGTGAATCGTCAGCAGGTCATCGACGTTAATTTCGTCGTCGAATTCTTCGAACTCGATCTCGTAGACGTTTTTGCCGATCAGCAGTTTCCGTTTCATTCTACAGGTTCTTGTTGGTTAACGTCGCCGGAACGTACACGACGAGTGATCTCGATGATGAGGTAGTGAACGGCCTTTTCCAGGTCGCGGATCAGGCGACTCTTTTTGTGCCCTTGGGTGATGTACCGCTGGAGATAGCGCGTTACCTGGTAGATGTTGATGGCCGCACCATGGTCGTCACCATACAGCATCTTCTTGGTGTCGATGACCTTTTCGCCATCAGCGTACTTATCAGAGTAAGTCCTGGCGATGTGGTTGATGGTCATCGCCAAAGCCTCGGCCGCTTCCGGCTCGGCGTCACACACACGCTCGATATCGTACGACACCTGCGCGAGTAGTTCGTTTCTTCGTTTTTGGTCCATGTTAAATGATATTTTTTAATAAATCGATGATATCATCCTCCGACGCGTACAGCGAATGCGACGTAGTGCAAATACCCATCTCAATGCACGTATTTCGTAACGTTGAAACTGCCTTATAGTAGTTATCCTTACAGTAGGGCAGCAAGTTTAACGGCCATGAACGGTTGCCGATAGCCAATTCGCGGTTCAAAAAGTACAGCAGCGCCATCCAGTCTGCTACTTTCACAATAGCGTGCATCACGTCGTAGAACTTATCCTCTTTGGAGAACATTTTGACCACTTCGGATTCCTCGCCAAACTCTTCCGTCAACTGGTGGTTAACGAACTTATCAAGCACGTTTCGGATTTCGCCGCCGTTGTAGTTGTTGTACTTGAGTTCGTGGGTGATATCGCGGCGCAGAATGGCTTCGTCGAAGTCGTGCATCAACGCCAGTTTCAGCGTCTGGTATTTGAATAACCACACTTCGGCGCGTTGTGTGTCAGACGGCCACAAATATTCCAAGAGGCTCATCGCGAAGACCGAAACCTTAAACGAATGTTGTGACACGCTTTCCTGCTGGTGGCGGTCGTATTCCAACCACTGCTTGATGTTATCCAACCGCGCCAAATAGTCACGGTTGAATAGCTTTATCAAATCTCCTTTGTTTCCTTTGTTTTCCATACGATTTTGTTTTACTACTGTAGTATTTCTAACCTTGTAGATGGACACGACTGGATGACCTTCTTGCCCGCAAAGAAATTAACGCGTCCTGATACAGCCACAACTCGGTTCAGCAGCGTCGCTTCAGTTTCAGGCTGGTATTTCCAAAAGTCAGCCCACAACGTGACTTGAACGATAAGGCTGTTGATTTCTACCTGCAATACGCCATACGTATCACCCCGCTTGGTTTGACGTTCGAATACGTTGTTAACACGCCCCACGATACACACCTCGTCACCTTCGTTTTTCTTCTCGAATTCAGGCGCAGTAACGTACAGCCGAACCATCCGTTTTCCGAGACCATACTCGTTCAACATACGCGTGTAGTCCACTTCGCCATACCCGGTTATTTCGCGCTGTTTGAAGACCCACCAAGCGTTAGTATGGGCATCGGGAGTAGCGAATTCTTCAGGCAGTTCTTCGCCCCGGCGTTCGAGATATTGTTTGACGATATCTAACCGTTGACGCGGGTTGCGTACTCCTTCTACAAGGTCGAACGCTCCGGCTGTTATCAACCGTAATACCACCGTGCGATTAACGCCCGTAGGGACTGACGTTATGAAGTCTTCGAAAGAAAACACCTCGCCGTGCTCAGCCTTCATTTGTTTGAGGAGCGTCAACGCCCGATCGCCGACGCCTTTAACCTTCCCCAGTGAGAAGAAGATACGATTGGTTTCAGGGTCGCAGGTAAACGTATCGCCCGAGAAATTGATATCCGGCGGACGCACCTCAATATCGACACCCGTCTTCTTCATTTCAACAAGCCGATACGGAATATCAGCCTCTTTGGAAGCGTACTGAAGCGACGTCGTCCAAAACTCCAACGGGTAGTTCACCTTAAACCACTGCGACCAGTACGACATCATGGTATAGGCCACGGCGTGAGAATTACACGTTACCACACCACCGTCAGTCAAAAACGTGTGTGACACGTTGCCGCTCACCTCCACGTCATAGACTTTTTCTTCACCTACGCACTGAATATTGACGATTTCTTCCAATCGTGTTAACAATCCCTTTTCACCCATTCGGTGACGCGGTAGCGTTTCAAAGTGGATTTTCTTATGACACGAATTACAGAGCCACATCAGGTTGCTAACGTCATTATTCGCCCGATTCCCATCCATATGATGAGCCTCCATGCGTTTTCCCACTTTGCCGCACTTATCACACGGGCATCCGGCGTGTTGGCGTTTGAAATTTTCAAAGTCAACGGTGGGATGATATTCTTGACGCTGGAATCCGCACTGACCCTTCGTAGGATAGTTTTGAGACCTACCACGTTGGAACGAATAATCCTTATTCGTTTCTTCGTATCCAGCCCAGATATACAATCGAGCACCAACTGCCAAACCGCTATCTATAGACATTTCACCCGCCGGTGTCGGGAAGCGGTGATTAGACGTACAGCGTATCTTTTCGCCGGAACGTACAGTGATTTCGTAAACCGGACGCACACCTTCAAAACGGATGTCAACGATTTTATTACGAACCAACCTGCCTTCGTCGTTTAACGACCAGCACATTCCGTACCCTGAACGAATATACTTATCGCTTAACGATTCGTGAGATAGCCATAAATCAGACGTGCGATTCTTTATTTCGTACATCTCTTCGATAGTGGGAGCATACGAACCGCGCGTAATACCTACGCGACGAATACGTTCCGAACCTGCCAAGCACTTATTGAAGCCGTACGAAGCGAACGCCAGCATCTTCTCCCAGACTTCAGAGGCTTGTTCAACGGCTCGTTTTTCCGCAACTCCTTTTGATTTTATCAAATTGGAATATCCGTTAACGAACTTTTCCTTGAATTGAGCTAAGGCTGTGTGATTCTTTTTCTTAATGTACGTACGACACTCGTCGGATTCGATAGGCGTTAAACCTCCAACAACCATCGCTTTCATGATCTGCTCCTGGTAGGTGTACAACGAATAGGTATCACGAGTGATATCCTCCATCCCGGGGTCAAACTTTGGCTTCTTGCGGCCGTTCTTTATATCGACAAACGTTTCGTGCGCCTTCACATCCATCGGGCCTGGTCGGAACAGTGCCGTCATAGCGATTAGGTCGTCGAGACTTTGAGGTTTAGCCTCGCGACAGTAATTCATCAGTCCCATGGCTCCAAACTGGAATACGTCTTCACACCACCCACGCTGGAAATAACGGTAAACCTCTTCGTCGTTGAACGGAATGGCGTTAACGTCGATTTGCTCCCGACGGTTCTTGGCGATAAGTTTGATAATAGACGAGAACTTATCCAGCTGGTTAAGACCCAATATGTCCTCCTTCAAGAATCCGGACTTGTCAACATACTTGCCTTCCCACTCTGATACAAGCACATCGCCCATTTTCTTCATAGGCATCCACCCAAACAAGTCGATCGGGTTTCCATCCTCATCTTCCTGCGGTACAACAATGACCGCTGAGGGATGAATTGACGACGTTTTACACTGCGTAAGGGCGTATTTCGTCATATGGACCAACTCGGGGTGATCCTGCACAAAACGGAACAATTCACGCGATGTAGCTGCGTAGTTAAACAAGTCACCCCACGTGTACTCGATTTGGTCGTCGATGTCCTTGGTGAGTTTGTTCATTACCGCGAACGGCACGCCCATGACCTTGCCGAAATCCTTCAAACATGTCTTGAGTTTCATGCGGGTGTACGTACCAACAGAGCACACATGATTGACGCCATAGCGTTTGGACATGTATTCCTTCACTGTATCCCGAAATGCAACAGGGAAATCGGCGTCCACGTCCGGCATGCTGTCCTGACGGGCAATTTCGACTTTTTCTATTTTTAGAATCTTCATTTCTTCCTTGGTTTCATTCCATACCAAAAACCGTCGGGGAGCGGACTGTCCTTCGGTATAACAGTATTTATTTCACCATTAGTTATTCTAACTTTGCCTTGCATAGGATTCGTGTATCCTTGTTCGTATTTTACGCGAAATTTTTCCCTTAACGCCTGACGTTGTTCCGCCGACCAACGATTATTCCAATTCGGATTGTTCTCACCTGCATAGCGGCCCTTCATTTTGGCAGATAATTGCGCCTTTTGCTCCGGCGTCCAGTAATTACCGTAGTTTGGATTCTTTTCGCCGGCATATCGACCTTTTAAGGTTTGTGAAATTCTTTTCTTGTAATCGGTATTATCCAAAGTCATTTGACGCTTTTGATGAATTCTTTTCATCACTTCCGGATGATCCTTGAATGTCTTTTTAAGCGAACGTGAAACTTTAGCCGCAACCTCTGGTATCAACACGGGCGAACCGCTTCCAAACTTATTCGCCGAACCCGGTAATATGTTGTAGCCAATCTTTTTATTGGCGGAATCGAATTTCTTGATGTAGAGCATCTCCCAGGCGTCGAGTTGTAGTTGAGTGTCGCAAATGCGAAGTGTTTCGCGCTTGAAGTTCTTTCGGCCGTAACGCTTAATCGCGTTCGTCAAAGATATGCCGCTACCTAAATAACCATCAAACTCATCCGTATCGCACCAGTGTTGGCCTATGTAAATTCTTCCATTAACGAGGTTTGTCGTTTTGTAAATTATACCTTGCATAAAGTCCGCAATTTATCAATATCAATGTCCAGATCTATATTTGACAAATCGCAGTCTATATCTATTTCCTCGCCATTACGAAGAGGAATTTTAGCGTTTTCGGGCAATCTAAACTTGCCATACCCCTCAATTTCCAAATCCCAAAATTTAGGAACCGTTACGCGATTAGAATTCAGAAATCGTTCGAACATTAAATCATATTTCAACGGGTCAACGTCCGTTATGTACAGGCAATATGCAATCAACGATCCGCACACTGAACCACGCCCCGACCCGGTCATGATACCCTGCTCGCGGCACCAGTTCATGATGTCCCAAAGGATCATGAAATAATCACATAGCCCGTTAGGAACGATAATGGCGCACTCCTTTTCGAGTTCATTCATATACTTATCCAGGTCATCGACCTTACCTACCAACCGCTCTTGAACGCCCTGTTCCAACTTTTCAAAGAAGGCGTCTTCAACCGTAGTTTTTACAAACTTGTATTTCGGAAGGTGACGAATGCCCGTCGGTATCTCAAACTCAATAGTGTCCGTCAAAGTCGCTGTAAGGGTCATGCCATCAATTATCTTCTCGTAAAGGGGCGCGGCTACGTCCATCCACTCTTCGTAGGCTAAAATCGTCTCTTTTGAGTTTTTGAAATACTGGGTCGAACTTTCGGCATTCACCACCCCAGCAACCTTATTCAGCAGGGCCTTCAGCGGAGCCTCTTCGCGATCAAGGTAATACGAGTCGTTGATGACGATAGGCAGCGTCTGGCAATAAGCCTTCATTTTCCGACAACGGCAGATGTAGGTGTCGATAGCTTCCAGGTGAGCGCGGAATAACGCTTCGGATTCGAATTCGACGGTGTCGATCTGATAGTACACTTGATCGAACGCCGTGTGATACGCTTCCAGTAAAGCCTTGCACCGCTCGGCGTCGGACTTAAAGTAGTTCAGTTCGCTATCCGGCGGGATAACGCAGATCAGCCCGCGGCCAAGTTTATACAGTTCCTCGCTGGGGATGAAGCCTTGATAATCGACGTTTATGGCCTTATTCACCAACAGCAGGTTGCGCCACCCTTCAGGGCTGGTTACGTATAGTTTCAACGCGAAGGTTTCCTGTACGTCAGCCGCCTGGTCGTAGTTACACGCCACGGTCACAGTCTCGCCTATTATAGGCTTCAGCCCGTTATTCAAGCATGCGGTCTGAAAAGCCAGCGTTCCGGCCAAAGTGTTTCGGTCGCATATGCCGAGGGCCTTCATGCCGTTGAACTTGGCCTTGGCGGCCCATTCTTCGCAGTTTGACGAACCGTTCAAAAACTCATACTCGCTGTGAACGCCCAGATGAACGAACGGAACCAGTTCTTCGGCGGTTGCAGTGCCAAGGTACTTAAAATCACGGAACTCCGGGCGGAACACCACCGATTTATCCAACCGAAGATGATCTTTCTTGATGTTTGAATAGTAGAACTTACCGCCAAATTCGAACAGGATGTATTTTACAACCCCATCGTACAAGGCGTCGAACTCCGCCCCCGTCACCGCGAACGAGAAGCGTTGATCGATGATCTTGCCCTTATCGTCGGGGTGGAGGTACAAAAAGTCCCCCACGCCTTCGATAGCGATTATATTCAGTTCGTCGTCGCGCTTTTCTTCGATAGCCAGGTAGTTATCGTCGGCCCAGCGCCGTAATGCCTCAGTCATACTACAAAATTGTATTCGGGTCCGCGTTAGATAACCTTGCCGCGAAGAAATTGCGCGCCAGCATTAGGTAGTCCCAACGCGCATCGACTTGATAGTAACTCGGCATATAATCGATGATCGAGATACTGCTTTTCAACAGCTGATCGCGATCCTCCGGCAGGCACCCACCGCGATTACGCTTATAGGAGATGTACGCCTTCAACAACTGATACACGGCCGAAAAATATATCGACTTTTCATGGACGTATCGCTGGAATCCAGCCTCGTCTTCTGGATCGCCACCGTCGGCGTTACGGTTGAGCAGACGGGTGATCATCTCCTCCAGGAATACAGTTATTTCACGCAGGCGGTTTACCGGCACCTCGGACTCGAAATCAAAGTCCATCATGTACGAAATAGCTTCGTTGTAAAGCCCCATTTGTGCCGAATTAACAGGATATTCGGCGTTGGTGAAAAGGTCGAACATCTTCTCGGTAATGTCGTTCCATTCGTAGACGTGAAGCGACTGCGAGTTATGAGTCTGAACACCCAACTCAATGCCCAGACACAGCGACATTATCTCCGTCAGGAACGAAAACTGGAAGATGTTCGTAGGGAGACCCCAGTGAAGGTCATTCGAACGATTCTGGACCGTGGTAACGAGTTTACCGTCGCGAATTTTCAACATCACCATATCGTTACACGGCAGGTCCTTGGTCTTCACACCGAGGTCGAACTTGGGGTTCCAAATCGACATCACCACCTGCCGCGTATCAGGATCAGCCGACAGTAAGCGTATCGCCTCTGCAACCTGATCCAGTCCAGTATCGGCCGACTCGCTTTCCGAAGCAATTCCCCAGTGGCGCAGGCGCCACCCGTAGGGAGCATGAAACGTTTCGCCGTTGTCCGAAAAGTCAGCCATCCGGCTATTGAAGATCGTCAGGAACTCAACGTCCTTACGACCCACGGCGATCCACATCGCTTCAGCCAGCAGGAAGAACACGTTGATATTACGACCGTACCCGCCCACGCAGCGGCGATAGGGGTTGGTGATAACGGTCTTCACGTCCAGCAGTTCGCGCACCTTTCCGCCACGTGAATTACGCCACGGCAGTTTACGTATCGTATCGTTGATGTACGGATACAACTGGGCAAATGATCTGCGGGGATCGGTGACGTAAGTCGTTTGACTTTCAAGTTCACTGACTGAAACGCCATCAACGGACTTGGATATTGTTTCTTCTTTCATACTTTAATTACGATTTTTTATACCCCTTATAACGCTGGCAGTGATAGTGAAATGAACCCCGACTGTTTAAGGCCGGGGTTCGGGATGAAGAGTAACTATGGCGCTATTTCTTAGCGGCTTTAGCTTTCTTGGCTGCGGCGGCTTTAGCCAGCGCGGCGCGAGCAGCGGCCTTGGGATCGGCCTTCGGTTCCTCGGCCTTGGGAGCGGGGGCTTCCTTCTTGGCGGTAGCCTTCAGATCGGCTTCCATCTTCTCGCGATTCTTGCCAAGACGGCTGTCGGTAGTCGAGACGGCGGCCTTGATGTCGGGGAGGTAGGTCTGAACGATTTCCATCGCATGTTCCCACGTGATGCCCTTGAGCCACGGCAGAGCGTTCCACGTCATTTCGAAATCGACACCGTCGTCGGCGAGTTTGTCCTGAGCAGCCTGACTGCGGAACGTGTTCAGAACGACGTTGGTCGTGGCGAAATTGCCGTCCTTCGAGTACACGTTCTCGAACATGATGGCCACGGGTTTCGAGTTGGCGCCGCCGTACTTGATCGAGATACCCTGCGACACGGCCACGTACTGGAACTCCTTCTCGGGGAAGAACTTGACCAGAGCCTTGCGGAGCAGGTCCATGTGCTCCGGAACGGTCTGCGGCTTCAAGCGAGTACCGCGTTCGCTGTTACGAGGCTTCTTGGCCTTGGCGGGCTTGATCTCCTTGGCGCCTTTAGCGGGCTTGGGTTCCTTCGGTTCCTTGGGTGCGGCTTTGGGGGCAGCGGCTTTCTTCTTCGGCGCAGGGGCCGGAGCCTCTTCTTCAGGCTCGGCCTCCGGTTCCGGCTCCTCTTCAGGCTCGGGTTCTGCCTCAGCCTCCTCTTCGGCGGCCTCATCGGCGAGTTCATCGGCCTGCTGTTCAGCCGGAGTGGCTTCTGCCTCGGGGGCGGCAGCCTCCTCGCCTTCCAGTTCGGCGAACGAACCGACGATGTCGATCAGGTTATCGATGGTTTCGTCGTCCATCCCCGGGATGCCGGCGTCTTCGAGCCGCTTGAGGAGAATCTCCTTGGCGGCCTCTTCGGTCTTTGCCTCGATGCCAAGTTTCTTCAAGCGCTCGGCGTTTACTTTCGAAATTTTAGTTGCCATAGTTTTGTACGGTTTAATGAAACAATTGTTATTTGATTGAATTATTCGTCATTCAAACGATAATAGTCGTATCGCGTTGGCGTATAATATAACGCTGACTTGTAATTGGCCAACAAATACGCCTGCTGGTCGGCGATAATTTTATCAACCAACGACAATGCGTCGTTGAAAAGCATGTTTTGGTCATACCCTTCAGCAGCGGCGCGCGGCGAACGTAGCAATTGAGCCATCATCCGGCGATTGCGTCCTCGGATATGAAGCGAGAATATCATCCGCTTCATGCCTGTTAGGTTCCGTAATACGTCAACGCCGTTAACCACAAAGTGGTTAGTTTCGGGTTCGACTTGAACGGTGTCTTCGATACCGCAATCGTAGTTGGTTTGGTCGATACGGAGTTTGTGGTTTTCCTTTTTGATGGCCCTCATCAAGTCGGTGCACTTATTCGAACAAGCGCATTCAACGTAGTAGCGCAACGGCACCGGACGCGCCGCTTCACCGCGTCGGTACGCCAACCATCGGCGACCATAGGCTTTTATGGAGGTGAATATTTTTAGGCGAAATTCCTGGAGCAGATCTTCACGCTCCAACGATATTTCCTCGTACGAATAGAGTTTGTTGGCGTATTTTACAGCCAGGTACTCTAATTCCTTGTAGGCTTTTTCCGATGGTTTCATGCCAATTGAGTTTTACGATTCAGATGTCGTTTTCATACATCCACAGCACGAAGGTAGGTGAAATTTTCCAATCGACAAAGAACTTTCAACAAAATGTTGAAAATTTTTTACAACACCCGTATCACTTCGGCTTTCGAGACATTGTTGGCATAAACCTGAGTCCGCTCGTTGTAGAGCGTTAAATACTCCCCATTAACGGCATCAAGTTTCCAAACCTCACCGCGATACGCAAAATCGCTGTTAATGGAATAATAGTTTGCCTTGTCCTTGGGGGTAGCGAGAAAATTCGGCCGCCCTATCGCGTCGAACAATTCAGCGCGCACAGCCTGCATTTTATCGGTCGATGTGAAGATAGAAAGCAACTTATTACGGTTGGCGATGTCTTCGATCTTCTCGCGCTTAAAACGCATCACTTTTTCGTAGTAACGCTTGTCTTTAGGAGAGAAATATATTTTGCGCTTGAATTCAGCGATGATATATTCCCGTTGAATGACATGGAAATACTCAGCCACTGAAAGACTGCGTGAGTTGTCGTTCATGATACTACCTTTTTAGTTTTCCAATTACATTCCAAGCAAAATCACGTGGGCGCTGGAGGCGTTCAAACACGGCTATGGTTTCAGCCTCATTACACTCATCAATATCCTTCTTGGTCGTGAAAACTATATTTGTAGCAAAGTACTTGTCTAACTCAAATGCGTACTTTTTGATCTCCTTGATGGCGTCAAAGTCGTATAACAAAACTACTGAACGGACCCCCCGATGCTGAAGCATGGCGCGTTGGTAGTCGCTTATTTTCTTACCAAATGTGGCGCAGCACTTAACGTCGTCACACTCGTCCAGCCGCAGCCGCCGATCGACGGCAATTTTATCGAATACCCCCTCAACCAATATGACCGTAGCACCAGGTGTGGTTATATCGTCATAGCCGTACAGCATTTTGGCGAAGTCGGCTCCAGTATCATTACGCCAACGCAACGCACCATCGGGAACATTCTTAGAGGCATACCGCCCCTGAAAAGCAGTTATGACACCGTCGGTAGTAACAGGGATGAGTATATAATCGGCGAACTTACGCATTAACGTAGTTCGCCCCAATCCATATCGTTTCATGACTGCTGGAGTAAGGCCACGGGTGTTTTCGAGGTAGTCGTCATGACGGCATACCCGATACCCCACAGGCATCTTACGCGGCGGCAGCGGTTCAAGCGTTATGTCTTCTGCAACGTCGGCTTTCAAATCACGTATTTTGGTGATAACGTCGCGCTCTTCAACTGTGGCTCCTTCCAGCAAATATAGCTTATCAAGGTGTGAAAGCAGTTTGTACACGCCGCCTTCTTCCCAGCATTTCTTGCACTGAAACTGAAGAGTTGTGGGGTTGACGTAAAAATGGCGTTCTTTGCCGCAAAAGACACACGTGGTTATGTACTCATCGCGCCGTGAGTTAAACCGCCCGTTGGCTCCGAGCAGTTCACGAATATCTATACCCCATTTATTCGTCATCGTCCGTCGAATGCCGCCCGCGTTTGGTCTTAGTTGCGCGCTGTTCCTCTGCTATTTCCTCCCAAGGCATTTCCAACGTGCGCTTGCGGTCATAGAAACGCGAGTAAGTCATGTTGTTACAGATGTGAATAATATCTCCAGCCTTGTGCTCACGAGCCTTATCCAGGTACAAGCGCATGATCTCTTCCTTGCGTTCGTCAGACGTAAAGTTCATCGTCACAAAACCATCCATTGGGTTCACCTTGCCTTTAGCCTCAGAGAGGTTGTAACGAGTGATAACGAAGTCGGGGTCGTTTTGTAATTCAGGAGGTATGCCATTAGCCTGTGTAGCGACATGGACCACGGCGTTGTATTCCATAGCCAACATCTTGGCCTGCTGAGCCAGTTTCATCTGACGAAAGCGCTCTTCAGCCATCGAGTAGCTATGACCGTCGCCCAACTCAGCCAGTTCCAAGTAGTCCCAAAGGATCATATCCACCTTGCCGTAGGCGCGTTCAATATCCTGCATTTCTTGACGCATCTGCGCAACAGTCATACCGCCAAAGTTCTCGACCGCTACCACTATGATATCGGTCTTGCCGAGTTTGG